TATCTGTGATTAAGCGATCAGCCTCAGTTTTCCTGCCAATAACAAACTTCCTGTTCTCGAATAGAATCTGAAGCGAAGGAACACCCCGATCCAAAGCATTCTTGTTGTGTGCGGTTGTAGTAAACCCCTGCACTGGAATATCCGTGTTGCGAATAAGCTCATCTCTGAAGATCCTTTGAAACGAATTATCCTCGATCAAAACCTTGAGAGGTCTATAGTTCTTGTTCACGTCTTCAATCTCTCTAAGCTGCTCCATGAGAGAAAGACCACGCTTTCTTCTGATATCGAGAATCCAACGATTCTGGAACTTGTCTACACCAAGAGTTGTAATAACTGTGTAGTCAGCTCCCACTGTGGAGGACATAGCCAAATCCACACCCGTGAATACTCGGAGATCCCTACGATCCTGACTTGTGAGAATATTCGGCATTTGAAATTCATGGTCAAAGCATTGCGTGAGAATGCGTTCAGGGAATAAAGAAGAATCATCAGAAATTGGAAGGCATAAGTATTCCCTTGCAAAGCGGGTTGATCCAACTTCGCTCTTGCGACTCATCAACATCTCTTTGCTGTACCGCGTAGGCCATAAGGCCGCACCGTTCTCATTGATTGCAGGTGAGCGACTGAAGTGGTACGTCGTATTCTCAGAAAGCTTTTGATACAGATCTTCTTGATGAAAAGGCGTCCCGACAACTACAAGCTGGCCACCAGGGACAAGCATCGGTGTCACCGCACTGAAGAAGTAATCAATCTGCTTTGATCTAGTTAATTCTGAATAGATCGTCTCATCGTTTAAAACGTCATCACAAACGATCCAAACGGGGTGAGCACCCCTAACTGATTGTCCCCACCCGCGTGCTCTGATAGCCGCGTTGTTTGATAGCTTGATCTCTGTCTTAGACCAGACATCCTTGTCGCTAGGGTAAAGATGCCTCAATCTCTCGTTGCTCTCGATCTCATGCTTTACCATGCTTAAAAGCTTGATCGCCTGATCTTGAGTATTCGAAAAGATATAACCAACAGAGATACGCGGAATGGATTTAAACCCAGTCATCAGTGATGGCGGAATCCAATTGAAATAAGCTCGCCATATCGCATAAGCAAACGAGAACATGAAAGACTTGCCGTGATCCCTCGGAGCCTCAATCGCAAGCTTTTTGTGCCTGGAGACTAGCGATGCCCACGATTTATGGTGATCACTGATCTCCATATCTAGGATTACTTCTGCGAAATAGGACAAATCCCTGCGAAGAAGTATCTCTTCGTCAAGGACATAACCCATATCCGTAGGCGTTCTGGAAGTGTCAGGAGTCATCGGGTCAATCTAATCCGTCAAGCTATTGAAATGACATGTATGTGTATTTTGAATAGCTTAACCGAAGTTCTGATTGAGATCCACTTTTATTTTACTTAGGCCACTGTCCAACGATACGCCACTTGCTCGAAGCGTTTAGGTAATCATCGCCTGTGACCGTTGGCTCGCCAAGTGTATTGCGTAGCTCCCAAGGTGAGCCTGGACATATTTCTTTGTAAGCCGCATACGCCAATTCAAAACAGTAGAAAGCTTTCACGTCGCCACCAAACTTATAATCGTATGGAAATCCCAACTGCAAATCACACCAATCTGCCACCTGCTCCATCTGATCTCTGTCTGCAAACATCGGCTCAAGAAGGCAAACCTTGTCCTTGGTTAAAAGGAAATCAATAATGTCCGTCTGCACAACGCCCTTGCTAATAGCCTCAACAACCGTGAACTCATCGCGGTAAACCGCACCATGCTTGTATTCCCCTGGAATAAACAGATTAGTCATCTGCCCATCAATCTTTGAAAGCAAGATCATGCCTGGAGATGCCACCTCTACAATCTCACGGTAATCCTTTGCCCTCATCTTTTTGACTGAATACGGGACGTGTGTTCTACCGATCCATTTTGTTATTGGGACGACCGCATCAAGTATGGTGCTCCTAATCGTCATGTTTACAGCTTTCTAGTTAAATTATAATTCACTACAAACCGCCTACTCAGCCCAACGTCAACCGCATGATATTCGACCTCTAAGAAAAGCCCAGCCGTGATCTTTGCGTTGAGAGGATAAGTGTCTATCGAGTATGTCGTTATGCTCCCAGCCTGGATCGACCCTGGAGTCCTAACTGGCACATACGCTTTGACGATGTATGTTGCAACAATAGGCCACGCCTCACACAACGCCGCACGATACGGTGCCGGAATAATTTCTGCCACGTCCGTTACTTTCGCAATTAAGTAATCACCGAACTCAGCATTCTCAATTATTACGTCTCCTCCCGAAACGTAACGCTCCGCACCAAGCTGAAATTCAGTATACCCAGTGGTGTTCTTTGCAACCGTTGTAATGCCGCCAGAGGTGTCTCGTTTAGTTCTATAAGTAGGCTGAGCGAATGGCACTGGATCTGGTTGAGAAGTTACTGATACTGGCTGCGTTGGTTGAACAATGGTTAATGGTACACCAGTGTGTGCTGACACAATCTCATTCAAGATGGTTTCGTCGCCTGCACTAAGTGTATCTCTCATGACGACTGTGAGCTGTGCTCCAAGCGTCGAGCAGTTATTAAGTGCAGTAACGATAGCTGATATCGCTATCTCGTTTGCTAGTCTATCAACTGCGACAGGTGTTTTTGTGTAAACATAATCAGCCATCTTATGACCCCAATCTGCTTAGAAGTAACGACCGATCATTGACGGTTAAAGCTCCCGTGTTAGCACAGCGAACCCTTACGTCAATGGCCTGAGAACCATTGACTTGAACGATAGACATAGTGCTATCAACCATCGTTTGATTTGAGTGAGCCGTATCCTGTTGCCTTGCTGAATCTGCTACCCCCACACCCGCTTTATATATGCTCCAATAATGAGCTTTTGGTGTCGTTGTATAGTACACCGAAGCGTTGTACCAAATTCCATACGTGCCAGCGGAAGGGGTAACAGTAAAACCAGTGATAACAACATCGGTCTGAGACGAAGTAGTGAACGCAGTAGACGAGGTGAGATTAAAGTTTGTCACACCACCAGCCACCACAGATGCTGAGATAGACCAGAAAATCCATGATCCTGCTGAATTCCCATTAAGCTGAAGCGTCAAGTAAGTGATTGTCGTATTGGGCAGAGTTAGCAAAGCACCAGAGGCTCCATCTTGAATATCGATACTCTGAGTAGACTGATTGTAAATCTCATACCGCTGACCGATTGCAAGTGTCGTAGCATTTGGTAGCCGAACGATCTGACCAGCCGTAGTTCCAGTGAAATACTGAGACATGTTGGACGCAACAGTGAGAGACAGCGTACTAGCCGCTGTTGCTTGAGTAGCTGGAACACACACCTTAGATGTATGCGTCAGTAACCCCTCAACTGTAACTGCGTCAATGATCTGAGGCATTAAGTCGCTTCACCTGTAATTGTTGCTTCCCAGCTCACGTCTGCTGTTAATGCTTGGTTTGCATTTGCATTAATAACGAATCCAGCCGTAGTCCTCGTCTCATAAGTAAATGTTCTACCGTCGCCACCGCTAAGGCTGATTGAATAGGTAGCAGAAGGCATTGCAGTTCCAAATGTCACAGTAGCCTTCTTAGGACTACCCGCAAACGTACCCGCTGTGACTACTCCCGCACGATTAAGCAAAGAGTTATTTAAGTGGGCGTGATCCGCTCTAGCGTACTTCTCAAGAGTCCCCGCTGCTGCCGCCCTGTTATAAATATTAGAAACGATATCACCGACCACACCCCACACAGTGTTCGCATCAATCGTCTCTCTTTGATCCGTGAGAGATGTGACCGCACTGCCGCTCGTTGTGAACTGTGCTAAAGGAGTCGCTCCATCAGGAAGCGTCGTTCCAGAGGAAACCGCACCACCCGTTGTAATAAAAACCCAACCCCCAGTGATGCTCGCACCCAATGTGATTGAGCCTGCCGCCACCGCTGTACTGACGCCGTTAAACCTCGCAGTACCACCAGTGTAGTTTACAGATAGCCCTGTGCCTGGATACGTAACTAAGAATTGTTCCGCTGCTGAGGTTTTTGTGAGAATGGACCACAACCACACACCCGCTGCCGGAGTAGCAGTTTGCAGAATAAAAATAACACGCTCATTAGGAGCCAAAAGAACCAACAACGCACTAGCATTGTCATTCACCGTGACGTTGACTGAAGTAGCGTTCCACACCTCGTAGCGATATCCAACTGTCAAGGTAGTTGCATCAGGTAGCTTTACAATTTGACCAGCTACCGATCCCGTGATGACCTGAATCATCTCTGATCCAACAACAAGAGAAAGTGTTGATGCACTCGCAACCGTAGCTGCGACCTGCGTTCGCAGGGATTTATGGTCTACCAAGCCTTCTGATACTAGTTGATCAATTATTAATGGCATCGTCTCTCTCCTTGGTTAATTAGATTCGCCTTGATAAATAGCCGTCCAATACACAATCTGAATCGGTGCAAGGTTGGCTTGCGAATTAATCACAAATCCACCCAACAAAACTGCTTCTGGCAACCAAACTCTCCCATCCAACCCTGTTATGTTAACAGCATAATTATTGTCTGGGAAAGCCGATGCAAACACCACTGCTGCCTTCTTAGGATTGCCAGCAAAGCTTGCTGGTAAAACCCTGCCACTCTTGTCCTTTAAAAGATCTCCAAACACCGGAGAACGATCTTCATACTTGCCTGTGCCTGTATTCTCTTCGCTAATCTCATAGTATTCTGGATCATAATTAGAAGGAGTCTGAACCGCACCCGCTGCGACCTTCCGCCACACTAACGTCCCATCGAGAATTCTATCCGTCAAAGTCTTAGCGTGTTGAATCTCCTCTGCACTGAACTGAGCTGGCAAATCAAAATCAACCGTCGGATCTAGGATGACTATTCCCAACTCAGGAATAGAAACATCCACGCCTGTAGTTGAAACAAATAAACCCATACCGCACCCCTAATTAAAACCTTGCTGCCCACTCCAACCGCACTGTCGGACGATTAACACTCGATCCATCACAGTATACTTCAATATCGTCGCCTGCGTTAAAATCAACACTGGTATTGATCTGCTGAGCACCCGCCGCTGCTGTGATAGCCAACGATGCAAGGTTCGTTGCCGATCCATTCTTGCGAACCCGAACCGTCCACGTCTCTGCACCATTGGTTTGACCTGAAATGCCAATAAGCACCATGTTCCTAAGAAGTCTTGGACCACCTTGGTTAGAAGTGAACTCGCCAGCACGCAAATACTCGTTAGCGTTATTGGAATTATCACGACCTGAAAACGTCATATACTCGCGATACATCGAAAGCCACTTTGTCCTAGTCTGATCATAATAAGCAGGGATATTGGTGATAGACGCTAGTGCGATCTGTCCTGCTGCACCGAGATTCGTAGATGGTGCCGATGCCTTGTTAGTAAGATACATGCTTGGATCGGTAGCTGCACCGCCTTGCATCTCCCAAATACCTGTGATCACCTCACTGTAATCAATCCATGCAAGCGTGTGAATCGCTCCAACGATACCAGCCTGCCAACGACCTGATACCTCATTCCATAGAAGCTGTGAGTCTGCACCGCTCGTTCCACGTTCAACTTCAACATAAGCGTCAGTCGCTGCGATGCCTGTCGCACCATCTCTTAAACGGATATTCGCATTGGTGACGTTTAGTGTGTCAACTGTGGTGTCTGTGAGCGCACCAGTGATGGTTAAGTTCCCATCAACGATCATATTGCTCACAACTCTTATATCAATCTGTGCCAATGCACCCGCTGCCAAAGCACCGAGAATAACCTGATCTGCTGATACATCTAACTGTCCAGCCCTCTGATAATCAGCACCGATCTTGCGTGAAGCAAAGACCACATCGTTTGTTCCATCAGAACGAAGATCAAGAGGAAACGATCCATCAATATTCATGACGCCATCAGCGTCATTGTCATAAACATTGTCCAAATCAAAGCCGCTCAAATAGGTGTAAAGCCCATCAATGAACCCCTGCACTGTAGTGAAGGTCATAGTTGGATCCCACACCGCGTCGTCTGCACCGATAAGCCCTGCGCCTGTGACCGGTGTCAACTCGTTCTCTCTGAAATATCTAGCATCGTGAATGTGGAGAGGAGCTGCGGAAGGACCGGAAGCGTTAACCTCTGAACCATCGACTAGATCTTCGTTGTTGTTCTGATTAGTGATCTCATACACGTTCATGAACGCCGCTAGTGCATCACGATTGGTGTAATCTGCCGCCAGAACCGCCGTGTAGCCTGTGCCGTAATCAATCTCAACCGCGAGAGCTGCTGCGATGATAGCCGCCTCAAGATCCGCTGAGAGATATAAATCATCAATTGAAAACTGACCTGAAAGAACAACTGTAGAACTAGCTGGGACTGTGTAGCCCAAATCTGGAATAGCAACCGCTGTTGTTGACGTGACTTTTAAAAAGCTCATTTAGATCTCCTTTGGAAGTGTTTTAATCTAACCGCCAAGCTAACTCACATGCCGCTATTGGATGCTTTATCGCACTTCCCTGTGCGAACAATTGAACCCAATCGCCCTGATTCAAATCAATATCAATAGTACCGTCTAATCCTGAACCGGCAATAATCTGCACACTCGAAACTGTGATAGGCACTCCGTTCTTGCGAACTTCGATATACCAACCAGCTCCAATGCGAGACTTTGCCCACAACCCTGTGATCGTCGCCTTTCTAGGCAACAAAAAACCCTGCTCTGCCATAGTAGCAACTCCGTCTAATCGGAGATATGAGTCAGAAATTGAGCCGCCATACAACGCACTCGATATGATCGTGCGTGTTAAAGAAAGCTTTTTATTACGTAAAGGATCGTAAATGTACGGAACACCACTGTCCCAAACAATTGCCTGTGATTGCTGCATTCCGTATAATTCAGCTAAGACCGAGCTGAGCAATCTGTTATATTCGTGAGGATCATGGCCACGCCTATTGAATTCCTCATATAGTTCTTGGAGAGGGATCGACATCTAGCATCCTTACTTCCTGCTCTCACGAATGATCTGCTTGATTTTCTCAAGTTCTCCCTGATTCACCGTCTGAGGTATATTGTCAACCGTGAGTCTATCGCCTGATATCTCAAGTCTGTGTTTTGTCTTTTGTAGACTTCTGCACACTACCATATCACCAATGATCAACTGCGATCCAAAGAAATCATGCACGAAGGTTGATTCAATCGGTGGGGTCAATACATATTCAGACATTCTTCGCTTAGTTGGATCTTTCTGCGGAACAGATACCACGTCCCAGCCATTGGGGATTGTCTCCTGATTGCTTGGAGATAGTGACTTGCGTTTTGTCGCATCAAGTCTGTATTGAGGCTTACGTTGAAGCATTCTCGCTTCATTGGCCTCTAGTACGCTTAGATTCTTTTTATGCTCTACTGCCAACCGCACATGTAAAAACCCAAGTGATAGGAAGCCTGGGAATTTGATCACATACGAAGTGAACTTCAGAATGAACACAAACGCTAAACTCATATTTCCCCCAACTCTCGCATAAAATCTGATTTCAATTCAGGCTCAGATTCAAGCATCATCTTGAGCATCACACCCATGCCGTTCAATGATTTGCCAGGCACTTCAAGCATATCAATCATTCTTAAAATCTCTTTTACAATCGCCTTGCGAGGCTGATCCGCGTTGACATTAAACTTCTTGGCAATACCCATTAGCCGATCATCGCTTAGCATTATCCCACGCACTTCCAACCAAGCTTGATTAGCTTGTCCGTGTGAATAGCTGCCTTCTTCTTGCAATAGTCTTTGTCCCTCTTGGCCTTGTATATGATTTTGGAATTAGCCTTCACCACACAACCTGCATCAACATCTTGTATCTCGACTAATCGTGATTGCTTATTATTTACACATTCCACACCAGCAAAAGCCGGAGCCGCTAACAACACACCCATGAGAACTACAATCTTCATATGACCTCTTTTTGTGAATGGTGTTTACCTGAGACTTTCACCAGCCGATGCCCTCACAGCCATCAGTTCGGTCTCATGCTCAAAAGCACGCTCTTCTGCTTCTTCTTTGGCCTTCTTGTCGGCTATTAGTAGCTTTACCTCTACCACTCGCTGTTGACGCCCTGTTGCTCTCAGCTTGCGTGACTCTTCTCTCTTCTCGATACGCTGACGTTCTGCGAATGCTTGAATGTCAATCACCTTCGCCCTAGTCATTAGCTTCTTAGCTTTCTTTTCTTTCTTCTGCTCCACCGTGAGAATAGTGGAACTGCGATACTGGAATGGCTTCATGGATTAGCCCTTTCGAGTTCGTCGCCTATGGAGTTCCGCTCGATCTGCTTATCTCTGATCGCTTTACCGATCCACATGTAGCACTCTTCGAGATTAGTCAACGCGAGATGCTGCGATCTGCCCTTGCCCAATGACTCGATTAGAAATTCTAAGTTTAAAGCGATCTTTTTAGCTGAATTTTGTTCAGCCTGTGCATACTCATCAAACTCCACATAATTAAATCTACTCATTGCTTCCCCTATTGATTTTGAAATGTTCTTTGTATTGCTGCCTGAGCACGCTCCTCTTCGAGAGCATCCATGACGCCCTCGTACTCATCAATCAGATACCGCACATCGTTTAGAAGCTCTCTCACGCTGCCTGGGAGCCTTTCTTTGACGACCTGTGATACTGATCCTAATCTCGCCTTTATCTTGTTCACTCGTTCAACCTGTGGATTCATCTCAGCCTGCCTCATCTAATTCAAAGTTATATATATGGCCGCACTCGCACTCACTCGGACTTGCAGCCGCCTCCTCTGCCTCTTCTCTCGATCCGAGTGTGATGATTTCGCCGCATTCTGGACAATCTAAGAACCAATCGTCGGCCCGATATGCCTTAAGCTTTTTCATACACACTCCTAACTATTCAATTTTACTCTCGTATTCGCTCATAATTTCTACGTAGAAACTCTGTTTCAACCTCGATACGCCATGCACTCCATGAAAGTCAACCCACTCTTGCAAGTCAAATATTGAATCAAAATCACGCCTCCAAAGAATAAAACCATCGCACCCAAGATGTAACTCAAGTGAAGGATGTCTCGATACATCTTGGATTGTGATCGACTGATCTTGACCGAGAAGATCGTCTGCAACTCTTTATCCGGCCCCATGTGATGCCTCCTCTGCCGCCTGAAGCTTTAATATCGCCCTCTGCTCTCTTCTGAATTCCACAAACTCAAGAATCTGATCATGAGTCAACTCTTCAGCTATTTTACGCATCTTGTCTTTGACTGGATCAACCACCGGAGCCGCAACCTCGTTGTTCTGAATATTAACCTGATTGAAGTGAACATTCACCTTGTCAAGTATCTGTGCAAGCCCCGCCTCCTCATTCGGTAATCCCATCGCCCTTCGGTATATCTGCTGTGCCTTCTCAACCGCACCCAAACAGTTTAATAAATCAATAGACCTGAACCCTCGCCATACAGGCTTCCCTGTTGCGTCCTTAAGCAACTTGCCGTCTTTGCCCTTCACAGGCTCAATGGAGAGCTTGGAGAGCATCTCAACCGCTTTTGCCAGCCCAATCTTGGATGCCTTGATATGCTGCTCTTGAACATCTGCCATCTGATCAATGTGACGCTTCACAATGCTACTGGTCATCTTGTCAAGAACATGATTCTTGGCCTCGTTCCAACCGTCCTCTTTGCCGCCAATCTCGTATAGTTTCGCAGCCTGCGTGTAGCTGTACCCTTTCTTGTGCAGCAACCAATCTTTGACCTTCAATGTAGGATATTTAATAACCCACTCAATCTTGAGCAAGTCCACATCGGCCTCGTACATTCCACGAGCACCAACCTCTGAAATCTTCTTGGCAGTATACGGATCAAACATATCGCCGATATCAATAGTCTTGAGCGGTGACTCAGGAGGCAATACATCAATGGTCTTGTGCAATTCCTTGAGCGGTATGGCTTCTGGAGGATCTAATGTCTCTTTCTTTACGAACATTGACATATCAATATTATCAGGTGGGCTGAGCAGTGCCGCTCTGTCTATACGCTTAACCCCCCGTTTTGAAAGGGCTTTTCTCTTGAAAACTGGAGTTTTGGACATTGTATTACCTAGTACTTTGACGTATTCTAATAGAAATTTAACCTTATTTCTTAAGGTATTGTGCAATCTGATCCAATAAGAATGCAACCGCTTTCTTCTCTGATTTTGCAAAGCTGCTGTAGCCTATCAACTCTTGGTGATTTGATTCCCTAACTGTTGCTTTAATAAAACCTTCATCGTTTTTTGGTTCGACTTCAATTTCGATTGTGAACATAGAGACACCTCCCCGTGTGTTATGGGTTGTGATCTCATCATAGCATGATTATGTCTTGACATTAAAAGTTTGGATCGGTTCTGATTCGAGCCGAGTCACTTGTCTGCTAAATTCAATATTGGATTCATATGTTTTGCAGTTCTTCCATGAATGTCGGAGGATCTGATAAGTCATCAAGTGACATTTTATATTTCATTCGATCTGTGTCATCAATCTCATCTTCGAACCCGCTCAATATCTTCATTCGCTCTGCGTCTTCCAATGCCTTTTGACGCTCCACCTCAATAGCAACGCCTGATTTTTCCACCTCAACGTGAACACCTGAAAGCCAATCATAATCATAATAATCCTTCACGCCTGCCAGCCCTCTATCACCGGCTTTAGGATATGAATAGGATATGAGTTTACTTCTCCATCCCTCTCATCTGGGACTTTGCCGATTGTAAGACCGTTCTGTCTGCAAATGCCTGCTGCTTTGCGTCCGATACTATTTGCGATGTCCCTTGGAATGCTTTGTCCGAGTTCTTTGCACATGCCTCTGACCGTTCGGTAGTTTGAATCTGATCCGAGTAGCATCAGCTTTGCTTCCGTCTTGTCTTGTTTTGATTCCATCTTGTCTTGTCTTTGATCTAATGCCGCAAGCTTTCTCTCCTGCTCTACCGCCCATTTCGCTTGCTCTAAAAGTCTCTCAGCCGGTGTCATTGCATCTCTTTGTGCTTGCCACCTCTTCTCAATCTCAATGAAATACTTACGGGCCTGTCTGCCCTGGTCGTTTCGTTCAACCATGCAAAGCTCTTTTGCAGTATCAAGACTTAATCTTAACTCTCCGTATTCATTGTGATCATTTTTGATCTCAATGAAATCAGTACCTTGAGAGAATTCGTATTCTTTGATTCTTCTTTGAACCCATATGTCCCAACGCGTACTCACACGTAAAAACCTGTGAAGCTCTTTTGCACATACCGTCCTGTCATCGCCAATCTTAATTAATTCCATGTCATCAAACCTCTGGTTATTAATTGTGTTACATCGCTATGTAGTCGCTCTTAAAAGGCTGCGGGTCACTCGCGAAGTGACTGATTTTGATCTGTGAGTCAGCCGCTAAGCCCCTCAGGCTCTAAATCTTAAAAGCACCCGCTTTTTAGGCTTGGAAAGCAGTAAACCTGTCTCAGTGTGTCTCAAGGAACATTGCACGACTAGTACGCTCAGCAAGTCCCAGCTTCCACACCTCCGCAGCACCTCAACCGCAAAAACCAATATGCAGCAACGCTTTGAACAAGAATGCCGCAACGATCATGCCTGATCCAAAACAAAAACCATTCACCACTGTTACACCGTAATTCATCTAATACCTCGAATCTGGGTTACGATACGTTTTCTCAACTTTGACCGATCTCGGCTGCTGCTCCTTGGCCTCAGAAACAAAAATCGTTCTACCATCTAATTGTGTGTTGTTCAATAACTGAACAGCATTGTGAGCATCACTTTGATCGCTGAACGCCACAAAGCCGAAACCTCTCGGCCTATTGGTCTCGCGATCCAATATGATCTTGACGCTGCTCACATCGCCAGCCGTCTCAAAGTGTGATTTCAGCATCTCCTCAGTTGTATCCCAATTCAGATTTCCTACAAACAGCTTCACGTCTCTTCTCCCATTGATTTGATTATGTCAGCACACATCATCGCCATTAACGCCACATCACACGCTTCTGAAACCACCTCTTCAGTCGAATGACCTTCCATTAAAGCCTCCTTCAACTCATCCACCTCAGCCCTAAAATGAGCGAAGATGGACTGTAAGCCAGCTTCACGCCAATGATCCTTGTGATCGTTCTTTGCAAGCTTGGCCTCCATCTGCTTTGCAAACTCCAATATGATCGGCCTGATTCCAGTTGCGTCTGCAACGCCACGATCATACCTCATATCTTTTTCAACTCACTCATGAACGCCTCTGGATCGACTTTAACCTGAGTTATGATCTTGTTAATCTTCTTCGTGTCAACAATATTCAACACCAAATTCCTGATACAACCCTCGCCGCCGTCCCTCTTGCCCTCAAAGCTCATTGTTATAGTGTGCTTTGTGTATTCCTCACCCAAAATCTTAGTGATTGCTTTCATTAGCTGATCACCGAGACGATCTGGACTCATTGTTGTAGTAAAGCCAGTTTCCTCTTTGCCCATCCTCACAGTGGTTAGCTTCTTTGCCATAATCATCAGCTCTCATATCTTTTTTAAATCCTCCATAAACGAGGATTCAGGCTTGTTTATTAGAAATGGAACCCCAGCCGATATCTCATCTTTAAATCTATCAAAATCAGGATGTGCCGCCAACCTAGCGAATAGCTCTTCGTCAGTCTCACCATACGCACGAGACATCGTACACACCTTGAAAGCCATATCGTCTAACATCCTAGATCTCGTGAATTGAGATTCAGGATTATTTTTAAGACGGCTGATCTCTATGTCTAATCTTTTTTTGAGCTTGGACATTCAGACCTTTATCGGCAACGGTACAAACTCGGCAAGTGTAGGGGTTGAGCCGATCAAATGCTCGCCCCGTTCCAATAAAGGTTTTCAGATTTAATATCGTTTGCTTTTTTTCCAGACAAAAGAGACCGCTTATCTACAGAATAGACTAATTTAAACCTGGAATCTTCCACGCTGTATTCAGAAATAAATACCGGGAAGTCTCTCGAAGCCGCCCAGTCGAAAAATTCTTTATGATTGAATTTTAAAAGGTAACCTCCCTCTCCTTTGTCACCTGTCCCCTCGTAGGGAATGTCGCAATAAACAACAGAATTAGGCTTGATGATTATATTTCTGTAATCGTCTGAATAGAAATGAAGTCCCTCCACCCGCTCCAACTGTTGCAACCGCTCCAACGCCTCCAACTGCTGCAACTGCTGCAACTGCTTCAACTGCTCCAACGATTTGTGCGAGCTGTTAACTCTCAATTCTTTTATAAATTTATGCAGAACGATAGGTATTTTAGTCTTGCTAAAAAACTCTATTTTCTGTCCTAAATAAGATCTTCTTTTGGTAATAGTGTTCGCAATAGCTGGCCACTTTGTAAACCCAAACACCTCTTCGGCTAAGCTGTCAAACTCGTCGAACACTACCGCCATATGCATTGACTTCTTATATGGCTCAATATCTTCTCCGAAAAGATATCCCCTTTGATTATTCCCGAAACTCCACAAGCATCTAACCTTTGCATCAGTGTCTTTAACTTCAAAAAACTTTTCTTTGCTTATCCACTCAGGCTTATAGCGGTCATAGTTAAACTCGCCGTTGATAGCTCTTTTAACGAGATCCACTATGTCTGATTTGATTTCGTTATAATGAAAGCTTTTATATTTGTGCGCCTTATTCTCAAGCATGTAATGCGAGATAGAAAACCCGCCACCAAATAGATCGTAGAAATTATCTGCTACCGGAAAATTCATCGCAATTGACGCTGCAATCTTAGACTTTGATCCCATGTAAGGAATGCCGTATTGGCTCATATCTTTACCTTAAAACCACGGTCCCGAAGTTCTATAAACAATTCTTCTAGAGCTTCTCCGTCCTCAAAAACGACAGTGAGATTGTACTTGAGTTCTGAATCTTCTTTGTCGCCGTCTTTTATGTTCGGTTCAAACACGGGATCTAAAAGATCGTCTTCCAACTCTTCTGGATCGTCTTTATTACCCAAGATGTCTTCTGCGTCCTTGAGAGCATCCTTTAGGAGAACATCAATTTCGTCTTGCGTGAAACCAAATGACTTAACGTCCCTGCCCAGCTCTTCGGCCTCTTCAATGGCCACCCTCAGTCTCTCGTCAACCCACTCTGCATAAGTATTGTTGGTCTCAAATAGAATCGCCTGTGCGACCTCTTCTGAAACGTCCTCTATGACAACTGGGAGCGAGTCTGTGGCACCGTTAGGAGCCATGAAGCTCCAACCTTCGCTGATTAGCTCTTGAGCCGCTAGAAGCCTATGATTGCCTGCGAGAACAATACCGCCCTTCTTCCACACGAGGATAGGCTGATAGAACCCCTTGTCCGTGATAGAACGCTTCAACTGCTCTAAACGCTCAGGTCTGATTGTTCGCGGGTTATTTGGATGGAACTTAAGCTTTCCGACCGGCACATAAGACGCTGATTTGCACACTTCAATTTGATTGCTCACGCCAACATCCTCTTCTCTGAAAGCCCAGGCTCATCCTGGATAACTAAATACTCCCCATCCTTCAACCGCACGCGAATTAAAATATCTTCACCTGATTCTGATTGTGAAACGTCAATTCCAGGTGAAAACTCAATGTTTGCGATCCAAACTTTCTTGCCAGTGCGAGACGCAATGATCTGCGAAGTGTTTGTGCCCATCTTTTCAAAGTCGTTCAAAGCACCAACCAGCATCTTCTTTTTCATTACCACCTCTTCTACCGGAGAGCCGTTTGCATCCCACACTGGAACTCCCAAAGTTTCTACGTAGAAACTTGTAAATTGCTGTTATAACTAGTAATTCTGAGGACAGCCCTCTATATCGCACTTCTTTTTAGCTCCATGACACTTCGTACAAAGGTGATGATCACGCATATACTCACCGTCTGGATTCACTGATTTCTGCAAATTGTCAGTCTCATCTTGCTTCTGCCAGCCCAAGTCTGGCTTTTTCTCTTCGGTCATGACTATCTCCTTTGAAGTGAAGTGTGAACTCTCACATCAAGACTAACATCTTCTGCGTTTAAATACCTTAGCCCTATTAAAGCACTCAACGCTGCCTCTGTGACCGAGCGAGCCGTACCGACGCTATCGTCCCTACTGAATAGATTGAGACTCACCACCACCTCCTGCATCGTGTCCTGATCCATCAGCTTCAGCGTTAGGTTGAGGTTCCCCTTGAGATGCTCCAATATCTGTGTATCCTGCGTCATCGTTTGCTCCCACTACCTGCGTTTTGACTTTGTAAATGTCTATATTGAACTTGATTGTTTTACCCGCATACTCGCCACCCTTGAACGTAGCATCATGAGTCACTCCCATCGTGTTGGGTCTACGCCCAACCAATGCTTGTTCGAAAATAACAGTGTTTGAGCCAACGCGGATCGGAAAATTCTCTTGCTTGAACTCTTTGCCGCCATCGATTGTTCCCGAATAATTAACCCACACCACATCGCCCAAACAAATATCCTCATTGTCTTCTCTCAATCTTAGTCCAATGTTTGCATCAATAGCCGCGTCAATCTCTTGATCTGTTGCAACGGCTTTTGCAACCATAACGTCCCTCAAAGCATCCATCTTTGAATCCATAGTTTTAAGCATCATCAAAACAGATTTTGAGAGCTGCTGCTGTGTTCCGACCTTCTTAGAGAGAGCCGTGACATAATCAGAGATCGCATCCCATTTTGAATTAGTTTTCTTCTTGTCTATCTGTGTCACATTGTCATTCATATTGCCTCCAATTCACTTTTAAAATCTTCTGCACACGCATTGATTTGCTTAAATATCGAAGATCGACAATACCTTCCAAGCAGAGAACAAAACTCCTCCCTGTTAGGCTGACCGAAATCCTTTGAACCTGTATAGTAAAATAAAATAGAACGCATTACATCCACATACTGCGTATTATCTTGTATTTTATTAGTGAGCTTGGAACTCTTGATCTCTTCAGTAAAGAACTTTAAAAGCCCATACTGGTGCTGAATTGAAAGCTTGAGAAAGATGTCTATTGCTTTCGGGAAGTAGTACCGAAGACTAGTATCAAACATCTTGACCATTCTGATCCATCCAAGAATGAGATTCTTAGCCGATTGAGAATCCGCTGTCAGACCTTCCGCTTCCATCGACTGCCTTCCCCCCTCTTGCGAGGACATTTAAAGTTTCCTGAATCCTACTGCGATCTCGCTCTAACTCACCCACTCTTGCCTGTAGCCCAACAACAACGTCAAGCATCATCGAAAGCGTGAGCTTTGTTGTACCGTCCTTTACCGAGGTAATCATCTCAATCAATTCATTCATTTTTTCACTCCTTCTATGAGTTTTCTCCCTCTAAAAGTTTTTCGTAGCCTTTTATAATATACTCAATCGACTCAATAGCCGATTGACACCCCATACTAGCCTTCGTCTGCTTAAGCTCAGCAATCTTTTCTTGAATCTCAAACACAGTCACAATCACCTGTCATAGTAAACCAACATCGACCATCCAGGAGGAACATGCTCCGCACACCTCTTCTCTGCTCGCATCAACCACGCTGTTTGCAATGCCTCAAACCGTTTATACCTTGCCCACCACCTCAGCCGCAATGTGACATATACCCGACTCGCATTGGAGTCAACCTTGAGAGCCACACTCTGAAACGCCCTAGTAGTCGTAATTGCCGCTCCAAATATGTTGTAACTAACCATCTCTGTCATATCCATTGAAGAAGAAAGAGTGTTAGCCATATTGTTCATTTGATCTTGCAAATTTGGATCAAAGCTCATCCAAGAACTCCCTCAAATCAAACAGTTTGCTTTTGCCAATAATAAATGGCAACGCATCAATGTCTTTCTTCTTGATTGAACCCTCAGCCGCACCAAGGACACTCCAATCAAATATAATCAAGCGATTCTCTTGTTTGACCTCACCCTTGACGCCCTTGATCCGCACATTCAAGAACACAAACGACCTGCCACCCTTATCTAAAATCTCTGTGAGACTCTCAATCTGTGAAAGCCTCATTGTGCTTTGACCGAATGCTTTCACCTTCTTTATCTGCTTGCCCTCAATTGCAAAGAACTTCCCGTTATAGCAACCGATAATGTCGCAAGGCTTATCTGGAGTAAACCGCGTCTGCTTCATTGTCCACGATGCCGGAGAGTCTGATATCTTGTAAGCCCACGCACCGCAGGCTCGCAGGGAATTCACTATTTCTGTGTTAAAAACGGACTCTCTCATAGCCTTGGCAACTCTATCTCGTAAAAGTCTTTACGCCACGCACACGCCGCTCTTCCATTCACATACATATACTCAAATAGACCACGCTCTTGTGTAACGTCGTTCATACAATAATCTATAACAGTCCCTATCTTCTTCTCTTGCCACCAAATTGGAGCCATCACACCGTTCGCAGTTTTCCTTGGAAGCTCGCATGATTCGAGATGATCATCAAGACGAAACCCCTTGTGAAACTTGTCCTTTGATCCTGCACCAGCCTTGCTGATCGCCATCATGTCGTAGTTCCTAAGCTCCTCATCAACCTTGAGATTGAAACCCGCACCACGTAAAAGCTTATTGTCAAAGCCGATATGATTGAAGGCAACGACTAGAGTTTCAGGCTCATTCAGACGATCCACAAGCTCTTGCATATTGTCATCAAGAAACACACGGTATCTTCCCTCAAGATAGTCATATGCACATCCAACACTGATACCCATCTCATCGTATCCTGCCCAGCCCTTTTTACACTGCTCAATAGGCACCTTGATCTCAAGATCGTAAACAACAATATTCTTGCCAACTAAGTCAGATAAGCCTCTCATCAGAAACCTCCCTCCCAATCTCATTGACAGACTTATTGCGGTGCTCCACCGCCTGCCGCATATAGTCTGCTGTAACTGTATGTACGGGGCGACGGGTGTATGTAATCCCCCCTCCTCCCACATCAATTAAATCAAACTCTTCATTCTCGTATTGCTGAAGCCTTTCAAGAGCCTCAATCAACGTCTGAGTAATCTTCTCCTGAGTTTTAGCCACATCTATGAAACGATTCTCAACGTATTCACGAAGTTCAACAACCATCGACAACACCTGAGCGTGATTGTCCCGCCTCGTCCTGCCTTGACGCGAAACAACCTTGTCAATATGTTTAACCAGACCTCCTTGCTCCTCTATCATCGAAAAAAGCCTAAGTCGCAGATTGCCGTCCGTCGGAGTCTCGACAGCCGGAGCCTCTATGATGTTTTTTACGAACCTCTTCCCAGTCGGATCACGACCACACAAATCAACTGTTCGATTCTGTGGCTTCTTAGTGCTACTCTCAATGACATATCTGAACTCGACACCTTCTCCTAAGTCTCTAATAAGACGCCAATCAGTGCCACTGTCAGATATCATCCGCTTCTTCCAATCAATTATCGCTAAATCCTTCTTCATGATACTTTCCTCCATCAAAATTTATATATTCCAATTCAAGAGACTCTCGAAATACCTCCGTCCTTTACGATCATGATTGTCTCATCAAACATTGATTTAAAAGCCGCATCGTGAGCGACCACGAACACACGCTTAGTCTTTGCAATCTCTTTGAGAAGCTTTAAGAACGCAAGCCTTCCTGAATCGTCCATATAAAAATCCTGCTCATCAAAAACAATGATATTGAATTTCTCTGTGTAGTAATCAGCCATCAAATCACTGAGAGACAAGTCTACCGCCAGAGATATCCTACGCTTCTCACCGCCAGAGTAGCTCGCATAGTCAACACGCTTGCCCTCTGAGATTATCTCACAATCAAACTTCTCCCTCAGTTCGCCAGTCTTCAGCTTCTTCTGCGTATCAAATGAAATTGTTACACTGCCAGAGGTTAGAATGTTTAAATAGTGATTAGCCTTGTTGGTTAGCGTTGAACAAATGAGATCAAACACGAATGACTTAATTCCAGAATCACCAAACGCCTGCTCCCAAAATGAAACATACGGCCACTGCTCTTTAATTACACCGAACCGCTCGCCCATAAGCTTAAGCTTGGCTTTAATGTCTTTCTGCCTCAACAAAGCCTCGATACGCTTCTGTTCAAAGGGATTCCTTTGAGTCTCTAATTCAGTCATCTCTCTTTGAAGTCTCTCGATCCGGTCATCTATCTGCTGATTGCGATCACTGATCCGATGCTGCTCCCCAATGAATCGTTCCAACTTTGATTGATTCAATTCAATCTCGGCAATCTCATCATTAATCGCGATCTTCTTATCCTTGGCCTCTTCTAACTTCTTCTCAAAAGAAACCACACTTGCCTTGGACTTTCTTATACGGTCAACAAGACCAGCCTTATCGACTGGCTGATTGCATGTGGTGCAAACACTATCCAGAGATTGTGCTGAATTTAAATCACGCCGCCAAAACAATAGCTCTGAGGCTATTTTACTATCTTCAGAGTCTTCTAGCTTTTTACGAACCTCTATCTTTTTTGCCTTTAATTTGGCCTGCATTAAAGTGTATTTGTCTAAAGGCTTCGCGTCCCCTCTTTGCAGAGCCAACTCCAACGATTCAGCCTTCATTCTTTCAAACTTAGTGCGACGATTCGCCTCCCACTCCTCGAACTCTTCTTTAAAAAGAGAAGCCGGATTGTCCACAACGTGAGACTTGAGAACGTCTATCTTCCGCTCGATATCCGATGATTCCGACTCTAAGACCTTAGACTTGGCTTTAACCTTGAGAAGATAATCATCGAAATTGACCCTCATGACTTTTGAGAGAATGTCTTTTTGCTGCTTGTTGCCAGCATTGACGAAATTGAATGTCTCGCCCTGTGCAAACAAAACAGTGCATCTAAACAGCTCAAAATCAATACCAAGAAACTTTAAAAGCCAATCTTGAGTCTGTGCTATGGTTCCAAGTTCAACGGTTTTCCCACCAGTCTCGACAATGAGACGATTACCAAAAGAATCATGAGAGCGAAAACGGCTAATAATAGTTCGCTCGCCTGTACCAACCTCAATCTTAACGTGACAATTCGATCCGAATTTGCGGTTGATAACCTCGTCATTCTTAAGACCTCGAACCGTTTGCCCAAACAAGCACCAAGAGATGCCGTCCCAGATTGAACTTTTGCCAGAACCGTTTGAATCACCCTCATCCAAATTCCTCCCCTCAATAAGAACCAAGCCCTTATCGCCAATATTTTCAAAGATCTGATCCTGATAGCTCAGAAAGTTTTTTAAATGAATGGATTTAAATTGCATACTCTAGCCTTCAATCTTGTACGAACATTCGCCCTGTACTTGACACGCTCACACGCTCTTATCTCATCATAAAGAAGAAAGTAGCCCTCGATCATCTTGCTACCTTCGAGACCCTTAAGCACCTCAAAGCGATTTATATACCTGTCTCGAAACTTGGATAAATCTCTGTCGGTCTTCGGTTTAAATCTAATGAGACCTGCCGGAGAGTTTAGATAAAACGCACCCTCTCTTTGGTTCCACCTGGACTCTGGGATAACGCCACTGTTGTCAACGACCTGCTCTTTGATCCACTGCTCTAGCCAACTCATACCGGCTTTATCCGCTGTGCTGCTGCCGACCTTATACTGTCATCGTAGAGCTTGCCGTGTTTGTGACGTACATCGTCCACATCCTTCTTGATGAAACGCTCTTTAAATGATTGCTTCATCCTTGAAACCTCGCCAGCCTCATCGTGAACCTTGCCAAGTGGAGCGTTACGCCAAACCTTCTCAAGATCCGCCTCTTCGCAGTTCGGACAAAGAACGTCTGAAGCCAGCCACGCATCCTCGACAGAATCGAATTCGCGACAATCAAGGACACGCTCCTCTGGATACTGACACTTCGGACATTCAAGATCGACCGCCCTATGAGATGCCTTGCCCGTTGTTGTAACTTTATACGACACCGATCAACTCCTTCCCGAAATCAAGCAACCTCTTGCGATCCAATTCAGTATCAACGAAATCCACATACCTGTTGATTATCGACTGAACATCAGACACATCACTTGCTTCTATCTTTAGCCGACTGAAATGACGATCCTTAACATCACGCTCAATATTCAATGTCAAACCAGGATATTTACTTCTTAGGAACTCCCTCGTTACGCTCGAACAAAGATCGGAATCACCAATGACTTTCACACGACAAAAGTCACCCTCACTCGCCTCAACATTTGGTAAAACAATTTCACCACCCTCATCCCACGTCACCTCGATGTCCTGATATTTAGAAGTCCCCTTGATCTCAAAAAACTGGAACGTATTCTTTACCGCATCAAAGAGAATCACGCCCTTCAACTGATCCTTCTCCGCCAGCGACTGCTGCATTGGAGATCCGATGTATTGAACATTCTCAAACTTATGCCTGTAGTGGTAGTGACCTGAAACCACTGTTCGAAAATCTTTCAAGACTCCAACAGGCACACCATCAGTGTCCACAGACCTGTCGTTACGATTAGCACCACAAATTCCCCAATGAACGATTGCATCGTGACCTTTCAGCTTTGGCATATTGGCCGAAATGAATTTGCGAGCCACCTCTATATTCATATATGGAAAGCATACAAATCTATCCACGATCTTAGGCTCATCAACAACAACCCAATCCTTGCCAAATGATCCAAACGCCTTCATTGGATGTATCTCTCCAACCTTGTCCTCTTGATCATGATTGCCGACAATAATGATCTGTCTCAAGCCCTTACTTGCCCACTGCTGATAGTGAGAACAAAGCACATCAAAACAGTTTGTTCTAATCAGACCGCGAGTGTTGAAGGTATCCCCGCCATTAACAATCACGACATCATGCTTGATCTTATCTCTCAACTTCAAAGCAATCAGACCAACCATCTTTAGAACCTTCTCGCCATCTGCGAGGCGTTCCGGCCTTAAGTGCAAATCAGAATAAAAAAGATAATACCTATTCATTGAAAATACTTTCTAACCTTGTCTGGATGATCATCAAGCTGCTGCTCGATCTTATCTAGTGAATCCAAATTCGCTGCGTGCTCTATAAATGAAAACAAAAGAACCTCTAGTATCTCAACCCTGCGAACCATCTCTGGGACCACTTCTGCGTACTTTTTAGTGATGTTCTCGCTGATATAATCATAACCATGGGCAAAGACACTATTCTTCTGAGTCGCCTTCTGAAGCTCCGCTTTTCTTTTTAACAGATAGTTCTCCACTTGATTCATCCGGCTTCCTTTCCACCTCTCTATCGAATACAAATCCTTTGTAATCTATAGAAACAGTCATTGTTCCAAACGGTGTCCCAAGGTGATTCTTCTCAACCTCTATTACAGACTTAATCGCACAAAAATCAGAGTCCTTGCTATCCGTCTTCGCCCTCAAACGCCCTGCCTTTGAAAACTCAATACGCAATGCACTATAAAACTTGGGAGCAAATCCACCCTTAGATTGAGTCTTCTTGCCGAACGTCACACCCATCTTTGTAGAGATCTGATTAATCATCAAAAAGGCAATGCTATGATCACAAATCATGGCCTGGGTTTTCCTTAGAAGAACCGTAATCGCCGCTGCTTGATCCGCTGCGAAATCCCCACGCTTCTCATCAAGCTCCTTGGCACACGGAGTAGCTGCCACAGAGTCCCAAACGATTGTAACTGGTCGCTTGTTGATCTTCTTGAACTTGGCAACCGTAGTCGCCAACTCATGGATATACTCACGCACGTCTTCAATTGTTTTTGGCCTCTTGATGTAAAGCTTCTTCACATCCACACCAACTGCCGCCGCACGAGCCAAGTCAAACTTCCTCTCTGTAAGCACCAGCATCGCGATACCACCGGCCTCCTGCGTCCTCTTTAAAGCCTCTAAACAGAAAGTTGTCTTGCCACTATCAGGTGGTCCGTAAACCTCCGTAATAAGCCCACACGGGATGCCTGGAGCACCAATCAAATCCTGGAAAGGCTTTGGCAACCTGATCCAAGTGTTGACTTGGAGAAGCGGCTCATCAACACCACGAGGAATTATGAAATCCTTGTCACCCTGGCTCCTTGAAAACGCTACGAACTCATCAAAAATGTCTTCAGGTATGTCAACCGAAGCATCAATCACATCTGGAACCAAAACTTTAGCTTTCCTGGTTGACCTTGACTCCGAGACTCTCTTCAAGCTCAGCGAGCTTTCTTTCACTTTCGCCTTCAACAAATTTCACCACCCTTTTTAGAGCTTTTGCAGGAGTCTCATTAGCCATCACATCACTAGAATGAGAAATGTGATAATCAACAGACTGAAAGTTCCCCATATTCAACTTCATACCAAACGTGTATGAGACGCGATCCGCTTCTGCCATCTCACACCCCAAGTTTTCTCAACTCTTGTTCAAGATCATCATCATCCACTTCTTCATCTTCATCGTCTTCAACGGGTTTACTCTTTGCAGCAAACGGCTTTTTCTTTGGCTTGAACATATTCTCTTGTTCGTCTTCATCCTCTTCAACTGGAGCTTTTTTAGCTACCTTCTTTCTTGGAGCTTCCTGTTCGTCTTCATCCTCTTCAACTGGAGCTTTTTTAGCTACCTTCTTTCTTGGAGCTTCCTGTTCCTCTTCATCATCTTCATCAGGCATTCTTGCACGAGCCTTCGAAGATGCCAGTTTGGCCCTCTCAACCGAGGACCGGCTAGGTCGTTCATCCTCCTCTTCCTCCTCATCTTCAGATGATTTTGTTCCTAAGAACTCATTCATCACCTTAATCTCCTTGGTGTCATACATCTTGCTAAGATCTGGCATGGACTCAAGAAGAACTCTCAGCTTTTCTGGAATAGAAGAAGGCTTCAACAATGGTCTAAGCCCATACGATGTCCCGACCATCTTCGGAACCCCTGCCTTCTGACTTTTGACAAGTTTGAAATCGTAACCGCTGTCAATATCGAAAAGGTTCCCATCAACATCACCGATCCAACTGGCTAGAAGCACATGAATCTGTTGACCGCACATGTATGGCTGAACCTTTCGATCCTTATAGTTCAACAGATTGTAAATAAATCTAGTCTGTGGCCTTAGACGCTTTGCACCCTCCTTGTCACCGCTATTCATCAGCTTCTCGTAGGCCACACATAGTGGACAATCCTCTTCGAAATCAGAAAGACATCGTGCTGGAATCACAAACTGCTTTCCTGAATTTGACACCTTGGGAATAAAGTGAATTCTCAACTCAACCCATGGCAGACTGTCATCCGGCTTCTTCCAATGAGGAAGGAAGCGAATCGAGTTCTCTCCAAGCTCTGGCTTAAACCAATCAATCTTTTCAAAATCGGACTCACGATTCTCAGCCTTTTCTTTGACCTTCTTCGCCGTCTCCTTCAACTTCTTCATTAATGCACTGCTCATTAGTCTTCCTTCCCGATCTCATCAAGATGATCTAAAAAATTGTCCAAAATACCAATCAACTTCTCCAACTTCTCTGCCAATTCCACTGTCCCTTCATCAATCACACCTACCGCCTCACAATAAGACGGCAAATTGTCTAATAGAAAATCAACGTGCATCGCGAGAGTCTTGACATCGCTCTTCATGTTCGCCTTCTCAACTTCAACCTCTTCCTCAGCCTCATCAAAGTCGAAGTCCTCATCCTCATCAGGAGACTCTGGATCGTCCAAGTCAAACTCTTCAGAACCATCGGTAAAACTATCAAGCTCGCCACTGCTGCGAAGCTCTTCTGCCAATTGATTCTCAACCTCTTCCACCGCATCAACATCAATGCTTGCATCGCTTCTTAAAGCCCTCTTTGAATCGATATGCTCACGCAAAGAGTCCCTGAGACGATGATATGAAATCGTATTATCCAAAACTGCCTTCTTGATACGCGAAAGCTCTTCTTTTGGAATCTCAGCCTTCTTCTCCGCCGCAATTAAACTATAACAAGCCTCATACGCCGGAATCTTGTACTCCTCATCACGATTAATCCGCATCTCAAGAGCCTCACCCCAGCTCTCTATAATATGAACAAACTTATCAATCACCGAGTAACTCAGTGTTGGAAAATCCGTTTCAACATATTCTTTAAAAGAAGTGAAACCAGCCTTCTCATAGATCTTACTCATATGGATCGTATGAATGGACTTTGCAAATAGAAACCAACTTCTCTGCATATATGCAAAGTTGATTTGTGCCTCTTTTAAAACATCAGTTACACCCTTCTCCCCGCCAACAATAGCCATTGCCGCACCAGACTTCTTAGCCATTACCGCCCTCCCTTTAATTCGTTTCTTCTGTTTGAAGACTTGGTTTGAACTAGATCCTTTTTCATCTCAAGAGCCTTGGAAATCACTTTTAAAATACGCCTCTGCTCATCCACCTCAATTAACTTTTTCTGGTATAAACGGAACTTTGGTTGAGACATTATGACAGCTTTCATTTGAGCCTCAGTGTGCGATTTTTTACCCTCAGTCGAACGAGTAATATTCTCATTTGACTCAGCCCTCGCTCGCCATGACTCAAAATTAAACTTCAACTTTTGATGCTTAGTCTCAGCCTTCTCAGCCAATACAGCATAGAAGCCAAACAAATACGCGGCCTCATCGACCTCTGTGTCCATGTCCTCTGAGATCTTAAGTGCTTTGCTTATGACAAAAGTTACTGTTTTAGGCAGCAGTCCAGCTATTTCGTAAACAAGATCACGCATTTTGAATCCTCATGCCTTGTTATAAGGATGGAATTCAAAAGTGCTGACAGATTTTTTACATCAACTCTATTTTATGAGCTTCGATATGATTGTTCTTATTATTGTATGTAGACTTGTTGCCAGAAATCTGAACGATATTGTCAATCCGAAGGATCTCTCGTTCTTTTGCCCACACTTTCGGAAATATCGTCACTTCAATTATTTCATCCAAGTCCATCAGTGTTACAAAGCCCATATGCTCATCACGCTTTGTCTTGATGGATCTGACCGCTGTGATCATTCCACCTACAACAACGTATTCACCGCCAGTGTATTCATGGAGTTCTTTCTCCGTGATGCAATACTTAGAGAAAACTGGCATTACCTTTTTAATCTTAAGCTCAAAGAATCCCATGGAGTCATAGAAGGCTCTCATCAATTCTTTTTCTGGCTTTGAAACATATCCCTTCTTACTTTTCTTCTTAGATTCAAGGCACCGGAGGAGATCTCTTCTATCTCCAAACTCATCAAAGGCTCCTCCAAATATGAGAAATTCAATATTGTTCTTCTTAACAGCCTTCTTATTTACTCTCGCATAGAAGTCATCGAAATTCGCATACGGTTGGCTCTCAACAATGGCTTTAGCCGCCTTTGGTCCAACACCCTTGACGCTAAGGAAAGACCACACAACCTCTGATCCATCCACATAGAAACGCTCCCTGGAGCGATTCACATGAGGTAAAATGAACTCAATGCCCATGTCAGATGCCGCACGTCGATTAACCAACATCTCATCGAGATCGTTCTTCCTTACATCCCAGTCCAGCCTTGCCGCCCAGAAATGAGCCGGATAATAGGTTTTCAGATACTGAGAGATATATGCGAGCACAGCATATGCCGCACTGTGAGATCTATTAAACGAATAGCCTGAAGCCTTCTCAATCTGATCCCAAAGCATTATCGCATCAAGTTTCCCTATACGTTTTGAAGCACCAACCACGAACTCTTCTTTAAACTTGTTGAGCTTGTCTTTGTCTTTCTTTCCCAAAGCAGAACGAATTGTATCTGCATCCACAAGAGAGACATCTCCCAACTTGTGGATCACCTCCATGAACTGCTCCTGGAAAACAATCACGCCAAATGTATCGCCCAATGCTTCTTCAACACTCGGATGCACAAACAGGACTTCCTCTTCTCCGTGTTTCCTTTTGCAGTATTGAATGTGCCAGCCGTTTTCAAGACAACCTGGACGGTAAAGAGCATTCGCAGCCGTCAAATCTCCGATGTGAGTTGGACGCATCATCACTAGAAGTGCCCTCATGCCGTCACTTGAAAACTGAAACACACCCTCCGTCCTGCCCTCCTGAAACATCTTCCAAACAACCTTGTTTGGCTTATCGCGTTCTTTTTGCATAATCACATGAACGTAATTATCAATGGTGAGATCGCTATCAATGTTCTCAATCACATATCGAATCACATCGTATTCTTTGACCCCTAGAATGTCAGCTTTCATCATGCCCTGGGCGATGATGTATTTATCCTCTGATTGAGTCGTTATGACACGCTGCTCCGCATCCTTCTTCTTAACACCTTCTGGTATTTCCCCTGGCTTAAAGTTCTTCTTCTGAGTCTTGATTGGAGTAATCTCTGCGATTGGTTCGGAACATATGATCACACCAGCCGGATGCACTCCCTGGCTTTTGACTTGGCCTATGATCTCACTGACCGCAAACCCAAACTTCTCATTAGCAAGAAGCATCTTGAGCCTCGGATCGGATTCAGACGCCGCAACGAGATCGTCCACGTCCTCCTTGTCAAGATCAAGATTGGTTGTGATAGCGTGAATCTCTCGCTGTGTCGCAACACCCATGCTCTTTGCAAAGTCTATGAGAGCCGTCTTGAGCTTCATTCGCCCATACGTTCCAATCTCGCACACACGGTCATGGCCATACGTTTTATAAATGTAGTCTTTGATCTCTCTTCTTCGATCTGACTCGAAATCGAGATCGATATCAGGAAGCTCGCCAGTCTCACAGCGATTCTCATTGAGAAACCGCTCAAAGATAAGCTTGTGCTCAAGTGGATCAATTTTTACGATATCCAACAAATAACTTATGAAGCACCCTGCTGCTGAATTGTGAACAAGGAAGCTGTCAGTTAAAAAATTATGCTCTTTGCCAGAAACGGATAGATCGTAGACATCCCCCTCATAGTCTTCCGTCTCTGTGTCAATGACCAAAGACCATGAACCATTTTTGTCTTTTTTGACTGTTGATGACTCTGCCTTGTCAAGTATCAAATAATATGCGGCACTCGGATTGTAACCCCTTTTATCAATTCTCTTGCTCTCATGGCGGATTGAAGAAAGAATCCCAGACATCAAACATAGCTCTTTAGTCTCATAAGCAAGTCGAGGAGAGGTTGTGCAGATGGTCGTTTTACCCCTAACACTCCCGTCAGAATCTATTAAACCGGAAAGAAGTATTTTCGCCTGTCTCTCGCTCAATTCTCTAAAAAATATCGGCAAAGTTTTCGTCTGACTAGAAATCTCGTAATCTGGAAAGTAACTAGAAATCCTATTGTAAAACGTCTTGTCATTCACGTTCACTTGAACCAAATTCTTCTTCTTCGATCTGCAAACTCTCGGATTCAAACCAAGAGACTCAAGGATGCCGCGTGCCTTATCAAGGAAGTCTTTCTTAGAAGTATTATTAAAAGCAAAGCCAAGACGGAATCCGGTAGAACTTCTCCATCCATTACTGCGTACCACTCTCTTATGCTCGCAAAGCCAGCCGTCCCCCGCCCAATATCCAAGGAGCCACAAAATGTCGTCTGACAACTCTTTGTTGTCCATTCGACTCTCAAGGTTTGGCGTGAAGACGCGATGCCCTCGCCTAACCTCATCAGCCCTGATCCATTTTGGTTCTGAAATATCTATATAAGTGTCGTTGCTATTCTTTTTTGTCTCAATTGCCAGAATTTTATGATCAGGCGTGAAAGCGTTGCCGGATGTAAGACCGAATCTGCTTTTGACGCGTATCATCCTCCCCTTATGTTTGTACTTGTGAACAGCCTCTACTCTTTTAAACTCACCGCCTCTGTTCACAACCAAATCATCGGTTTCAATCTTCGAAATCGCCTTAAATCCATCGGCTGTTAAGACGTTCACGTCAGGATGAAGGCACCCCCTACCTAGCCCTGTGACGATGCCGCTTCTCTTGGCGAACCTGACGACATCCCAAACGATTAAAAAGTAGTCCTCAAGATGGTATTTGGTGATTACTTTGTATTCTTTTTTGAATCGCTGAATGTATGTTTCTTTGTCGGTTCTCATAAGATCTGATTTAAGAAAATCATCAAGCTTTTTGAAACAAATCCTCTTAAACAACTCGCTCGAAGTAGCTCCACCAACAGAACGAAACTGTGGAAGATACCTCTTGTCTTTTGGCATTTCAAAGTCTTTACACTTCTCTAAAACCTCAGTCGTTCTTCTCATTCCATCAGCCACGAACTGTTTTGGAAGATACTCATGATGCTCTCTAAAAGAAGAGTAAACCTGCACCGCACTCTTCAGCCACAGCGAATCGGTGAAGTGATCTTTTGTCACAGTCGCACTATCACTCGCTCCGCCAGCCGCACTGCCCCAAGAAATGTTCTTAAGAGTCTGCTGGATCTGAGCGTGTTCTGGAAGAATGTAGTGACAATCGTTGGTCACAATCTGCTTAAACCCAATCTCATTTCTAAGCGTCTCGTAAAAGGAAAGATTGATAAGTGCCTGCGAATTGAAAAGCTCCCCATCATCGTTCTTGGAGATCGTGTTGTGTCCCTGGAATTCAACGTAGAGATCATCGTTGAAGATTGCTTTGAGCTTATGGAAGGTGCCGACAAGATCGTGCTTCCTGCCCTTTAGCTCAGACCATACCTCGTTGGAGAGAACCCCGCCCTGACACGCTGTTAGACAGATTAGCCCTTCGCTATACTTGGCCAGCCACTCGTAGCCAATCCTTGGCTTGTAGTAGTAGCCCTCAGTGTAACTAAGCTTTGATAGCCGACAAAGATTGCGGAATCCCTCGTAGTCCTTGGCAAGAAGTATTAAGTGAGAGTTTTTGCGGTTATCCGCAGTTCTCTCTGAAGGATCTGGGACAAAATAAAACTCAACCCCAAGGATCGGAATCATCTTCTCAGCCTTCATGAGTTTGTAAAACGCAAGAAGAGATGCCATGCTCCCGTGATCCGTCATCGCATGACCTACAAAGCCACGTTGCTTTAAAGCCTCAACCCACTTCTTTGGATGGAATAAACCATCAGCTATTGAAGCCTCGGAGTGTGCATGGAGATTTACGAAACTCATTGCTCAACTTGGCTCTCTTTTGGAGACTCTCTTTGAGATAGCATTGACTGGATTCTTGCAGCTTGAAGTTCTTGAGCCTCGATCAACTGATTTATGGAAATACAAAGAGCGTGAATAATGGACTCTACGCGATGCCGATTTGGATCATTTATGATCTCTTTTGGACTAAGTTCAACAACAGTCTGCTGACCGTTTACAAGCTTTACACTCTTAATCTTTTTCGTATTCCAATCAAATCCGAGTTCGCTCATCTCATATACTCCTTTTGCCAGATGTTCCCTGAAGAGTGTGTAGACTTAACCGACGCGATATTAAAATCAAGCTCACGCTTGATCTTCTCTGGCACTGCCGATCCATCAATCTCTAAAACTGGAATGCAAATCCTCTTTGCATACTCATCATAAGCAGCAACCTGAGCATTGTATTGATCCTGGTTTATATCCACATTGCGAAGAAGCATCCTGTTGTATGCAGACATCAGTGGCATCTTCATATAAATCACAGCATTTGGTGGTATTAAAAACCTTGTCCCTTTAAAAGTCCTATAGATCCTAGAGAAGACCTCCATCTCAAAATCGTTAATCTGCTCGAAGGATCTCGCAACAGGTATCATCACCTCGTGGGAGTCCCAGAAAGATCTGACAGTGAAGACATCTTTCCTGCTCATAACCTCAGCCGCAAGAAGCTGCGATTTTAAACGATCCTGTGAGATCGTCAACTCCTGTATGAATATGTCGCTATTATCCACAAGAGGAGTCGTCAGGTCTTCATAGCCCTCGCCCTTGAGAATATCCGTTATCATGCCTTTGCCCGAACCAGCCGGGCCGATTATTTGTATCCACATATTCTTGTTATAAGGACGGGAACGGAAAGTGCTGACAAATTATTTCTTCTTGCGTTTCTTATGAAGCTTCGCTTGACACTCGCCAAGCTCTGTGGATTTGGCCTGATAAGAAACAGACTCTTTGCAGGCTTCATCCTTGTCAACTGTGACAATGTAGGTGGGATTTGGATCTTGATCTAATGTTGTAGTCTCAATACAAACCGGACACGGTTCGCATACTTCTTTCTTATGAGCACACGATGAAAACAACGCGATTATTACAATTATACGGACCATTTTAGCTCCAAGCTTTTATAAACCCTAAAAGTTTCATATTCCCAACATCCCCAATTGGACGATCCTTAACATAAACTCCATCACCGTTTCTTTCAACTACAGCATTCGATGGTGATGTATTTCCCTCAATTGTAGTCATACGACCACCAGCCAACGATAAGACAATGCCAGCGTGCCCTAATCCCGTTCTCTTGCCATCTTTGTAGTGCTCCCATAGAACTATCGTGCCTGGAGCTGGAGCCACCCCAGCGTGAGGTGAGCCGCTCCATAGTGCAAGAACCGATTCAGTCGATACCAACGAGTTTTTAATTACCGGCGAGGTCAACCGGCACTGTGCTGCCAGTGCATCGACCATCTTGACGCAGTATTGAATGAATGAGACACACCATGACTCGCCAGAAGCCGATCCAACAGCCTTCTGGAACATCTCGACAACCTGTCCCCTGTTGTCTCCGCCAGTTTCAGTAAAGCCCTGCCAACGCTTTGCTTCAAAACACAAAAGCTCTTCCTTTAAGCTCATATCAAAGACTCCCTTCTTATGTTTTTGAGATTCTGGCCGAATAGATCTTGCAAGCCCTTCTAGGGAGTCACTAGTAATAGTGGCTCCTCTCTTTCATTTCACGGTCAGATAACATTCCGCCTCATTGTATTTATCTAGTGCAACCTTAACTTCTATATCTTCACACGACCGAGCCGCGTGTGCCAGCTCCTTGGACGCGTCCAGCTTTCGCACCATGTGTTGCAATATTTCTACAAGGTCTTTATGGGTTTTTTGTGAGGCATGTATTTCACCAAGTGGGGCCTGATTATTGTTAATAAATCTTATTTTAGTCATTTCACTGCCTCATTGTATTTATCTAGTGCCGTTCTAATTTCTATTCCCTCACAAGACCGAAGCGCATACGCCAGCGCGGTGGCCGCGTCGAGATTTCGCACCATGTGCGCCAAGATTCCCATAAGCGCCTTATTTGTTTGAGGCGATGATTGCACTTCGCCCAGTAGAATACAGTCCTTGTCAACAAATTGTATTGTAGTCATTTCACCGCCTCGGACAGGTCCTTGAGTGCGTTACCGAGCGGGTTTTTTTCATTCGGATGACGCTCGTATGCTTCTCTAACCACGTCAACTACGAGTGTTATTATTTTCCGTGAAGCACGAATCTCGGCTATGAGTGCAGGGATAACTCCACGCTCAACAGGTATCAAGTGAGACCCAAGTATTTTTGGAATCGGACGACTCGTATCCACCGCCATTCTTTCCCACTCGTTTAATTGCTCTTCACTCACTCGATTCATTTCACCGCCTCCAATTCCTCTAGTGCTTCTTTAATTGCCAGCATATTTGAGGTAGACGAAACGGCGAGCGCAATTTTTGCTTTGTCCGCAACTTGTAAAAGCAAGCCCCAATGATTGCGCACGAGGTAAAAAACAATGCTATTACCATCTTTCATTTCACCGTCTCCCACCTACCGTTAGATGTGTCTTTGCGGTCTTTTAAAGTCATTCTTCAACCTCGATTCTGCTTCCTTCGATTCTAACTAAATCATCCCCCCCTGATGGGGGTGTCGCGCGGTGAACAGTTGTTTCGCCCCACAAACCATGATGCTCCTTGTGCGCCCACTTCCACATTTCTATTTTCTTTTTAGGCTCGACGTACTCTTTCCAGCCTGCCAGTTCTCTTTTTAGTTGCTCAAAATATTCTGGCGGAAGATAAGGATTGTCCTCCGACTTTTGCCTCGCTTCTGCTTTTTCTAGGTCGTCCAAATCAACTTTCATTTCAACACCACATCAATTACATCCTGAGCCGTCCTGCAAATTTCCATAAGTTCTTTCGAGAAAACAAAATCCTTTTTTCCAGCCGCATCTTGACATTTGGAAACAATCTCTCGCATTGCGTTTACAAGCTTGTCCTCCCTAGAAATTTCATCTTCCACTTCCACTTCGCACCTCCACTCATAGCCATGTCTAAAAACGGGTAAACTATCGAGATCCAGAGATTCTATGAAGCTCTTCATTTCAGTAGCTCTTTTTCAAAGAGACTCTTGAGCAATTTGAGAACTTCTCCCTTGACTTCAATGGCTTCGACTTGTGAGACACCTTGGAGTTCTGGAACCCGACCTTCGAGGATGATACGCTTAACCATCTCGATTTCCTCTGTACTCGCAGCTTCTGGAGTGTATTTATCTTCATCCACATGCTCTTCTTCTGGATGCAACTCTCCGCAGGTTCTACACTTAGTTTTTAAACTGGCATACATTGCACCAGAGCCGTGTGAAAGAACCCACTTGTTTTGATCATAGCCCTTTGGCAAAAGGTTTTTAGTTTTTAGATAAAATTCAATATCTTTCCAGATATCAGAATGCTCCTTTTCAGCATCCATCATAATGCCCTTGGCTCTACGCTCTACAAACTTGAGCTGCTCATCAGTTCTCTTTTTAAGACGATCAATTCTGAACAAACAATTAATCATTGACTCATGATCTTGGATCAACAAAAGTGCTTTTTTCATAGCCTTCTAAGCTCCTCTACAAATAAACTCTGTTCGACGAAACTCTTTGCCTCTATCTTTTTAAAAAGCTCATCTGCCACTTCGCCAGGTGTGCTTCGGTGTGATAACAGATTATGATTTCCTAGATCATCTTTCATCCACAGATTCTTGTCTCTTCCGATATAAAGTGCGACTTGAAGGCTATCGGGACACGCCACTGATATGGGATGTGCAGGTATAAGACCTGGATGTTTTGTCAGCAGAGTTTGTTCATGTTTCGTTTGAACTTGGTTAAGCATATTGACCACCTCTTTTGAGATACATTCAATTACCGACCAAAGAGGTGTGCCAGGTTCTGGTCTACCAAACTTTTCAGGAATATTCCCTGCAATCACCGCAGTCATAGCGTCATGGGAGAAGTGTATCACTTACCACCAACCATCAATCTCACAAAGAGAATCGCCAGCAGGAGTAGCAAAAACCTCCCCATCTCTTTAGTTTTAAAAACTTCTTTCCAGGCAACTTTCATTCATCCTCCTTCGCAAAGCACTGTTTTAAAAGGCATATCAAGACAGAATTTCTACGTAGAAACTTCTACGCACTAAAGCTTTTGGCTGTTTGGCCGATCAGATTAGTGCTGATCAGCTAGGGTGGGCCGAGATCATGACAGTAGGTCCACCTGATCCCATCAAATCTCGCTTAAATCAAACATAAACTCTGAGGATTTTCCAGACCTCTTGAATTTGAAGTGGCAGACAACTGCGTCTTCATCCAATTGACCGGATCCGAAACGCTCCATCTCTTGCTGATCCAGATATCCAAGCAACTCTTTTTCATAGGTTTGAGCCGTTGAATAATCTGGCTCTTGAATCCAGTGTGCTGCCTGAGCGAGTATGACTCGGTAAATGGCGTATCTGAAGCGGTCCCTGCTTTGTCCTCCTTCAACGATTATCATCCCACTCCAACCCTGATAACAAAAGAGTTCTAATACGATCCAGACACTCCATTGTTTCTTCAGATGGAGTTTCATACTTAGTTTTAGAGCGAATGAATCCCAGAGCTTCGCTCATTGCATAGTGCATATCGTGTGCGTGTAAGGCTTGAAGTGCATCATACTTTTCATCAAATTCAATTGTTATTTTCATACTTGCACTGGAACGAAGAAGTAGCGGGTGATTGCGTCCTTCTTTCCAAAGCGGTCTTCCTTGCGAGAATCCATTCCAAGCTCTTTGGCTGCCTTGGAGAACAGTTTGCCCATCTCTGCTCCTGCGACTCTGCCGCGTCCACCGTAGAGGTTGTAGAAGGGCATTAGTGGTGCATCCCAGCTACTGCCTGCGACATCGCTTAAGATTACTGAGATTTTTCCTGGATGCCTTTGTCTATACCTGCGAAGCATGTACGTCAAATACGCCAAGGTGAGTTCTCTGATTGTGGTTGGAGGCACTAATACGCTGTTAATCATTTATGTTCCTTTCAAAAGGGTTATTGAACGAGAGCGTATAACTGTTATCTTCAGATCTCACAAGACTTTTTATAGGTATATCCAGTATCTATTTGTTTTTGCAGTGATATATTGCTGCGGATCTGGATAAGACTCACAACGTAGCCTGATCATAGTTCAACCCCGCACAGAGTGCATACGCTAACAGAAGTTTCATAGCCGCTTGGAGGTTTGGCTAAATATCGGTGGGTCTTATACTTATGCATACACGAAGAAACTGGCGTAGTTTCCGCCAGACGTGCGAGTAATTCGTCGGTAACAGCTACCGCAACATCAACCATGACTGCCCTGTCAATATCCGTCCTGATGAGACTAGACAAAATATGTATCGCCGCCAGCTCTCTCATTGTTCAACCCCCGTGTTTGACCGGATCACTGTCATAGGTATTTATCGTCTAAAACATTCAACACTGCATAGACTAAAAACAAAGGACTTAACAAAACAACAATCGCAACAATCGCGTAGCAGCGCAACTTTGGGCGGATTTCGAGAACGCTATCTAAGTCTTTTCTACTAAAAACTAGGAACACGCCCAATAGGCCCAATGCGAAGTAAACAAAAACAAAAATCATACCGGATCACTGCTTATCCCATAAGCCTTCATGATTTTTACTTTAAAGTTTGCAAGGATATTATTCACATCAATGCCGTCAAGAACCGGTGTAGAACCAGTGATGCCTTTTTCTTTTGCCAGCTTATGAAATTGCTCCATTGCCTCACCATGAAATACTTCAATTGGAGCTGCATCCAAATGTTCCCAGTTCATCCCCATAACTCCCCTTTCAATGGAACTAGCTTCACAACCGCAAGATCGTATTCCATCAGAGCGTGTACAAGCTCCCATGTGTCAAGATCAACCATGCGAACCCTCTCAACAAGATCTCTTGAAGCTTTAATCTCTGAAACAAGCTCAGGAAGAGATTTTCTTAAGTGCTCTATTAAATTCAAATCACAATCTGTTACTGGATTACAAAGATTGTGATATGTCGCAAGCTTCATTAGACGTTCTAATTCATTAAAATCAAACTTATTCACTCTTCTCTTCCACAACCAAGGTTGAATTACATTCACAGTTAAACTAAATCAAATCATGAGCTATTCCTAAGATCTTATTTATTACATTTTCTTACATCGTACAACAAGATCATACATCTTTAGAAATCAATTCTAATATTCAATCTTTATTCTCTTAGAATACTGTATAACTGTTATGATACTTTAAGCTTGATAAGATATTATAAGATTAATAAGAAATATCTTTAAGAGGAAAGGGAATTCTTCTTTTCTTAAAACGGTAAAAAGGAATTGGATGCTTTGGAGAAGGGTATATACCTGTTTTTTAAAAAAACAAAAAAGAGTAAAAAAAAAGGTGATAACTTTAAGAATAAAAAGAAACAAGAATGAAACAGTTTTTTAAGGTAGAGAGTTTGATTGTCTTTGAAGCAGACAAACAAAACTAAAAGAGAAGAGAATGAAACAGTTTTTTAAGGCAGAGAGTTTGATTGGTTTTCAAGTGAAGCAGGAAGTGTTTTGGTTCGTTTAAGCTATCTATGGTTAATCGAAGCGTTAGAAGGTTAGGGGATTATTAAGGGGGGATAACGAAAAATGTGTCAAGCACTATTTTACACAAATCGTATAAAGCCAGATTATCGTTAAAGAAAAGACCTCTTTTTTACTGCCTAAATAATGAACTTCATACAAGATATTACAAAATAGTACAAAGAAAAAATGCTTAAATTTACATCATTGATGGAAATTAAATGATTCACTGAGGACTTAAAAGCTATAAACTTCTGGATCTCTTTGGTACTCACCTGGTATGGTCTGATATGAACCTCTAAACCAGGCTGGGAACGTGATTGACATCAAGATTGACAATGCTCACTCTCAAGTAGTGGCTGATGAAAAAGTAATCAACAAACTTTCAAGGGTTCTTTCCTACGAGATGGCAGGTGCCTTCTTCGCAAGACAGGCAAACCCCTATTGCGATGGTCGCATTTACCTCATGGACAAGAAGGGGATCTTTCCGACCGGACTCCTTGCCATCCTGGTGAAGTTTTTAAAGCAACAGAGCCTCGCTTATCGGTTTGTGGATGTCAGGTCTATCCCAAAGAACAAAATCGCTTATAAGCTGAATCTGCCCTTCTCACCGAGAGATTATCAAGTGGCCGCAGTTGAGACGGGACGTTCAAGGGGTGTGCTCGTTATTGGCACAGGTGGTGGTAAAACTTTAACCAGTGCTATGATGGTGGCCAAACATGGCGTTCAAACCCTTGTTGTAACGCCTGACACTAATCTCAGGCAGCAGATGTATGACTCGTATGCTGAGTGGTTCGAAGAGAAACATCTCTCAACCAGCGTTGACTCTGACGCCTCTATTGTGATCGCCAATATTCAATCTCTTGCAAACAAGCCTCCTTCGATGTTTCACCGCTTCAATATGCTTGTAATTGACGAATTTCATCACTGCCTCGCCAAAAACACAATGATTTCAGCAGGATATGGCGCATACAGGTCAATTGAGTGGATTTACAATAGGGTTGTGTCTGGATTTCAAACAAAAGTCAAATCTTGGAATGGGACTGAATGGGAGAACAGGCTTGTTACTAACGCTTTCAAATACAAATCTTCTGATCTTTTAAAGGTTAAAATTCAAGATGAAGATGGGAAGATTAAAGAACTTCTTATTACTCGCAAGCATAAGATGCTCACCGAGCATGGCAAAGTTGAAATAGGTTCGATGAAGGTTGGTGATGAGGTGGTTCTTGGATACAGCACTCATGCTGCGGCTATGCGGAAGAGAAGTTTGAATACGGAGTACAGAGAGTATCTCTCCAGACGTGCTGGAGATCAAAACAGAAATCGCTCTTTAGAAGTTCGAAAACGACAATCCAAAAAGATTAAAAAGCTGATTGACGATGGCAGCTACAACCCTTACGGTCGCGGCAAATACGGTAACGGAGGCAGGACCACGCCGACGCAGGATCGTATCTCCAAGATGCTGCCAGAAAGCATCTCAGAGCTTTCAGTGGCCCTGAGAGACAAGGAGAGGCCACATCATTACAAGATCGATGTGGCCATCCCACGCCACATGATCGCCATCGAAGTTGATGGAAGCTCTCATAAAGGTCGCGAAGAATCAGATCGAAGAAAGAGCGAAAGGCTAAGGAGGCTGGGATGGAAAATTGTCAGGATACCGGAAAATTGCTCAAAGGACGGATTGTCTCGATTGAAGAAGTTTGTGGAGATTTTGACGTCTACGACCTAGAGGTTGAAGGCAATCACAACTTTGTTGCTAATGGCATATTAGTGTCAAATTCCGCAGCGAAAACCTACAAAACTGTGAACGCATATTGCCGCAGTGCCTACTACCGCTACGGGTTCACTGGGACTTTCATGAGATCCGATGGATCTGATATGGAGATGTACGGTGTTCTTTCACAGGTAATCTTCAAGAAATCCACAAGTGAGCTGATTGAAGAGGGGTATTTAGTTAGGCCGTATATAACCATGATCAAACACACTGTGCCGAATTTGAAGTGTAGCTATGCGAGAGCTTACGAGTATATCACCAAGGATGAAAGTTTTAATCTTAAGATCGCCAGACTCGCGATTAGCAAGGCATACACCGAGGGCAAGCAAACACTCATTCTAGTTCGACGCAAAGAGCATGGTAGAGCCATTGTGCGACTGATTGGTAATGATGCTGAATATTTAAGCGGTGACGATCCGACCGATCATAGAGAGCGTGTTAAATCAGAGTTTATTAAAAAAAGGTTTAAATGTCTTGTCGCTACTAACATCTTTGGCGAAGGTATAGATATTCCAACAATTGATGTTCTTATTAATGCCCGTTGTCAAAAGACTGAGATTCAAACATCGCAGGGCATCGGTAGGACACTACGTAAACATGAAGGCAAAGATAAAGCCGAAGTTTATGATTTTATGATCGAAGGGCAAAGACATCTTCGTGATCATAGCTTGGAAAGACTTAAATCATACCGCAAAGAATCTGCGTTCAGAATTACCATCCTAGAGTAGAAAAACAATTCACAACGCTACTAATAGCGTCTCAGGTTTTTCACCATATTAAAAGACAAGGGTTGTCCACAACACACACCACATGTGGTGTTGCTGCTCCTGTGGATCAATCTGTGGATCAAATATCACTTGCTTTGACTTAAAAATTTAAGGCAAGCTGGAAGTCCAAATTCACCAAGACTTGTTAGGGACGTGATGGAAGCAACCGAGCTGAATGAACTTCTTTGTTATCTGGTGCATAAGTTTCGGCGAAAGCAAACGAACTTTTCGTCACAAGTAAACAATACATTCGATGATCTGTTGCAAGAGGCGAGGCTCGCGGCAGAGATTGCTGTTAGGAAGTATGACGCAAAAAAGAACACGAAGATAAAAACTTGGGTATACGCCTGTGTCAACAATCATCTCATGGATATCGGCGATTACGAGCGTTCAAAGCCGTCTCTTGATTATGTGAGCGAACTCCCAGAACTGGCAGGCACATATCAAGAGGGAGTTGATTTTGATCTCACCATGAAGACTTTGTTGAACGAGAAAGAGTATCGGCTTTACCAGCATATTTACGTTGAGGGCTATTCCATTCGTGAAATTATTAGATTGAAAATGTTTAGAGAGAGGGAAGCAAATTGTCTACACCAATCCATCTTATGCAAATCGAAATCACTCGGAGAGAGCCTGGAAATTCATTTGACGCAGAAAAAGCTGCAAGAGAACTGGCTAGCAGATTTTCATGCTTAGCAAAAAAGATTGTTGTTCAGAACATACTAATTAAGCCGGTAGCTAAGAAAAACAAAAAGGTAGAAACAAAAGTCGAAAGTCTTATCGAACACGATGAGAGGCTTCGTTCTGTTAGAGGCTTTCTTGAGTGCTGGAATAAATGGCGTGAGTTCTATTTTGACCTATCTCCAATCAAAGTAAAAACCAAAGGTCAACTCACTGTCATTGAGGGGGCAATTCAATACATGGAAGAAAACGAATATAATATGCACATGATGATAGCTTGCATCCACAAAGGTTTTCAAAGAAGAAGCTTTAGACCTAGCTTTAATACGATCACGCTTTACGGTGAAGAGCTTTACGATCAGTTTATATCTCAGGTTCATTCTGATGTTGAGAGAAGAGAGCACGCAAGACAGGCTGAATTATGAAAGCTGCGATGGAGTTTCATTTTGGTGAAGAGTTTCAATGTCAAATGCTTTCTTTGATGTTGAGAGACGCTTCGTTTGCTGCAAAGGTTTGTAAATACATTCCAGAAGAGAGGCTTTACGCAGAGCCTCATAAATATCTTTTCAACCGGATCAAAGAGAAGCTTGAGGCCAAGGCTGAGCTGACTTCTTATATTGAGATTGAAGATCACTTGAAGACCATTGAGCCTCGCAAAAGAAAGATGCTCAAACACTTCTGTCGGCGTATTTGCGGATCGAAGCCAGATAACGAGAAGTTCATCAAAGAGAAGTTGACCGAGTATTCAAAGAAGAATGCTTTCATTGATGTGTTTCAGACTTCTCAGACTCTTTGGAATTCTTTGCAATATGACGATGCCTACACTTACACGATGCTTGGCATTAACGATCTTTATTCGATCAACTACACAGATGACGCAATTATTCCAATTGAGAAGTTTGAAGAAGAACGTCAGTTCATGATTAACGAAATGTCGAAAGGCACTAGGAGAGTGCCGACCAACATTGGGCCGCTGGATGACATCCTACGCGGTGGCCTAGAGAAGGGAGAGCTTGGTATTGTCTTAGCAGAGCCAAAGCGAGGTAAATCAATTTGCCTCACGCACATGGGTGCTACAGCCGTGATGATGAGGATGGGGAGGGTCGCTCACTTTGTTCTTGAAGGGACCAAGGAGCAAGCGATTTTGCGTTATCTTTCTCGCATCTCTGGAATTGAATATCACAGGCTTGAGAAAGATGAGATCACGCTAGAGGAAAGCAAGCTTCTTGACGCTGTTTCAAAGAAATACATGAGAAAGCTGGATCTTATTCCGTTCAATCAACATTGGAATTACACAGTTCTTGATATCGAAGCGAAGCTTAAAGAGCTTATAAACGCTGGCAGGAAGCCGGATCTCGTTGTCATTGACTATGCAGATCTTTTAAAATCAGGTCAAAAGTTAAAAGAGCTGCGACACGATCAAGCTGAAGTTTACCGAGACCTTAAAAGGCTTGCGGTTATGCAGAAGTTTGCAATTTGGACCGCCTCTCAGGCTACTAGGCCAAAGGACACCAAGGAGAAGGGCGAAGTTCTCAGGTCCAAAGATATTGCTGAAAGTTATGAGAAGGTGCGGATCGCAGATCTTGTGATGACTTTGAATCAAACGCTAGAAGAGAAAAAAGACGGAGTGCTTAGGCTTCATGTTGATATTTACCGAAGCAATGACACTGAGAAAACAATCCATCTGCTAACCAACTTTGAAAAGATGATATTTTACTCCAAGGTTTACGGTCACGCAGATCCAACGATTGACACTAAGTTTGACTGGATGAAAGAAGGCCGAAGAGGAAAGAAGAAAATGACATGATGGAAGCGTCTCTTTCATTTTTTACACTCTATCCCAACTTCAACCTTGAAGAGTTTTTGGTTGAACGCGAGCTTGAATGGCGTGTTTCTGATTCTGGAGATCACAAGGAATACCAGATCAACTGTCCGAAGTGCCATGAACGCGGTGAGCCGACACTCGACACAAACAAGAAACTTTGGATCAATGCCGAGTCTGCTGCGTTTCATTGTTACAGGTGCAAGTGGAGTGGAAGTCTTCTTAAGCTTGTTCAAACTATCTGCAAGACGACACTTGAGCAAGCAATCCGATTTCTCAAGGGAAAGCTAAACGATCCCATGGATATGATGAGTCTCACGATATCTTGGCCTAGATATAAGCCAGATGAATCCGAAGAAGATCCGTTAAGAGACGTAGAGTTACCATATGGATACATGCCGATTGAAGGTCCGAACAGTTACCTTGAGAAGCGTCTAATCCCATGGAAGTATGCAGCGAGAAGTGATTGGGGAACCTGTGATGCTGGGTTCTGCAAGGATCGCATCATAATTCCGTACTTCATGAACAACCGACTTGTGTTCTGGCAAGCTCGTGCTACGTGGGAGGATCCAGGTAATAAGGACTTCAAAAAGGTCTTAAACCCCAAGGGAGTCTCAGCTAGAAGCGTCCTCTACAACTACGATGTCGCTAAGAACTATGAGACCGTGGTGCTTGCGGAAGGCTTTATTGATGCCACTAAAATAGGCCCACACGCGATGGCGACTAATGGCAAAAAGCTTCATCCAGAGCAGTGCGAATTTCTGAAAGAGGCCAAGATCAAAGAGATCATTTTGGCCTGGGACTCAGACGCATGGATTGATTCCAGGAGACGCAAAGATGGGCATTTGATCAAACCTTGCTCTATGCAGAATGCGGTTGATCTTTTAAGAGGCTACGGCTTTAAGGTGAGATGTGCGAAGCTCCCCGAAAAAAGAGATCCAGGAAGCTTCGCCTACAAGTCTGAAGAGTTGTCTGAAATTATTGCACGAGCCAAAGATCCGGTGTTCTAGCTATTCCAGGTATGCAGGCTTTTCATCCCAATCAGACTCATATGACCGCATCAACCTATCATAATGACTAATTGCTTTGATTGCTGCGACACGCCTGGTCAAGTCTATTTGACCAGTGGAGTCATTTAGATACGGTTTTAGTACAAATTCGCGAGAGCTTCTGATGGCTCTGCGTGCGTCTTCTACCTCACGCCTTAATTCGTCTAAGTCCCGCACAATGGCGTATCCACGTTTTTCTTTGCCGTTTGACAGTTGCATTTCATTTTCCCTCTTAAGATTATGAAATGTCTGCTTGCAAAGTCTGTGCCTGATCAGTTGCAGAGGAGGGAATTGAACCCTCGTCTCTAGATTATGAGCCTAGCAAGATACCACTTCTCCACCCTGCCTTTCCATTATAAGGGCATCGGCATCTACGGCAAAGTTTCTACGTAGAAACTTTTAAAGCCCTGGTGTTATTGGGGTATTAAGATTCTCTAAAGTTTCATACACAAAAGTACGATGTATGCATTATAAGGTGGGGTTAAACCAACAAAGTGAGGTAAACAATGGGTTACGAAAAAGTCAAAACGAGCATCCTAACTGAAGGTCAGATTCAAGCACTGCTGCGTGCTATAGACCTTTGCAAGAATGCTAAAAACGGCAAGGGAGCTAGAACATTCTCTATAAGGCTAAGGGAGGCAGAAAATAAGCTGTTTCACCTTCTTACCGAAATTAAAAAGGTCTGAATATAGGGGTTATCAACACAACTAAGGAGGTTCTCATGAAATCCCCAACAACACTTTATCGTTATAACCTAAATCGCCTAACTGACGGTGAAATCGAAAAATACAAGGTTCAAACTGGCGACACCTTCACCAAGCTAGAACGCGACTGTCAAACCCTGTATCGAGTTCGCAAGGACAATTTCGACTTTTACGGCTTCAGATCACTCAAAGAAGCAAGAAACGAATATTTCTCGGCTATTAAGATCGAGATACACCGCCTCACTGAAATTATTAAGAACAACAAAGTGACCTGATTTGATTGGGGTATTAAGATTTATTAAAGTTTCATACGAAAAAGTACGATGTATTAAATAACAAACAAGGAGATTCATCATCATGACTATCAATCGCGGCGGAAAAAAAGATTCAAACAGTGTTCCTCAAAAACTCGATGAGATTCTAATTCGAGCGTTTACCGATCAAGCCTTGTCTTCAAAGTATGAAGACCTCTTCAAGGCTGACAAGGGCGAGATCATTGCCTACCTTGAAAAAAACGATGATGGCTTTGAGATCGACATGGGAAAAGGATTCAAGTGTGATCAAGGATCGGTGATCTATACTTCGAGGGCGAACTGGAAGTTTGATACCGACAAAATTCTTGAGTTAGTAGAATCAGGCCACGTCACTCTTGCAACAATTCTTAACGCTTGCAACTTCAGTGCTGAAAAGCTGAAGACTGCCATCGGCGAATCAAAGTTCTCAGGTCTAGCATCCCAGACTTCAACTGAGTATTTGACATTGAGAGCAAGTTCTGAATTTAAAACTAAAGTCGAAGAGCAATTCAATCCATCTGAGGCTTCCGCTCCTGCCGCTCCAAAGGTTGCTCCTAAACCAAAAGCCGAACCGAAGACTGATTCTAAGTCAAAACTTGCAGCCGCAAAACTTGCAGTTGAGAAGGCAAAATCTAAGTCCAAGTCAGCCGATGACGATCTGGCAGATATCCTGGGGGACTAAATGGGAACCATTCACGATTTGTGGATTGATCTTGTCGCTTCAGGTGAGTGCAATCTCACCTTCGAGCACTGGTATGCAGATTTGACTCAATCACTTTACAAAGGGGATTGCGATGAATGAGTGGGAGATATTAGATTTTCTGGGCAGGTATGAATATACCGATGAGCGTTCTAATAAATATTGGGAGATAAGAGCGGTTGATCACTCTCAGCCGCTCTATGTCGCCTCTTGGGGAAGGATCGGTGCTGCTCCGCAGGAGACCGAGTATTTGGGTACTGACACAGTATACAAAAAGATTCGCGAGAAGATTGCAAAAGGCTATGTGAAGGTAGGCTCTGCTTCAGAGCATCCGTATCAGAGGCCGAAAGATCCTATGAAAGACCCTATTAAGAAGGACGAACCAGTTTTAAACTTCATGCAACAGTTGAGGCAGATATGAAAGTAGAACTCATCATTCCATCACGATGCACTAGCATCTTGCCCAATGACCTTGAAAAACCTCATTTGGTTGCAGAGCCTAAGATGGATGGTTCTCGCTACGTTCTTTATATCGGCTGTGATCCGTATGAGAGGCAAGCGAACAATGCTCTTCTCTCAAGAAGAGTCTCAGTTGTTGACACTAAGCACGTTGATAGGACTGCGAATGTTCCTCACATCACCGCTCTGATGTATGCAGATCTCCAAGGGACGGTACTGGACGGAGAGATCATGGCTGAGAATTTTCTCGCTACAAACTCAATCATGAATTCTTCGCCAATGCTTGCAGTTCAAAAGCAAAAGGAGCTTGGATTTTTAAACTATCACGTCTTCGACATCGTTCGCTTTCGCGGGAAGGATCTTCGAGGACTTCCACTTGAGAAGCGTAGAAAAATCCTAGTCGCTGTTGTTGAGAGAATGAATAACAAATATATAAAACCAATCGAACAATTCACAGGCGACATACACAAGTATTTTCAAAGCATCGTTAACGCTGGTGGCGAGGGCGTTATCGTGAAAGACCTGCGTCAAGGCTACGGGATGGGCTGGTGCAAAATGAAAAAGTCCTACGATGTGAGTTGTATTATTTCAGGTTGGAAAGCTGGCAACGGCAAGTACGCAGATAGCATTGGATCGCTCGCTCTCTCAGTGCATCACAATGGAGAGTTGATTGAGATTGGGTTTGCATCTGGGTTTGACGACACCTTGCGAATTGATATGGGACGAAACTTCGATGCCTATAAGGGCAAGGTCGTCGATGTCTTCACTCAAGAGATACAAGCCTCAAAACGCTCTAAGGACAATCCTGTTGGAAGGCTGAGACACCCGACATTCCATAGGCTTCGTGATGACTTGAACGCCAAGGATTGTACCTCGCTCAAACTTCAAGAGGATTTAAAAGCCGCTAAAACTAAAAGCTCACGTTTTAAAAGAGGTGATGAATGAAAGGTCTGATTACAAGTTGATGATTTCATTGATATTCTAAGAAACATTAAAGTTTTTACGCTGTATGACGATGTATTATAATATAAGCGTGATGATTCTAATGTAACTTTAAAAAGGAGTATCAAATGAAGACACAACTAGCGATTCTAACAGTGATTTTAAACACAGCCTGCGGTCAGATGACTAACGACAAAAGCCAAATTGACTGTGCCAAAGACTCATCCAAGGCAGAATGCCCTAAAGAAAAGCTTGGCCTGATATCAGTCACAGGCTCCGTCTCAGGTGCCTTTGATGTGAGTGTTGACGGTGAGCACTACAGAGACATTGAAGCCTACTACACAGCCGAGGTTGACCGTCTAGCTAAGAGGATCGCTGACGCAGGGTACAAGGGCTATGACGCAGAGTTTGACGCTAAGCTTGGGTTCAAAGACCTCACTCAAGGCATGACGGTGTTCCTTGCTGCCTCAGACGGCCATGGTGCCGCTGGCAGGGCTTATCTAGGCTCAGATGACACCTTCTTCTTTCGCCTGCCCTCAGACACCTCTGACGGCCAATACCGATTGAAAGCCGTGAAGCGTATCTCGATTAAATTGACTAAAGATTCTGAAGTCAAAAGGTTCTGCTTCAACTTTGCTGCCAGTGCTGAAGTTGAGATTGTTGACCGCAAGTCTGAGCCAGTCATCCTTTCAACCTTTGAGTCTTCTTTGACTAAATACGAGTGTTCGCAGATTAGTGATGAAGGCTTGAGTATCCCAAAAGCCGAAGCTTCTAAATCAAAAACAACGAAGACTCACTAAAGCGATGATATTACTAGTGTATTGAGTTTTACTCAAGTTTAAGACGGAAAATGACGATGTATGATATTGTAAGCAACAAGGAGGCGATGTATGAGTAGGGTTATGGTGTTTTACAACGAAAAACAAACAGTTTTAGACAACGATAGCTTTAGCCCATCGGCAGGTAAGCCTGCAAAGGTTGTCGCGTCCTGGAAGGCACTAGGACTGCCCGTAGCGGTCAGGTCATTCAGACCATCCTCTATCAAGCAGATAAGCAAGATACACGATCCCAGCTACGTTAAAGGCGTTTTAAGCTGTACTCAAGATAATGGGTTCCACAATAGGCTCAAGAGTGTCGCTGACGCTCTCCCTTGGGTTTGTGGCTCCATGGTGGCAGCAGCCGTTCATGCCGCTGAAACTAAGGAAATCTGTGCGTCTCCTACCAGTGGCAGCCATCACGCCACATATAGCCATGGCGGAGGCTTTTGCACTTTCGGAAGCCTGGTCCTTGGAGCAGTTGAAGTCCTAGAAAAAGGGTTAGCTCGCAAGGTTGGCATTTTTGATGTTGATGCTCACGCAGGGAATGGGACAAAAGACATCATAGAAAAACTTGATTTGAATATCTCTCATTGGAGCCTTGGCTATTCAGATGTTCGCTCAGATGACGCTGAGGCTTGGCTTAAAGCACTACCGAAGTTCCTTAAGAGGCAATTTAAGGGTTGCAGTCTCATCATATACAACGCAGGTATGGATAGTTTTATCAATGATCCATTAGGAGGTGTTTTCACGGTTGACCAAATTCGCAGAAGAGATCGCATTGTTTTTGAGTATTGCAAAAAACATAAAAAGGGTTGTGCGTTTGCACTGGCAGGTGGTTATCAAGAAGACATTAGGAAGATATTGGATCTTCACGATATCACCATGCAGCAAGCGTGTAGCGTATCAGGGTTGATATAAACAGGGAGTGTTTCATGAAATATGTAAAGAGGAGCAAGAGTATGAAAGCCAAGAATGTGATTGAGCACGATGAATTGAAAATCAGAATGCTGACCATTCGTTTGAATGAGAAGCAAGAGCACTTTATTGATCAAGCGATCAAGGTCTTGGAGGCTCAAAGAGGTCCAGGATCGCGGAAAGTCAGTAAAACCGAGGCAGTCCTAATCCTACTAGCGTTCGGAATGGATGAATTTGTTAAGCAAAATAAGCTAGTCAGTAAAGCTAGTTGACAGATTCCCTAAAGTTTCATACAAAATATGACGATGTATTACAATGTAAGTTCTAAAACCAAGGCTAAACGGGGAGAACATTGTATGAGTAAGAAGCATTTGAGTTGTAAAATTTGTGATTTCAAATCGGATGATCTAGTTGATCACATCGAGAAGAAGCACGCTGGCCATCCAGAGGGTTCCAAGTTCGCAGATGGAATCCTTGCATGGTATATGCTTAAGTTCGATGTCGATGAAACCCAGGTTGTTTGGAGTGGGAGTGATGCCGTGTCAGAAGACTCAATTAAGATTGGTGATGTTGAGATGCCGCTTGCGAATGGCAGCGTTTTTGTCCCAGCCATAAATGAGGCTTTCTTCTTCTCTGATTTTGCCAGTGATATTTGCACTGACATCTTGGAGAACAGAAGAATCATGCTAACAGGTCACACTGGCTGTGGCAAAACTTCCATCATTCAGCAGATCGCAGCTCGCACTAAGAACAATCTTATTCGAGTCAATTTAAACGGTCAAATGACAATCTCTGATTTCGTAGGCATGTGGAGCGTTCGTGGTGGCGAGATGGTATGGGTTGACGGGGTGCTGCCGAAAGCCATGCGTGAGGGTTATTGGATGATTCTCGATGAGATTGACTTTGCAGGGCAAGAGATCCTCTCAGTTCTTAATAGCGTCTTAGAGCCAAGCGGTGCCTTGATGTTAAAAGAAAGAGATCACGAAGTTGTTCACGCTCATCCTGAGTTTAGAGTTTTTGCAACAGCCAATACGGTTGGGTGTATGTCTCAATTCAGGTCTTTGTATCAAGGCACTAATCTAATGAATGAAGCTTTCCTTGATCGTTGGAGCGTCTATCACGTCAATTATCTGCCAGCCGATGAAGAGGCCAAAGTCCTTGTTGCTTCTGTCCCAAAGTTGACTGTCAAGATCGCAACAGTGATTGTCAAAGTCGCTGGCATGATTCGAGAGTCTTTCAACAAAGAAGAGATACAATGCACGTTCTCACTTCGCAGGATGCTTGATTGGGCAAAGCTCATGGTGCGATACCGTGATCCTATGAAAGCAGCCCAAACCTCAATTTTGAATAAGATTAGTCCAGAGGATGCGGAAGTGATCAAAGGTATTATTCAACGTGTCATGATTGGCAATGCGGGAGGCAAATAACATGAGTCACTTATTTGAATCCTCTCTTGAGAAAATTGCTCGTATCATTGCTCGCCAATACCATATTGATGTGATCTTTGAAGGCAGTGGGGCTTACACTGACGGCAAAAAGATTGTGCTCCCAAGCTTCACTAATATCACTCCAGAACTAAGGGCAGACCTGAACGGCTATCTTGATCACGAGGTCGCTCATTGCAAGTTCACTAAAATGGATGAAATTAAATATGTGATTTCAAACTTTCATAAGATCATGCTGAATGCGGCTGAAGACAATCGTATTGAGAAGGCGATTATTAATGAGTTTCCTGGCACTGCCTTCAATATAAATCCTCTCAATGTGAAGCTTCGCAAAAGAATTAGCGATGAGTGGAGTGAGATCGCTCCGCTGGTGAGGATCATACTTGCCGTCTCAGATATGATGGAAGGCTTAGAACCTCGTATTGACAAGGATACTAAAAGGTATATAGAAGCTGTGCGTGAGAAGGCCAGCGTCCTTGGAGCTTGCAATTCAACTGTTGAGCTTCGAGTTGCTACTGAAGAAATTGTTCGATTGATTGGGAAAGAAGAGGAAAAAGAACGTGAAGAAAAAAGTAGTGAAAGCTCCAAAGATGGAGAGTCGAAACCAGAGGATTCAGGAAAAGGCGAAAAAGGTGACTCTACCGGAGGTGATCCTGAAAGTGAAAGTCCAGAAGGAGAAGGAGAAGGAGAAGGAGAAGGAGAAGGCTCAAGTGAGACTCCCAGTGAAGGCGAAAGTAGTCCAAAGAAAGGGAAGAAGCTATCTGACAGTAGTGGTCGCCCTTCCGCAATAAGAAGGATGCTTGATGAGAAGCCTGATGCAAAAGATTCTAAGTTTGATGAGCACGTCCATGACATTCACAGTCTCATCAATAAAGAGATCAAAGATGCAATTAAGCAAGAAGTCAAAGAAACTGCTCGCGGTGTGATGAGTCCGATATTTGAAGGCTCACGATCCATCCCTCTCACTACTAGATTTGACAAGGTTACAGATCATAGCGGCAAGGGTGATGCAAAAGCCTACGCAAGATTAAAGCAGGATGTCGCTTCACTTGTTGCACCGATCAAGTCCCAACTTGAGCGTGTTCTAAAAGTCAAAGAAGATGCAAAGTGGACCTCGGACAAAGAGCGAGGCAGGATTGACGCACGTAGTCTCAACAAAATGCTTGTCAATCCTAACAACAGAAGAGTCTTTAAATCGTTCACTAAGACTGAGACCAACAATGTTGCAGTTGAGATTCTAGTCGATATGTCTGGCTCAATGGTTGGCAGAATGAGAACTGCCAAGATGGCCTGCGTCGCGATGGCAGAGGCTTTGAAAGACCTTCAGATACCCTTTGAAGTGACAGGGTTCTACTCGGAAGATGACCGCAATGTTATAAACATGGCTCGCAAGGCCGATATAAGTCGATTCAACCGCACCAGAGAGCGGCTTGAGCTTCACGTCTTCAAGTCATTTGATACTCAATCCTTAAGCGGCATTGAAAGCCTCTTCGTTGGAGTCCAGAACCCTGATGGCGAGTGTGTGTCTTGGGCAGCGAAGCGGGTTGGCAATCGCAAAGAGAAGCGTAAAATACTCCTAGTCCTAAGTGACGGTGAACCGTCAACAGGTGACGGCAATCGCGGCATCTTATGCTCCGATCTTAAGAACAAGGTTAAGCTTATTGAAAAGTCAGGCATTGAATGTATCGGAATAGGTATCGAAACTGACTCAGTTAAGCACTTCTATTCTGATTACATAGTTCTTAAAAACGTAAAGGATTTGCCAAAAGATGCTATGCGAAAGCTGGCCAAAATTGTAGGGGGATGAATGAGTATTTTAAAATCAAGCCGAGTAAGGAGAGACTGGTTCGACGAGTTGGCAGAGTACCTTTGCATGATCTTAGGTCACAAGTTCAAGAGAGTCGATAGCAGTGTAGTTAAAGTTAATTACTGTAGGCGTTGCAAAATAACGAAGCCATGAACAAGAAACAACTGATTGAATATTGTGAAGCTCGTGGAATACCAGTTCTGCCAGAAGCCACTGTTGAATACCTGAATGCTGCAATTGTCCGGTCCTCTCTACATTTGAAGGCAGTCGATGGATCGTGTTTCGGGTTCTGGGAGTTTGAGAACAATACTTGCGGAACATGTGATTTTGAAGGACGATGCTTTAAGGCTGGGATGGGCGTGAATAAGGATGCCTATTTCAAGAAGCTAGAAAGCCTTAAGAACCCAAGATTCAGGTTGGCCAAGAAAAAGCTAACTAAATCATAGATTTCCGGTGCTCTCCGTTTAGCCACTAAGAACCACCGGAATGAACCTCGTAGGATCAACATCTTACGGGGTTTTTTCTTTTTACGATTTCAACAGACCGTAACCTTATGATGTGATTGATGTATCAAGATTTATTAAAGTTTAATACGAAAAAGTACGATGTATTAGTATGTAAAAGATACAACAACCAAGCAAACACACACAAAGGAGAACGCGATGAAGACCTACAGGACATACAGCTTGATGATCGCCGTCGGAAGCGAAGACAAGTCGATGCGATACGAGTTATGGAGTGAGCTAAACGGCAAGTTCGAAGTTTTGGGCTTGTACCGGGATCGCGAAAGCGCAGACGCTGATCTTCAAAATTTCAAATTTCTCGACTCGCAGCTCGCTTGCAATCTTGAACTTGAAGACAAAGTCGGCTCTTAAACAAGGAGACTAAAATGGACGAATTATATTTGGAATGGGAAGAGTTGGTTGAGTCTGGCGACTGCGAAGAAGGATTTGAAGACTGGTATTCCGGCAAGGTGTCGGATGCCCAAGATAGCGATATGGAGCGTTAAATTTCGCAACAACTGAGGTGCTTATGGGACGTATGAAAGAGATTTGGGTTGAGAAGCAAGAGCAGGGTGATGAGCATCAAGATCATTTAAATGATGCGATCATTTTTATTGAAGCTGCGAATTCTAGTCTTATCAAAGTCATCGACGAGTATCTGCTTATCTCTCCACTAACTGCGAAAGCTGTAAAAGACGTTGTAGACACACTTGGTATTCACTTGTCGTTTTTAAAAGAGATGTCAGAGATTGTAAAGGAGTCTCAAAAAGAATGCTCCGATAGCATCGAAGCACTCCAAGGAGGATAGCAATCTGAAAGAAGAATGATGTAGCAATTTTACTTGCGAGTCATCGAATAAGCAACTAGCGCACCCAAACAAAATGAGACAGTTACTCCGCCAACGATCACAGAAGGCTCTTGCCACCATGTAGTCGTTGGCGTGTTTTGATAGGTGATCAATCTTTCATCAATGAGTTTATTTTTAGCATCAAGATCAATTTGACATTTCAAAAGATCTTTAATTGCTTTTGAGATCTTTGTTTGATCTCTTGAATCAAGACAAAGAAGAGGCTTGTCAAACGATACCGAGCTAGCTTCCTGAGCCTTTGTCATCGGACTGTAGGAAATCAGTAATAACATCGCGATCACTCTTCTCTGCCATTCTCTTATCAACCGCATCTTGCTTCTCCCTCACTTCGGCTTTTGTTTTTTCAAGAGCATACGAGTTCTCAGCTTTTTTCTGCTTAATCCTCGCAAGCTCTAACAAGCCAATTAGGACTGCAAGACCGAACTTCTCCATGAAAGAAAGAAGACTCAATCCCAACTGTGCAGTTGAGAGTGGTTTTTTCACAGCCTCTTGAACCGGTTGTTCGCTCATTTCTGAGGAGCTTGTGCGACTGATTTTTCTTGTGCCAGTTCTACTTTGTATTTGGAGACTTCTGATGGTTCGCTGTATCCGAACTTGCCAAGGATTGATCCAAGAAGCCATGCAGCTTCAGAAAGCATCCCAGAAATCTTGTTATCCCAGTTGTTGTCGGTATAAACCGAGATCTTGGTTAAGCCTTCAGCCATACCGCGAAGGATCAATTGAAGGCCAACCATCATTGCAACGATCTTTGCCATCATTGCTGGATTCATAATCATAGCAAGAATGCCAGCGAACATACTTGGAGCAGCCTCAACTGGTGCAACGGTTGCAATGACATCAGCAGCCAGTGCGATATCGGCTAGACTTAGAAATACCAATGCGAAAAATGCAGCTTTCATAAAAAACCTCCAAATTAAAGTTAGTTGTTCATCGGTCATTTTGAATTAATCTGTAGCTCTTTTTGGTGCATCGAGGTGTCTGAATATCGCCTCAAGCTTAGAATCAACTCTCGTAATCTTCTCAACGTGTTTAAACAAGGTCTCTTGCTGCGATTTAACAATTCCCTCCAGGTTCATGATCGTTGATTTCAAATGATCATTACTTCTGATATGGATGCCAAGCTCTGCTCTCTGCTGTTGTATGATATCCCATAGTTTACCATGTTCTGAGATGTTCTGTTTTTCAAGAACGGTGAAAGACTCGGCTAAGCTTTTGAAACCATCTGCGATTGTTTTGATATTTTTCTTTTCGTTCTTCCAGATGTAGCCAACCATCCAGCCGATACCACTGAGCACTGCGAGAAGGATGGTCCCAACTACCGACAGAAATATCGGGCCGTAGTCTTTAGCTATGGTGAGTAGTATCTCGTTACTCATCTTCAACCTCAAAAAGCTTTTTAACTATATCTTTGTCTTTTTCGATTATAGGTCTAGGAGGAAACCATGTTGCTTGAGGGCTATAAAGAGAGGTTGATTCGCCAGCCTTCATTCTTGCAATAAGATCTGCGTTCTTAGCTTTCCGCTTCTCAGCTTCATCGACAGTTTTTTCTCTATCGATGATGAGTTTCATTTACGGCCTCTTAAAGAATGATCCATCCGCAATTGAAGCGGCTATGATGAAGTCAAGTCCTTCATAGATAGTCTTACCATCGGGACATGGCTCCCAATCTTTAGGGGTGTCATCATCTGTCCACAAGTAATCTGAACAAAATTCAGCAGATGTCGGGAGACGATCCGCAGGAAATCTTTTCTCATCCATCAAAAGAGACACTGCCGCAGACTGATCTCCACCGTCATAAGCTGATTTCGCAGCTTGATACATAGCATTGCGAGGCATTCTTTTAGCCTGGTTCTTCAACGTCGAGATTTGAATATCGTTAATAGCACCATACAAAGAGCCGGAAAAAATGACGTGTAGAACATCCAAGTGTGCTCTGAATCCAGTGTTGACTCCAACAGCATCGTCCTCTGAGCTTGGAGCAGTAATATTAAGTCCTGATCCATTCAGTTTACTCTGCATATCGTAGAGGTTTGAAATAAGGCCAGGAGACAACGCACATTTGCTTGCGACAGTTGCTTCATCCTTGGCTTCGCCCATAATCCAGCTATGAGATTTGCCGTACTCAATAGTTCGATCAACAGCAGCTAGATTCTTAGTATACCAGAGGTTGTTCATGAGACCGAGTATCATGTCTTTTGAGATAGTGGAGTTTGCTCCATTGTCCACATTCACCTGAGAAGGGATAAAACAATCATGCGTTGGACTTCTGTACCATCTTCCTGGTCTATCTGTGCTTTCGAAAGCTCTGACATCAGCATCTTGGCAGCCAATCCCCCGCAGGCTTGTGAATAATAAGCCGTCGCATTTTGCAACGACATACCCTTTTTTATCATAAGCGTCTTTGGACAGTTCACAGTAGAGTCGCTTTTTGGAGGCGAGTAAGTCAAGACCTTGAGTTGTGGAGTCTGCTTGCTCATGCTTCCTCTTGAATGGTCCCCAACCGCAGCTAGTGATTAAGGGCAAAAGAACTAGAAACAAGGTTTTCATGGTTATCTCACTCGTACAGCGTAGAATTTTGCGTAGTTATTTGTATTTGCGACACCCTTTAAAGAGACAGCTCCAGTAGTGCCATTCGCTCTCATGACTTCAGTCTTCACGCCAGCTTTGTTGACCTGAAAGATGATGTCTTTGTTGCTCGTTTGGTTCTCAATGTAGCGATCCCCAGGCGCAGCAAAAGCAACAGTGGAGATAAAAAGATCCCTAGTGAATTTCGTTTTAAGTTCATTTTAATACCCCTTATCATAATTTGCTAAAAGTCACATTGAGGCACTATTCAATAATAAGCGGTCTTCTTTACTCTCCAGCGATGGCTGCTAAGCCCTGTCCACGCATATCCTGCTGCACCATAGGCTCCGGTGGCTACGTTCCTATACAAACCAAAATAAACATCAGCAGTTGTCGCTGTAAAGTTAGCTACTTGATAGCCGTAAACAGTTGTTGTTTGTAGGGACCACGAACATATCATACTAAAATCGGCATTTTTAGCCCAATTTTGTCCGGTGTTCTCAGAAAGTTCAAATTCTAAAACATCGCCTGGTCCAAGTGGAAACCTCCAAGAAATTCTCTTGAATTGTTGGCCAGTCATCGTGCCAAATTTTGCACCTTGGGGCCCATAATCAAAGTCAGTAGTATTGGACCCATCAGTTTGGTTAAAATTGTGCAGGTATTCGATGCTTTTGACTATACCCGTACTCTGACTTATTAGTTTAGTATCTATCGGATTCATGCTGGCACCTCCGTCCAAGTTACGTTGTCTGGATCAATCATTGCCTTTGTTGAACTATTTATTACCCAGTGATTACTCATTTATTGGTCCTCCTTCGGAGACGTATTCTGAATTCATTCTCGCACATCCCTGATAATTAGCGTTCGCTCTGTTGGCGTCAGGGTATTGCCGCTTGAGTGGCCAAATAGCTGCACTGTATTCCAAGTGCCTGGGGACTCGATAGAACCAACACCCCGCGCTAAATTTAAAACCTTATTAGAATACTCCCGGATATGCCCGCGTAATCGTCCATACTAGACGCCGCGCCGTCGCTTGTCTGAACTGTGATAATCCCCGTCGTCTCAGCGACAAATGTAACATCATACCCGTGGGATCCGTTTCTAGCTGCGCAGGCAAAAACTGTTCTGACTCCTGGACGAAACCCTGCCGGTAAAACGATTGCTGAGGTCGACCGCGAGGTTGATCCAGCGGTCCATGCGGGGCTTGAAATTTGTATCGTGATCGAGTTCCCGATTCGATAGGCGTAAATTGCTCCTGCTGTAAAATTACCATCTAAGTTTGCTGCCAAGATGATTGTGCCCGTCGCTTCCACTTGTGACCATATGCCTGACGCAAGGCACTCTAGCGTTGTACATTGAAATCTTCGATCTAAGTTTAACGTGGTTGCTGTGATGGAGTGTCCGCCGTAAATGACATCTGCGCCTGCGGCGTTAATGATTACTCTGTACGAACCCTCTCCGTCGGTTGCAGTTCTCACGACGCTGATTTTTCGGCCCACGTTGCTCGCCGTCGCTGGAAGTGTGATCGTCCGGTCGGCCCCTGACATCAGGGAAACGGCAATCGTTTGATATCCATCGGCAGTTAAAATTGTGTAGCCAGCGGCTGAAACCGTATTCACTGCAGACAAAACAATGGGAGAAAAACTAGTGACTGTACCCGCCACGGTAGACGTTGCCCCGCCGCCCGCTCCGATCGCAGGTACACCGATAGAGGCTACGATTCTGACATCTCTTGTCGCATCAATCGTGAGCGAAGATGTTGTCGTGTAGATGTTCGTGTCATCACACTTCAGATATGTCTCAGCATTTAAGTTTACATACCTGCCGTCAGCATTCTCATTGTGCTGAATCTCGATGCTCGTAGGACGCGATGGAAGTCCGTGAGCAATGGTTGTAGGCAGTGCCGCAGTGTAGCTTCGGTCAAACTTACGAACTGGAACCGTAGTCGCACCAAGGCCACCATCATAGAGTCTAAGGTTAACTCTCGATGCAGAGCCTCCACCGAAGTACGCCCAAATCTTAGTGTTGTCTTTATCAACTAAGAACGCATCGCTTAGCTCGTTTACAGTTTGACCGTCTTCAGAGATGAAATTACCGTTCCAGTCTTGATCTTGAAGTCTGACCGCAACATTGGAAGGAAGATCAATGCGAGCTGATGCAAGTTTTAGAATGTCTAGTCCAGACAAAGCTACGCTGGCAAAGAAGACATCTTGCATTCTGCCAAAGAATGACTGAGAACCAGCAGTGTTGGCTCCAAGAGTAAAGGTTCCAGCAGCGGCAGTGTTGGTGTTAGAGGATGTCCCAACTTGAACACCGTTCACGTAGAGATACCATGCGCCAGTGCCATCATACACCGAAGCTAAGTGATTCCAAGATCCAGCTTGTGGAGTAATGCTGGGAACCACTGTAGGAGCACTTGTCCCACAAGTGAATACAATTCCAGTCGTGTCAGTGTGAATTCTCCAAGTGTGAGATGCTCCATTATTTCCCATGAGCTGCTGAATGCTTCTAGCCCAATTGTCAGTGCTAAACCATCCTCCGTATGAGAATGGAGTATTGCCAGGGTTAAAGAGTGCGTCGGCAGAAGTAAACCTTTGAGATGATCCGTCAAGAGTCGCGACACCCGACACTCCGAAGATGTCTAGTCCAGTGAATGGCGTGGAGCCTACGTTGGTAAGAGTCTTGCCATTTCCAGATGAGTCATTCAAAGTAGCTAAGTTCCAGTATGAAACTTTGCTCGCTAAAGAGTTTAGAGGAAAGCTATCTGTAGCTAAGACGTGACCGCCTGCAATCTGTTTGCCTTTGTATCTCTTAGAGGCAATGACGTTCACTTGGCTATCAGTTAAGACTGTACCCTTGTGAATGAAGACATCTTGAATTGAGATATTGGAGAACTCGGATGCACCGTTAAGTGCTCCAACGAATAGTCCATTCCCAGTTGTCCCACTTGTGATCGTAGCAGAACCAATCAACTGTCCATTGATGTACAATCTTGCAGTCGTAGTGCTGAGAGTCACTGAAATATGATTCCATCCAACCATTCCCGAAGTCGAAGCAGAAGGAGTGATGCTAGTAGCGAATGACTCTACTCGTACCGTATTGCCAGTAGTAAGACTTAAGCGGATACAGGTAGCAGCCGCAGTTCCAATGGACATCAGCGTCCTAGCTGTAGCATCAGCCCAATTCTCTTTGTAGAACCATCCCCCAAAGCTTGTAGCTCCAGAGGCAGTTGCATAAGAGAACTCAGCGTTTGTAGAAGACCAGAATTGAGATGATCCGTTTAGAGTAGAAGGTATCGTCTCTCTTCCAAAGAACCCAACTCTGTTGAAGAGAGGAGTTGCAGTCCCAGTCAGAGCTATAGGGGAGGATGCAGAGTCGTTCAGAGATGTGCCGGAAGCCTCATTCCCACCATAAACGTGGAGTGTCGTAGTGTTTGGGAAATCTGTTGTCGCCAGACTACCATAAGTTGCGAGTTGACCAGCAGATCCAACAGTTCCGATAGAGTGATCAGAGTCCTCGTAGACTAATGGAGAGACATTGACGCTTGGGCCGCTGTGAATCTTTCTTGCTGCATCAGCCTTTAGTGCGTAGTTACTGGATCCATCTGTTCTAAGAAGGGCGATTGGGATGTAGCGACTAAGGTCTACTGTCGAAGCGTCGGCAGTTAAGACCACAAGCATTCCAGTCGTTCCAGAAGAGACTGCGTAATATTGAAAACCAACACTCGCGTGAGTCGTCAAGGATACTGGCAACGCTCCCATGTCAAGATACAGGTAATAAGAAGTCGATGCTGATGGAGCAACAACCCCAAGACTGCTAACCGCAGTTTTAAGGTTAAATGAGATATCAGCCTCAAGGCCGATTAGAGTCGAGTCATAGCGTAGAAACCCCTTCTTCAGAGTCCCCACGTTCGCTGCAATCGCTTGTAGCTTGAGATCAGTGCCTCCGCCTCCTCCAGAGCCAGAACCCGATGCGGCAGGCTTCACGATGCGTGCTGTGCCACCAACAGAGTTCTCTACAACAGATGTAGCAGAGCCAGCAGTTTTAAAAGCGTTCGCAGCAGTAGCTTCGAGATCAATGTACCCGATAGGCGTTCCGTCAAGTGCTGTGAACAGGTTGACTGGATCGCTTAAGGCCGCAACTGATGCAGCCGCAGCAGAGAAGATCGTGTTTACGATGTTCGTTGAGTTTGAGTAAACCAAGGCCAATCTTCTAAATTGACCTATCGTTGTCGTTGGTAGAGCGAAGGCCGCTCCTTGAACTTGGACAGTCCCACCGACAATTGCAGCAGTCTGCAAGTTAATCGTAGTGGCTGCAAACAGCCCTATCGCATCATCTGCACTCAGGATCGTCTTTCTAGCTCCGTCGGCTCCAATCACCGCGTTAGACGCAATGTTGAGAAGTGCGTCCGACGGATCACTTGCGAACAACCTCAAAGGAGACTGTAGCTCGCTGTTGAGAAGGCCGAAGATAGCCGCAAGCTCTTGGCGAGCGGTTGTGCGAAGAACGGGCAATTGTGCCTCGTTCACCATCTGAGTAGACTGCTGTTTATCTATAGGCATTTATTAACTCCATACTCTGACAAGAATCCATGCGTTTTGTGGGATAGTTTCAGCGAAATCAATTCTAGCAGGGGTTACATTTCTAACCCAAGTATTTCCGGCACCCTCGCGTCTCAAAACTCCATTCACATACACGTCAATCTTGGTGATGCCTGTGATAGTTGAAGCAAGGGAGACTGTGGCTACACCGCCACCGCCAACACTGAACTGCTCATCAGTCCATGAGGCTGAGACACTTGCAGGGCCGCGTTGCACCCTCCCCGTAGTATCTTCAATTTGTAAATATCGTAACGCCACAGGTTTTTCCTTTAACTCAATGGAGGGGGAGCGTAATGCCTCCCCTTTGGATCAAGCTTCAAACTTAGTATTGGAATTCAAAAGATGGGTCAAATTCAAGAACGGTCGCACTTAAGGCGCGACCAACCATTTGCACTTTGTCGCCAGCAACCCAAGAAATGGCAGAGTAAAGAGCAATCGCTCCACCAGAAGTACGGGAAACATAATACTTTCTACCAGGAGTCAAACCAGAGAATCCGCTAACTAGATCACCTTTTGCAAACAAGATGTTGCCAGCAGCAGTTGTAGCAATCGAAGCGACAGCCACTAGACCGATAGCAAAATCTTCTAGTGCGACAGATCCGTCAGCAAGAGCTAGATCAACATTGCCGTTTGCTTTGACGTAGACAGCTTGGCGAACAGTGATTGAGCCACCGTTGTCATTGGTCTTAGAAAGAGTTGGAACTGAGATGCTAGAAGCGTCTGCCTTCAGAGCCAGTGCATCAAACACTGCGTTTTGGGAAGCGGCTACGTTGGTAACGCCATCAACAATGGCATCAGCTACAGCAGCCACTCTAGCAGCGGCAGTAAAGTCAGTAACATCAGCAGCAACGTGTGTGTGTGACGAAGCGGCTTTAAGTGCCAGTGCATCAAACACTGCATTCTGAGAAGGAGCGACATCGGTAACGCCATCAGCAATCGCGTCAGCTACAGTAGCAGCCTTGGCAGCAGCGGTGAAGTCAGTGACATCGGCAGCAACGTGAGTGTGGACGCTGGCCGCTTTAAGAGCAAGAGCGTCAAACACTGCGTCTTCAGAAGGAGATCTATCAGCAACACCGTTGGTGATCACCTGAGTGATGACAGCGGTTCTAGCTCTGGCGTCTGTGAAGTAGAGGTTTGTGCCTTCAGCGATGTTAGTTGTGCTTAGAACAACGACACCTGTTTGGCCGTTTACAGAAGCTACTGCGTCAGTAGTGTCAGATTTTTCCCAAACTGTGCCGTTATAAATTGCATAGTCGCCAACATCAAAAGAGATTGATCCAGAACCAAGGTTTTGCGAGCCAGCAGTACCGACACGGTAGACCATACCAGCGTCGCCAGCACCGTCAGCCAAAGATGGAGAGTTGGTGGTAGCATTCCACACACCTTCGTAGGTCATGACTGCCGATGGAAGCTGAGATACTGGAACTTTACCGCCACCATCTAAACTTGCGACACCGTTGTTAGCTCCGCGTTGACTGAAGCTTAGTGCTTGACCAGCAGCCGCACCGTCGGCGATGTTGCCAACGATGATTCCGCCCATGTCAAACTTGCCAGACGATTCTGTGATCGTTAGATTGGATGCGCCAATTCGCACCCCTGTAAAGTCAATTGTTTGAGCAGAAGACGGCTTACGCTCGTTTCTACCGCCTGTGCCAATAACTAATAAGTCAAAATTCGCCATGTCTAATTCCCTTTCGCTAAGTTGTTTGCATCACAATGAATGATTTCACGGTGACTTTCGAACCAGCCGTATCGGCTGCCAAACTAACTTCTTTTGAAAAACTTTCGTGCTTTGCCTGAATCAAATTCACTAACGCTTCAACCTTGCTCGCAACTTCTGGGTCTTTTATGTTCTCAACCAAGACAGTCATATTGTCCTCATCTCGGCTTAGAATCTCTAGGACGTTGTTCATTGGAAAGCCCATCATGGTCTCGCTACTACTTCTGGAAGAAGTATTAAGTCAACAGCAGTCGCACTGGCAGCACTCGCTGCACAGTCTGCTATCCCCAGTTTAAAGATTGAATCGTTTGCTCCGACAAAAGCATCAACGCCAGCTCCGTTCACATACGAGCCAGCAGTTTCTCCCATGAATATCTCATCACCAACCGCAAATCCTAGACCAGTCAATACTCCAGCTAAATTTGCACCAGGAAGTTGGACTGTGACAGGACTTCCATCGCCAGCACAAGTTGTCATAGTGACGCCGTAAAATTGCTGAGTGCCAACTCCGTCTGAGTCGGCAAGAATGACTTTGCCAGTTGCTGGATTCTTTGAAACCGGAACTCCAGCAGCTAAGGCTGATCCACCAATCATAATCTTCTGATTAGATGAACCTCCGCCTCCGCTTAAATTCCCATCAATCTTTTGTCTTTCAAGGATGTTTTTTGCGAATATGAAAAGCTTTACTGATAAGCCCTGTGTGTCAATCGCTGGAAGCCAAGGAAACTTGCTACTCGCAGATGCACTACAGATCATTCCACCAATGCCGACCGCTCCGGTTGGATCAATGGCAGTTCCAATATCATCGTATTTAATCTTCGCAGAAATCGCACCGAATGTTTGAGATGTGAAAGAAAGTATTTTGTATTTTGAAACAGTCCCAGGCTCAGTGCCTGCCGTATCTAGTATCAGAATGTCTCCAACTACAGGATCAATGCCGCTGTAGAGTCCCTCGTTGTCAACGACAGCTCCGACGATATTGAACTCATCAGCATTCACTGTTGCTGAAGAACTCGTTAGAGTTATTTTGGCATTAAAAATTGCATTCGCCATTAGTTCATCCTTAGAATACTAGTTTCAATGCCGCAGAGTTATTTGCTACAACCCCACCTGAGTGTGTCGCTGTGATAACCCCTGCGTTATTCACGATAGTTCCAGCCTGTGTCCCAAATGGATTAAACGCAGTGGTGTATCGGGTCATCGTTGGCAAAATTGACTCGGCCAAAGTCGTTGCTCCGTTTGGATCGGGATAACTTATTGAAACGCTTGTGTTTGCCCCAACATCGGCACCACTAAAAAAAGATTGAACACTGATCAGTCGGACCCCCGCAGGGATGGTTGACAGTGTGACACCATTTGAACTCTTCACGACAGTGATCGCCGCAATGTCGGCAGAAGCACCGTAGGCAATAATCTGAACATCGTTAGCATTCGTAGTAGTTACACGCCTGTGGAGGACAACTGTTGATCCGCCTCCAGGAGACAAAGCCAAGATAGCCTGCTTAACTCTCAGAGCAGTCCATATTCTATCAGTAGTGGCGACTCCGGCTTCAGCCTCGACTTGCACCACAGTGGAGAGTGCGGCTTGTTTCCCAGCGAGAGACGAGGCGTTGGACGAGATCGCTACGTCCATCGCAGTGATTTTGTCATAAACAGCATTTTTAGAAGGAGGAATCGTTGTTACGCTATCCCAGCTTCCAGCAAAAGGGACATCACTAACTGATCCACCACCACCACCAGGTGCAAGAGCAGCAATCGCCTGAGCGACTCTTTGAGCCGTGAAAGCTCTTGCAGTGGTCGCAACACCCGCCTCAGCCTCAGCTTGAGTTGGTATTGATAGCGTAGCTTGTTTGCCAGAGATCGCTGTATCCATCGCACTAATCTTATCAAAGACTGCGTTGCGAGAAGGAGCACCCGTTGCATCTCCATCCCAGCCAGAAGGGAAAGCAATATCGCTAACCGATCCGCCTCCTCCGCCTCCAGCACCCTTGACTGAGCCGTTCTCGGTGATTTGAGTCTCAATCCCAGCTTCATCGACCCAGAAGCCTTCGATTTGGCCTGCACCAATGTCTTTTGGGTAGAAGGCACCTTTGCCAGCTCCAGTAATTGGTGCAACAGCTACCGCACCTTGGACAATCGGTTTATCTGAAATTTGATTTGATTGAATTGGCATCCCAAAACTCCCTATTGATAGATCGCTGTGAATGTATCCCCAGAGGCAGCAGCGACTCCGAGCGTTATCGTCAAAGTCGTAGCTTCCTGGTATCTGTCGCCTGGCAAACCAATAGTTGCTGAGTTGAAGAGGAGAATTCCGTTCCTCCATACTAGCAACTTTTTATTCCCAAGAACATACACGGAAGAAAATGTCACCGTGACACCAACAACTCCGGTGATATCTTGTCTCCAAGTTGGAGCAGCATCCATGTATTCAAATATAAAATAATCACTGATTATTGCTGGATCAACCAAAGTAATTGACGTAGCAGATGTGTCTGCGTACTGCTCAGAAATGCCACCAAATCCAGACTTATTCATCATAAGACCATTGCGATAGATTCTTAATGCGTCGCTTGTGACCGTGTGAGATGGGACCGTCAACACAGCACCAGTCACACCTGTTTGAGATTGCTTGAATACAGGAGCCTTGGCTTGATGGACGAACGCGAAACCTGTCAGTGCATCAGCCGTCACACCAAGTTCTACAGCGATACTTGATTGCTCGACAAAGCGGTCAATAGGAGATCCAAGACTCAAAGTCTTCATCAAGTATATGCCGTTTCTATAAACACCGAGACGCTCTGTCCCAGCAGCAAATGTCTGGCCTACCGACTGAGTTTGACCTGAACTGTTTGAAAGATAGTTCACAAAGTATGTTTTATAGAGATAGCTCAGCGTATTGCGAATCGTGATGCGAGCGTTCTCTGGAACCGTATCTGAGAATACAATCTGTGTTTCAGAGTTCTTCTTGAATGCGAATGTGGATCCGCCAGCCTGGTCTTGAAGAACCTTCTGACCGTTCATGAATACTTCGATGTCCACAGAATTCACATCGACGTTCCATTTCAAGACCGCAGCATTGAAGATGGTTTGACCGACTGGGTTAGTGACAAGGAAGTGCTCTTCTATCGGATCGCTAGTCAATATCGAATTGACTGCTGCGAAGAGAGCCACAATGGATGATTCACTGGTGTTTGCAAGATCTTGAACAACCGCTAGAGCTGCGTCCAGTTTCGATATCGAAACTGGGTGCGAGTCTACGGGAAGGATGTTCGTGGTTGAAGTATAAGCAACAAAGTTGTTTTCGTCGATAATCCCTAAACGCTGACGATGCTTGCTTGGGAGGTCTTGACCGATGCTCGCACTCTCTCCAGGATTTAGGTCTGGGATATCCACCCATCCCATGACAGTGCTGCCTCTTCTAAAGAAGAGAACCTGAATTCCGGCAGAGTATCCTGCCGAGAACGGATCAATCGGGACACTCGCAAGGCTTGCAACAATTGGCGTCAAAGCTCCAGGAGGCGTGCCTTCTGGGATGACCACATACATTGCCTGGCCGTCTGCAAGTAGAACAGAACCAGCATTGATCGTGTATGTATCGACTCGATCTGCGATCTCAATTTGAAAGACAGAACTCCAACCAAGAGTTGAAGCTGGCTGACTTCCTTCCCACTCGATGGCACCGCCACCGGTGATAAACATATTCTGATACTCTTTAAGAACCTTATTTCCAGAATAAGGGATATCATACCAGTTTGAAGTGCCTTTTATTTCTTTTATAGCTGTTGTTAGAGCGTCATAAGATTCTTTAAAATTAGAGATAGTCTTATCAGTTCTTGTGACTCCGAAGTTCCAATCAGTCGCCTTGTGAAAAAGGAGACTTCTTGAATCTGTGATGCTAACGATAATGCCACCGAGAGTGACGACAACAGCAAGTGGAATCCTGTCAGTATTGCCTGTGAAGGCCGTAGTATTCGCAACAAGAGACGGCTCTTCTTCTGTGGCAGTATCAGAGAGCTGTGAGAACTCTTCTCCCAATCCACCATTCGCAGTGGAATCCCAAACAGCAACAGTGTCTTGAGCACACGTCACAGTGGTCATTTTTAATTCGACATAGTTTGTCGCATTATCTGTGAGGCCCAGAGTGATGGCAGCTTCAGCACCTTTGCGGTAAATGAAGCTCTCTTTACCCGTCCTAAGTGAGCTGAATAAAGTTGAATCGACCGATTGATCGACTTTGATGTTCAAGCCACCTGTGCCAACCACCTGCCAATTTTTAACAATATAATTGGATGGTGCGAGGAACGCCTTGTTATACGAATTGAATTCAGCATCGACATACCCCTGCATTGATTCAAAGTGGGGTAGATCTAACCGCTGATCCGCGACAAATCTTTGTTTTCTTTGCAAAGCTACACCTCATCTAACAGTGATCAACACACCGGATCGACCACTCTCCAACTAATTACAACTCCAGACGCAACTACGGATTTTACGATGTCTTGTGCTAAAACCCTTGCGGCTGTTACTCCAACTAAATAAACAGATAAATCTTGGCCATTAATTCTAGGCTGATTGTATGGCTTAACTATTACATTGACCAGTTCCCCTATCGAATGATCCTTCTGAAACACATAGGCCGGATCAATCAAAAGAGAGGTGTTATTTGGTCTGCCGAAGTATTTGATATCCGCTTCCTCATTATTTCTTCCAAAGTTGAAAGTCAGCCTTCCAGGTGCATCCGGTATTCCAGAAGCGTCTGTCATGAGAAGATTTGGGTAAATACTCCCAGCACTTATGTTTTGTCCTATTGTACCGCGAAACCGCGTCACACTGAATGCTTTCGTCTTGTCTGGAATAAAACTTCCCTGAAGGCCAGGGAGATTGGTCGTAGTAAAGGCTTGACCGACTACGAGAGACGACAGGTTATAGGACGCTGGCAGTTGGACGATCACCCCGCTATTGCCAGCCGAGCTGGATAGTATCGGGATAGAATACAGCCCCTGAGCGAAATCTGCGTTTCTAAGTTCATCTGTAATGAACGATTTTGCACCGTAGGCCGTGATGGTCACACGTTTCAGGATATTGTCTACCGCTGTAATCGTTCCAGCGTTGTTGCTAAGATGGCCAGAACCCCTAAGAGAACGCCTTAAGGCTGGAACAGAACTTGGGATTTGGATAATGATCTGGTTGGGATTGACCTCAATGATTTTGACGCGAGGATTGTTCGCACCAAAGAAAGCCTCAAGGACTTTGATGATCGTAGGTCTGACCTGCTTTGGATCAAAGCTCAGTGCCGGAATTAAGGCTCGAAATTGATCATCGCTCAGGTTCACTGCCGGTGGTCGAAACACACCTACATTTGATCCAAGAGAGTCCAAATAGCCCTTCTCAGCGTACTTCACATAGATCTGATGCTTCGCCTCTTGGACCTGTTCTGCAACAAGGTCATCTTCTTCAGCCCAAGAATACAGCAACCCCTTCACATACGGGTTTATCGTTGGACGATAAAGCCCAGGAAGAAATCGCGACATTTTCTCTAACTTGCTCATTTATCACCCAATGATGATGTCACTCTCGTTGATGCGAGCCAATTCTGAGTCGGCTATCGCGATATTCGCAATTGGCAAAGTTATCTTTGCATCGAACACACCTGAAACACCCTTAACCGCAACAATGATATCGGAAAGAATCACGTCAGCACCTACATTCAAGTTATTGACGTAGGAGGAGACTGCCGATTTCAAGTCGTTTGTTATTGAAGAAAGCGACACACCTTCGCGAGTCGTTATTGTCAATGAGATTGTCACAGGGACTTTGACCGGCTCTGCTACTTCAACTTGGACACCAGCCGCCCTGATTCCAGGGTAGTTCTCCTGATCGTCATCACGTCCGTCAACACTCCACTGAGTCAATTGAGCCAGACCTGTGAAGTGTCGGTATCCGTCTACGCCAATCACAGCGATCACGGAGAAGGCAAGGGCCGCGTTGCCAGTTCCACCTGTCACCTGCACAGATGCACCCTCTCCGGCGACCTTGGAAGCTATCTGAACTTTTAATCCGCCGCTTGATGTCTGAACATCTGCCTTAGTGGATATTAAAGTGATCTGCTTGTTGTTCCAAATTTGAACGACCTGATCTGCGTTTGTTGGACTAATTTCGTATGTGTCTGTCAAAAGAGGTGTGAATGGAAGAGAGGACGCGAGAGTCAAGCCTCCAGACAGTGGAGCGTATGCCGTGATAGCACGACGCGGTGATGCCAACAGCGTAGCCGCAACCGCAGTTTGAGCGTTGCCACCGACTCCAGTGATCGTCGCAGAAGCGAGTGCTGTTGCCGCAGAGACAAGATCGAACGCTGTTTTGATCTGTGTTGCAGTCGATACACCACTTTGAATAACGATTTGGATCACCGCTCCAGTGACCGTTACGATCTCAAGGCCAGCCGTTCCGCCAGTCAGATATTCGATAGAAACAAAAGCCCTGTTCACGTTATCGCTGATGTATTGAATGTCCTGGATCGTTCGTTCATATCTTGATGTCAAAAGAAAATCAAATGTAGGTAGATCAGTTGAATTCGGGAATATGCTGATCAATCCAATGTCTGCGACTAAAGATGGAGATGTGACTCCGGTCAGAGTTCCAGTCTTGCCACATGGTAGCGTGAAGTTATTCGCAGCGTTGCCGTCTATAACGACGATGACCGTGTTGCCTGGATTGAAGACATACGGTTCAGCAGTCGCGGATTCTAAAGAGGGAACGTGCGAAGTCAAGGATGTATGCAGATCAGTATTAAAGATCAATGCGACATTCGCAGTTCCACCAGCGACTTGGAGAGTCCCATCCATTTTATTCACATACAGCTTAACCTTGGTGCCAGAGTCAACTGCGACAGCCGTTGCACCAGGAAGCGATGTATTGATTCTTGTGATAACTTCTGTGACAGTGGCAGCACCACCAACTGCGAAATCACCAACCTGGAATATCACGTTGATTGAAACACCATCGACAATAACCGAGAGTGCCTCGCCACCGGATAGGTTGAAAGTCCCACCAGTGGAGACCACTGAAGCTCTCGTATCATACGATCCCATTGTCAGACGATCAGTGGCTTGAAGTGGAGTCTCAAGTTCAATTTGCCCAACAAATCTATTCAGTGTGTAGTCTTTGTTTGATCCAAGAATCTCTGTCTCAGAGAATTCAAGAATCTCGTTTGCAGAACAAATCCTGATGCGACTCTCTGTTGGAGGAGTCACTAGTCCAGCATCATTTCTAGTCAACCTAACCCAATAAGCAGTCACACCGTTTACCAGCGTCTTTTGCCAAGTGTGGGGAATTCTAAATTGTAAATGACCCGCCTGAGTGAACCCCAAGGTGCCATCATAAGGATCAAACGTCTGCCAGACGACTCCATCATAGAACTCCGCCGTGTAGACCATTTGAGCCGACGCTGGAATCGCAGGATTGAAATAAATCGTTTGGAATGGAACATCAAGATGTCCTAAGTAGAGAGTATCTCCATTTGAGACGAATACCTGGGAGTCCGTTGACGAGGATTTCACATTTGCCGTGATGTCTGAGTAGGCACCATTGAATCTAAAAGCACTATCGAAGTTCTCAATAATCCTGATCTTAGAACTTGAAGATCTCTTGATATTTGAGACCAGCGTTACACGAGTATCGTTAGAACTCGTTGCAGCGAATAATCCACCCACCTGAGTATTGATAATATCAGAAACCTCTGTGGCTGTCGCTGAAGCTGGGTTCGCAAAATCAGAAGCTATAAAGAACGCATAAAGAGGATTCATAACTCTGCCATCAAGAACAAGGCAAAGATCATGATCTATCGCAGAGAAATCATACCCCTCAGCGGTTCCAGACTCGATGCTTGCCGTTGTTCCGTCCTTGCTAAGAAGGCTTAGGGCATTGCTTCTCTCAAGGTAGAGACGTGCGGTGTGCTTTGTGTCTGTAGGAAAAGCTAGAGCAGCGTTGGCCGTTCCACCTGTCACTCTGATCTGCTCATCAGTATTTGATCTTGAGAAGATTCTGACTTTAGATCCACCAGAAGAGACGCGAGCCTCAAAGGCAGCAGCCGAGACGTTGATCTTCTTTAAGACCTCTTGAGCCTTCACTTGACCGGATGTGACAAAATCACCAAGAGCGAAGGTGATTGTTTCGACTTTGCCACCGACTTCAACGAATATTGTGTCATTAAGAACAATATTGAAAGGCTCTTCGCTTTGAGTTTCAACGAAGGCTTTGACTAGTGGGAAGTTCGTAGTCTTGAGGTACTTCTCTCCACCTGTTGCAGAAGATACGATTTCCTCGTATCCGACATGGGCAAGGCTTGGAATAAAGCCAGTGCCATCATCAATGAACAGTTTTACAACATCTGCTGGGACTGTTGGCTCGATGAGGGATGCCGACACAACCCGCTTATTCTCTGAATCAGAAGTGATGCCAGTAATACCAGTGATAATGGATTTGCCAGTTCCACGAGAAAGACTTTGGATGTGAGACTTGATCCGATCTCGAAGCTCTTGATCCGTTTCAATGTCCTTGCCATTTGTAACCCTTTGAGGGTTTGTAACAGTCGCAGTAGAGAATGGGAGCGAAGAGAACTGTGAAATAGATCCAACTGGGACATTCGCAGAGCTTCCAGCAACAGTCGCCACAGCTACAATACCAGTGATCTCTGATTCACCATCCAAGATGATTGCAGCAGTGCTGAGGCTAAAGCTTATCAGAGGACTTAGATCTGACGCTGGAACGATTACAGTCACCCCAATACCAATGGTTCTATTGCCACCCTGAGAATAAATGATCGTTTCATCTGTCCCGTGATCGTTGGCAAGAGATGATGAAAGATTGAATGTGACGTAGTTACCATTATCAGTGATCGAAGAGTAAAGGACTGTCTCTACATTGGGAGTGTTCCTGCCAACAATGATGCTTCCAGACACAGGGAAGCTCGCAGCCGAATCACCGTTGATTTTAACGCTTCCTGCGACCGCACCTGAGAGACCTGAGTAAACCCCTGTTGAAATCTTTGTTATCGAACTATCGCCAAGAGTGACAGTCGTGCTCGCAAATTGTGCGGCATTCCTGGTTAAACCATATTCGAAAGCCCTGTCATCAAGATCCGATCCAGTGGTTGTGTCAAGTGAGTAGCCGCGAATGATCTCCAACATCTGAAAATACTGCTCATCATCTTCTTGAGCGGCAGCTTCAAGCATCGTTGTGAAAACAGATCCGAAGTTAATGTCTGTCAACGGAGTTGTAGAAATAAGACGGCTGATCATCTCTCCGATGATCTCTGGATAAACTCTAGGCTCAAATGCCATCCTCGGACTCCTAACCTATTGCAAGCGAAAGTGGAACTGGTTGCTCAACATTTCTTAATGCTATAACCATATTAATTTTTGTCGTCCCACCATCTTGAATTAACTCAATGAATGGAATCGACAGAACACGCGAATCAGTAGTAAGAGAGGTTACAATCTGCTGTCTCAAATCACTGAGACCTTGAGCTGAAACCTTCCGACCTGTGACTAGACTTGTTCCTACAAACGTATGACGTTTGAGAGAACCCTTCTCCAATGACAATCTGAGTGAGAGCGTTTGAGACATGTTATCCATTCCAGCCACTAAATCCAAATCTTTAGTGTTTGAAATAACTAAATCACCGTCCTCATTGAGTCTCAGATCAACGCCAAGGTTCTTTTGAGCCTCAGTCATCCCTGTCGTTATATTGTATTGTTTGTTTTTCTGAGTCCCAGTGCTGCCCTGACTTGGAGTGTTTTGAGGTATCAAAATAGGATCGCCAGGAGACAAAACACCCTCACCAGGAGTCGTCGAGATATATGGTGGTTTTAAGTTGTTGAGAATCACGAGATCTCTGAAACGATCTGGATTTCTTAGTTCGCGAGAAGCAATCGTATGGATATCGTCAGAACCCTTGATAGTCACCTGTCTCACGGAGCTTGGATTCTTAAGAGCGAACTTGCCGTTGAACTGATCGACCACTGTGCGGTTGCGATCAAAAATGTTCTGCTCAAAGAGCTTTGATTGCTGAGATGCCGTTAAAAGAAGAGCTTTCTCAACCTTGTTCAAAGCGTTTATGATCTGGATCTCTTGATACGTCGAGATTCTACCAGGAGATCCCACAATAGTGGGAGTCCTTCCAGAGTATTCGTTGTAAAGAGACATGCTGCGTCCAATGCCATCACTGAAGTTATTTCGGATGTCATTTGTTTTGCTTAATAAATCATCAATAATCTTTCTTGTGATACCAAGCTGAGTCAAATACAAGGCCCTGCCGCCCTTGATTGCTGCAATAGCCTGCCTCAAAGCCAAGAGAGGCCCAAGCAGTGTGCTGTTGATGTCTCTTTGGAAGCGAAGGAGGATGCCGGAAGACGCTCTGATGATCTTCACAGCCGCGTCCAAGTAGTCTTGGATGTCTTCTAGGACTGCATTGATCTTTTCAAAGAAGTCCAACTGAGGAGGCTTAATCCCAGACGCAACGCCAATGCCCTTGAGAGAAATCGAATAATCATAGTGAAACGGCTTGTCAGCCGAACGCTTCATGGTGAACTTCTGAGGCTCAACAAAAAGATATTCGTTATCCTTGAAATTCTTAAACACCATGCGAAGCTCGCTCTCAGAGCGGTCTTCAGTTCTTTTAGCTTCTGCATACGCTCTGAAATAAGTTCTTAATTCATGGAATTCCTTGTAACCAGAGTGGCCGACTTGAAAGATTGGGTTTCCAGTATCAGAGAACGCTCCACCGTCTCTTCTCATTGGAGAGACACCAGTCGTTCCAGAGATACTGATATCCTTAATCAGAACACCTTGATGCTCAACCAACACGCCGCGAAGGGTTGGTGTAACTTCGATTGCGAAGACTTCATCTTGAGACAATTCTTGTGGGTTGATCTGGAGACGGAACTCATCCCAGTTCAAAGCATCAGTGTTGCCATCGTTGATGCCAATGATCGCGTTGGACTTTGGATCGACCTCAACGACGCTGAAGGCATAACCACGGGAGGCTTTCCAGTTCTTGTCGTTGTAGGCAGGCTGATTGGATATTTGGTCTATTCCCACCCCGTTTATTTGATCAGGATATGGGGAGCTACTGCCTCCAAAAAGACTGTTTACAGTGGCGAGTACGCCCTTGACATCATTTAATATATTTCCAAAAGCCATAAAGCCCCTATCGGATTACTCGATTGACGTACTTATCGTCACAGTGACGCCAGGCATGGAGAAGCTGGGAAGGCCAGGCAATGCTGGCAGTGTCGGCAGACTTAGTGAGAGAGGAGGAGGAAACGGGATCGAAGGCAATGAGAGTGTCGGAAGTGTTGGGAGCTTTACTGCGAAATCAAAGTCAAATGTTGGCAATGCCGGAATCGTTGGCAACGATGGAATCGTGAAACCCAATGGAGGAGGAAATGGTATCGAAGGGAGTGCAAGCGTTGGTAGCGTTGGCAGATTGACTGCAAAATCAAAACCCAGTGCCGGTAATGAAGGGAGTGTCGGGAGCGATGGAAATGTAAAACCAAGCGGAGGAGGAAATGGAATTGAAGGTAATCCTGGAATTGGGACACGAACAGGAAACTGAAAGAACAAGCTTCCACTGCTATCTTCAACACCTTTGAATGTAGTGACCAGTGTTGCCATTCAAACCACCGATGTGACGTAGATAAGACTTTGAGGACCAGGACCAGCCGGAGGAGGTAGCTGACTATCAAGCCCAGTGACAGTGTAGGTCAAAAGACTAAACGCTTTTTGAAGTTCTTCTGGGAAAGAACTCTGTCCAGGATCGCCAGCAAGGGGAGCAGCAATCAGTCCTGCAATGAGAGAGACGTACCCAGCCGCAGTGATTGGCAAGGCTGTAAAGATAACACTCCATGTCGTCGGGAGTGCCGCTGATCCAATGAAAGTTCCAGGATTGACCACGAAGACCGATGCAAGGACTGCCAATTGCCATGCGTCTGCAATCTTTATTGCACCTGCGAGTGGTGTGACCGATGGCACCAAGCCAGCGATCTGGGCAGCCATGACCGCCCTATTGAATGTAAAACTGGTTGATCCCACAACTGGAGTGGCCACCGTCATCTTGCCATCAACGCGGTCTCCACAGAAATTGGCGACATTGATTGGATACGCCGAACCAGTTGGATCGAGCGGAAGTAAATCCCACTGTGCTTTCCAAATTGATACAGAGTCCATCGCCATTAGATATTTCCCCTCAGCTTAATGTACTTAGCCTGTGCCGAAGTGACGGGCGAAAGCTCCATGAGAGACATAGTGTTTGGAGGAAGTGGAGGCCCAGAAGGACCGACAGCCGTTGCATGGATGTGTGCATCAAAGATTGCCTTCATTGTCTCATAGATCACTGCCGTGAAAGTTGCACCTGTCCCAAGATTCACCGCACCAGCGTTAAGCGTAGCCTCTTTAGACTGAATGATAGCCTTGTCTGCTGTGATCTGGACTTGAGAGTCATTGATTGAAATGACACTTTTACCTTTTTTCTCAGAGATTGTGATTGCCGAACTATCCATTGCGATGGTGTTCCCATCCTTAGATACGATTAGCAAACTTCCATCCTTGGCATTTAATGTTATGATGGAGCCATCGGCTGAGATGATTTTCACAGAGCCGTCTTTGTCGAGATGAAATAATCCCACCTTAGCAGATTTGAGAAGTATATCCCCATCCTTGCCACCGAGTCGAATCAATGCCCCGACGGCAGACTGGTTTTCGGTGGTTCCTTCTTTGCTTTTGCGACCGACTTGACTGATGGTGTAGTTTGAGTCCTTGTCCACTTGAAACTTAACACCATTAAACTCAGTCTCATCAAAAAGCCCATCTGCTTTCTTGAACTTTTTGTATTTCGCTTGTCTAGGATGCTGATCTCCACCGACGATAATTGGAACATTGCCATACCCCTCAAGAAACATGACGTAGACAATCTCTCCATCGAGATTCTCATCGAATGTCCCTTTATCAAATTCACCTGTTGAAGCCTTCTCTGCTGGCTTGCGAACACGCTCACGATAGTTGTTTATTCCACCAGCTTCACGCATATTGACTGCGTTCGGATAGTCTTGTCCATTGACTCTAACAACGTACTCAATGCGTTCTCTGTTGGAACTTTTTGGATCATCAGGATAGACAACTTTTTTGATGACACCACGGTAGAGTCCAAACAAAGTCCTATGCTCACTTCTATTGTTTCCAATAGGTATCTTTGAGCTTAAAACTCCACCATCTTCTGTGTATCTGCTCATGATTTGCTCGTAAAGGTTTGGGCAACGTATGTCGAACTTAGTGCGTCATCAAGCTTGCCATAATCGGAACGGCCAGCATCAATAAATATATTTATTCCTGTCGTGAACCATTGACCATGAGTTAGTGTGAATGTTGTTCGCCATGTGCTGGGAAAACTCCACGAATGCTCATAGCCTTCGATATAATAAATCTTATCAGGAGACTCCATTGCTGTATCAGCTTTGACAATTAAAGCTTTGCCAAGCTCCGCCTCTAATATGCCGGTGCATTCAATCGTCCCAGAATCGTATAGATGATTGAACGCGTTCATATCGTAAAGCTGCTCCATAAATCCTTGGAACAATACAAGATCAGACTGCGTTGAAGACCCGACACCGCTTGCGTGACAAAATTCCATGAGATGTGTCCATCTCCTTAGACCATGGCGATGAATGGATTTTGATGACAAAATTGGGTTTATTGCACCAGTCGTCTTATTCCTATCAGCCTGAGCGTTGGTGACACCCTCCATATTTGAGTCAGTATTCATCCACCAAAGGTTGAATCTCGAATGGTCATCTCTACCAAGATCCTCATAGAGAATCTCAGACTGAAGTATCTCAACAAAGTTTGTCTCTCCGAGTTCTTGAAGGGACTTGTAATGACCCTTAAGACCATCTGATTTCGACTCAAAAAATGGAGTCTGCACAGGTCTTGGCGTAAGCACAATTGTTGGCCTAACATATCCAGAACTATCTCTGACTTCTTCAAAATAAAGCTCGTTGACAAGAGAGTTCGATGACCTCTGAAGAAGTTCTAATAACGATCCATTTGAATTGGCCGTCAACATCATCCTCTGTTTAAATCCAGGAAGATGGTTCTCAATTTGAATATCAAGGATGTCATAAAATCTAGGGAACTCCGCTGTGGCCACACCGTCAAACCGAGCCGAATCGGGCACACTGTCAGTAGACACACCTGGATTGGGATTGGAATCAAATCTGGCTGAAAACGTGACGGGTGCCCGCATAGCTCTTTCCAGCGAAGGAGGTATAAGCCACATACCCATGTCAGACGTTTTGCCACCATCGAATTCGCCACCGCTGCCAAGAAATACTTCAAGCAAATTATTAGTCAGTATTGATGGATTGCCGAGTATTTCTAATCCGGCATCCCGCAAAATTACATCCATCTCTTTATCTGTGGCCAAATAAGGATTCCACCAAATATCAGTATTCTCAAAAACCTTCTGGATGCCACGCCCTGAGACCACGTAACGAAGTGTCGTCTTGTCAGTCTCTTTGTCTTTTTGCAAAGAGCGTGAAACACGGTCTACATTCCCAAGCATAATGAGATTCTTTGTGTCTTGAATGCTCTCATCACCCTTATTCAAACTACTATTGTCATGAATGTAAATCATCAGCCAATCGCCAGGGGAAAGGACTTGCTTCCAGTTCTTACTTGGCAACAGTGTCAATTGGAATGTTGAAGAAGATGTTAGAGACTTTGCGACACGCAGTGATGATATTTCCGTCTCAATGATACCGGTTTCAACCGCCATTTCATCAGCGTTGGGATCATTCCGATCCCGATTGGTGGTGAATGCGTTGAGAAGGTTTTGATTCTTGTAATGAAAATAAACGACACTCGCGAAACAACTTCTTGAAGCGATGCTGCGACGGTTGTCTAATTTGAACCTGCCAAATCCTGACTCACGAGTTCTTGCTGAAGATTTTGAAGTCATTTGCCCACCGCAGATCTGTTCCCGCTATAGACGGAGGAGTTGGATGGCATCTTCGAACCAGACGGAGTTCCATTCTTAGTTTTAATTGCATTGGTTAGCTCGCGGATCGCAGAGGTATTGTCACCCACCACGGCAGATGGAAATTCAACTGAAGGACTCGCAACTGATGTGGCGGAAGAAGCCGACGCAGACGACCCTGGCATTCTATCTGTTGGCATCCCTGCCGCAGTCATCGCAGCAGAGTTTATTGGAATAACATTGCCCATTGTTGAAGTATTCATAAGTTTTTTTAGAGTATCTGGATCTTTTTTCATAAGATCGCCAGCATTTCTTGAAGCCATGATCTGATCGTATGGAGTCCCAGATTGATATGCGTTTCTTTCCTTGTCGGTCTTTAGAGAATCAAACTGTTTAGTCTTCTCTGGACTCTCAAAGATCTTCTGATCCGTGAACTCTTCAGGTCCAGTACCATCAGCACTAAGAGCCGAGTATGCGAGTCCAACTGGACCGGCAGCTCTGCCTGCAAATTTAGTGGCAGTTCCAGCGGCAGCACCAGCAGTAGCCCAACCACTAGCGGCAGCAACACCCCCAGCAGCAACACCCCCAGCAGCAACACCCCCAGCAGCAACACCGCCAGCACCTGCGGCACCAGCAGCAGCACCGCCGAACAATCCGCCGAGCACCCCACTAACCTTGCCTGCGATGCTTCCAACACCACTCAACATCGCTCCCAGACTTCCAAGGCTTCCAATCGCAGCAGCTAAGCCGACACCGAAGGTCGCAAGACTCAAGGCGTCTCCACCCATTCCGCCCATAGCATTTTTGCCAAGCATGGCTTCTGCCAACTTATCAATACCTTCAGAGAGCTTGATCATCGGATCGACTAGAGAGTCTGTAATAGTTTCACCAAGACTCTCCATCTTAGCTGTTAGATCTTTCATTGAGCCATCGACATTGTTGAAGGTCTTGTCAACGGTCTTCATTCGATCTGCGAGAAGCTTCTGAGGATCTTTTGTTATATCTTCTATTTCTTTAAGCATATCGTCCATAAACTTGGTGGTGTCTTGCCCCTTCTCTTGAGCGGCTCTTATTTTGCCGTATATTGGCAAAGATTGGCCCTCCGTCATGCCCATTGATTCGCCGAACCGCTTAGCACGAGACGACTCTGGACCGCCCTCGGTCGCCTTAAGTTCTTTGATCATTTTAGATTTTACGAGATCTCCACCCCTGGCACCCAATGCTGCGAGATCCTCATCGCTGAACCCAGCGGTTTTAAGATTGCCCATAGTCTCTTTGTCTACATTTGCAAAGAGTCCCATTTTACGACGCATTTCGATTGCAGCAGCAGACGCTCCAGATGCACCTGGAGTGTCCAGAATGGCACCAGCAGCCTGCGATTGTTGGAACCTATCTCCACCTTTAAACGAAGCATCCATTCCGCCTATGGCCGCAAAAATGCGGCTAGGATCGTTTTTAAAGAATGGCAGAGAACCGAGAGCACCTGCAAAGCCGTTCAATGAAGCAGAATCAATGTCCACACCCTGAGACATGGATGAAAGATAGCCGCTCATTGCACTTAGATATTCACCAACCTTTGAACCATCAAGTCTCGCTGCCACCGCTGTTCCAATAGCGGTTGCGACATACTTCTCCTGATCACCTACACCCGCCCTGCGTGCCGAGCCAATCGCTTCAGCCGTTGTCCCACGATCAATGCCGTATCCACGCTCAAGCTGTTCAGCCATGTTGACCATGGAGTCAAGCTGTTTCCCTGTGACCTGAGTCTGCTGTGCAATCTGTGCCTGACTTTGGCGACGTTCTGATGGAGAGTAGCCGAGGCTAGATCTTTCAGAACCCATCTTGTTGTCAGTCGTCAGTGGCGTGATTTTTAATCTTTCATCTGCCATCTGTTCGCGTTTGCTAACAAGTGCCTTCATTCCAAGGCCAACGCCAACTAAGCCAAGAGCTTTGCCAAAGGCACCCATGCCTCCACGCATCATTCCGCCGAACATGGATCCGCCGCCAGCAGGTGCTCCACCGGCTCCACCGCCTCCAGTTACTCCCTTTGGCAAACCGAGTTGACCTTGAAGTTCGTTGACTTCTTTTAGATTCTTTTTGAGGACAGTGAGCTGAGTGCTGACTGCGATTATCTTTTTTTCATTCCAAGCAGCTTGACCGACTGATGCGAGGTCTCTTAGCTCATCCGTTAAGCCGGAGATCGTGCTCTTAAGTTCATCGGCCTTCTTTTGAGTTTGAGCTGAGAATATCGCTGCGATTTGCTGCGAGGCTTGAGGAGATATCTTTGCATTACCAAGATCGCCAAGGACTTTCTTGGCCTGATCCATCTGCCTTTTAAATCCACCGACATCCGCACTTAACGAGACCTTGGCTATTTTTGACATCTATCACCTCAGAATTTATCTTCAAACTCATCAGAACTGCCAAGAGTCATAGATCCGTCTTCGTTCTTAGTTACCATCCTGGACTTGGGAAGATTCTTGCCGACAGTATCAAGGATACTCTGGATTTGATCATCAGTAAGGTTTTCGTCAGGAGTCTGATATTTCTTAAGATCAACATGATTACGTTCATTAATCTTTTTGAGTCTCTTTTGAATCTCCGCTTCATAGTCAGCAGACATTTTCCCATCCCACTCAGGATCAACGCCCTCTGTGCTAAGGAATCTCTCGATCTCGGATGGATTGTTATCATAATAGTCCTCCAACATCTCAACGACCAGCTCCTCAATCGTGTGATCCTCAAAGTCCTTGAGCGGTGTTTTATACTTCTTGCACCACCATCTTTGAATTCGTCTTTCATGATCACTGAGATTCGAGATGGCAACGCGATGAAGGTTGTCGTTATTGAAAGTCTGATTACGGAGTAGCTCCGACAGGTTCTTCATTGCCAGCCTCTACTTTTTTAGAATCTCCTCCATGAACCTTCCTACGCCAGTTCGCCTCAAACTCTACAGCCTTGTTGTAGACTTCAAGAAGGACGTTCGCATCATAGAGTGCTCCACCAAAGTCAGACTCTTTCCACCAGTCTGGATATTCTTTCAAAGTCCAACGCAGATGGGCATAGGCTTCGTTAAAAGCTCTAACATCTGCGTCAATAGTCACTAGATCGCCATTAAGCCGAGCACGCAGAACATCAATCGTTGTGCGTTCATAAAGGGTGGGACGACGATATAGAAAGTCGCCCACCCAATTTATTCCAGATTCATCACCAATAACCTGAATCGAGAACTTGTGATCCATGCTTGGCAAGCCATACTGTTTCTTCATCATTTTGGAACCTCGGTCAATCTAACTTGTTTATATTATTAACTAAAAGCGGTTTCTACGTAGAAATTATGCCCCTGCTTCGTCCGAAGATTTGCGTCCTTTGAACGACCAAGTTTCAGTCATAAGACCGCGAGCATCGACTGTCGTTTGACGACTCTCTAGTTTGACGCCTTCCATAAGAAGAAGTGTTGCACCAGATACACGATCAATGACCTCAGCCGTCAACTCACCTTGGGTGAGGATTTGACCAAGCTTGCTCATCAAACCAAGTTGTTTGACAGACTTGTCAGCAACGCGGAATGTTTGGCAAGACATGTCAACACGGTATCCAACCTCAGCGTGCTCTATCACTTCAAGGTGATCCAACGTGTTGACTTCTTCTAATTGAATGTTTTCGTTATAAGTGCAGCTTGAAGCGTAGGCGACCTGGACTCCATTGAGTCTAAATATCGCTTTCGCTCCTGTCATTACTGTTGTCATAGCTATTTACCTCTTTCCAAGTGTTAGGCTGTTTGGCGAATGTCGGCTAGATAGATCGTTGGAAGCATGAAGTCGATACCTTGAACTGGAGTGACCGAGACATTGATGATCGCAGTATTCCCCTGCACAGAGACTCTTAAAGTCTTTGCGTAGTACCCAAGACCTTCGTTCAAATCATCGCCAACAATTATCTCAGCCGTGAGATAAGACGACATACGGTTTTTGATGAAGTTTGCAATCGCTTCAGCAGTTCCAGTACGAGCCTTGCGGCCTGTGAATGTTAGCTCAAGATTGAGGCGAAGATCGTAGGAGACCACACCCGCAGCTTGAACAACCGACTCACGATTCCAAACAAAGCTACCGTCAACACCATAAGTCGTGTTGCCAACAACCCAGCGGAATCCTCCGCTATCCAATCCTTCTAGGAAAGTACAACCAGCTTCGATCATTTCCGCGTAGTCCTTCTTAGGACTCCAAGATCCATCAAAAACTCGAACATCATTGACGTTCACAAGTTTGAAGGTCAAAGGTTCGCCAGCTTCTGCACCTGCACGCATACCAGCCGCGAGACAAGCCGCCGCCCATGGATCCATCCAGACAAAGCTTCCAGTGCGGTCTAGCACCTTAACTTGTTGTCCGAAACATGAGACGTAACCGCTGTTGAGAGCTTTACAAGCATCTTTATATTGCGTCTTAGATCCCAATTTAGAAACGAAACCACTACGCTCAGATTTGCCAGTTGTAGACCAACCCCATTGAGCGTGTGCTAAAGCCAAGGCGTTGATTGAATCAATCGTGAGTGCTCCGATATCTTTCGATATCAAAGGCACTACGACGTTGATCCGCTCGTCCTTGAACGCTTCAAAACCTGTTACGAAATCAGAGTTGGCTGAAACACCATCTGATCCGCCAGTGAAGAACACTGGAGTAGAAACAACTGCGAGAGCACCATAGATATTGTCGATTCTGACTGCATCAGCAAGCTGGCTGAATGTGTTGATGTATCCCACGATGTCAGATGAGTCCTTGCGAAGGACCGCTGCAACATTGCGGATATCAAGAGCAGAGTAATAATCGAGTTCAGAAGCATTCGTCGAAGGACTTGGAGCAAGAACCGCAGCGTCATAAGCTGCGTTCGAGTTAATGAAATCCACTAGAGACTGGATTGTATACTTGTTTTTGCCTTCAGCATCGACAAGAAGAATGTCCAGATTATCTCCAGCAGCACCGGTACAAGTCGTTTGAAGCTTCAATTCTCCAGAGACATGCTTAAGTTCCATCGTAGCGGCAGTGCCAGCTCCAACGTACTTGATGCTGAGCATATCCACGCCACCAAGTTCAAGCGAAGTTTCTTGAGCGAGTTCTTTCTTAAACGTGAAGACGCGAGATCCTTTAAGACCACGAGCTTCGCCAGTGATGCCGACGATGGTGTCCAAAGTCGATGCAGCGTTGACTTTGATGTAACCGTAATCAAGAGCACCCGTCACAACCACCGCTGTGTCTAGCATAACGCTGACACGCTGTGTACCAGTGACAAGGCTTGCGACGACTGGCTTTAAACTTCCAGCCCAACGTGCCGCCGTGTTTAATTCGGTAATCAGTGCTGCCGCCGTTGTCGATCCGGTCAGCGTTCCAGTGAACGTGTAGGTCGCGTTATTTGCAACTAAGATCAGAGTTTCGCCACCAGCAAGCGTAAACGGCCCAGCGATTGAACCATCAACTTTCGCTTGACTATCCGTGATTTGACCTGCAACAGCCGAGACGCTCAGGTTGTTCTCATCTGATCCCCAGTTCTTTGAAAGAAGCTGAAGCATATTCACAGGTGTAGCGTTTTGCAGGTATTTCGAGGAACGCGAGCCAGCGTTAGTCTTGTAGACTACGATCTTGCTTGCACCATTCGGAATACGAGTGTCATTCGAAGGATTCGCGAGCAGTTCAAGAGCGTCTGCGATAGGTCCACTCTTATAACGTGCTTTTGCATCCTGAATACCCTCTTTGCTGAGGATATCCAACACTCCAGGCTCACCACCAACAGCCTCCCCAATAATGCCGACTGTTCCAGTTGGCTGTAGAGGGAATCCTGTTAGATTTTCGACAACGATCTTTGAATAAGCACCTGGCTTAATGATCGTTGCTCCATTAAAGGTTCTTTTGATAGACATTTTGTATCTCCTCTACTTTTTAAAAGTCTTTAAAGATTTCATCCCATTCACCGAGAGATGCCAACCGAACATTCTTAGCTTTAGGGTAGACCATCATCGCATTATGGCTTTCCCTTGGAACTCTTCTAACTTTTGCATAAACATTATAAGGAATCTTCCCCTCATCGGACGCAGGAGTAATTGCACCAATTTGACGCAAATATTCTTGCTTCTGAGATTCAGGCATTGCTGATTCCATTATAGCCTTAACTTTGGCTTCCAGCACTGTTTCGGCAACATCTTCAGAGATACTCCCAACGACAATCTCTGATTTTTCCAATCTTCTTGATCTAGTCATCACTTAGCTCCTTGAGAAATATCACTCAACGTCATACCAAATTCCAATTCCAGATCTGTATCGGACAAATCTGTTGGATCGGTAGCCACGTTGATGCCCTGAATGGAGTCAACAATCGGGACACTGCCCTTGTCAAACGATGCAATCGTGTAAACTGAGAAATTTATAAAACGAGAATACATATTTTCTGGGAGAAATTCATTAAGTCTTGAAATATCGGTTGCACGAAATGTCCCAAGCATCAAGCCATACTTCTCCATCAAGTCTTTGCTTGAGCTTAAAATATAGACAACAAGGTAATACAAATACTTTGTCAGATCAGGTGTATTGATATTGTGAATGCCGATGTGAACATTATCTGTCATAGAAATGAATCCAACCTCACTACGACCGATGACATTCTGCTCAAAGTCTACGGCATCAACCATACTCTGGTGATCGACAAGACCAGAGCGGTCTGTTGATTCACCGCCATCAAGTAGCTGAATTGAGAAGGAAGGCATCTGTGCATCAATCAGAGCAAAGCTTTGAGCGACCTTGACACCGTACTTTCTGACGTAATCTCTGATCTCAACAGCCTTCGCGGGTCCATACTTCGCAAGCCAAGGCTTGTAGAGATGTCCATAGACTAAGCTTGGAGCTTTTGGATCATTCTTAAACCACTCAACGCCCTGCGTGAGAACGACTTCAAGAAGAAAGTCTACAGGCAAAACGCCATAAACAACCTCATTCGAAGAAGATTGTGGTGGATATTCAGTTTGATAATTGCCCATCATGCTGCCGCCAATATGTCTCTGATTATTGCATCTAGTTCCTTATCGACATAAGTCTCAACTTCTGCGAGCAAGTTCAGAGATTGCAGCCCTGGATGAATCCATGAGGACGCAGGACTGTTCTCACTCATCACACGCCAAGTCTTCAAAGTAGAAGAACCTCTCTGCATTCCACCCGCTGTGGTGCCACTGGTGCCCTTCTGAATCCTTGTCAAACCCTTCAAATAGGGATGGACAGGAGCGTTTTTTGGAACCCTTGAAACAGGCCCTTCAACGACTTTGCCTGTGGCAGTTCTGACCATTCGATCCAAACCATAAGTCTTCATCGTAGTCTTAAGCTGAGTCTTAAGATCAGGAGCAGAGACCGCCGCCGCTTTACCAGTGTACGCTCCGCGCCCTCCGGTTGTCGAATGACTGAACGGAATTATAATGTACTTGTGACCATCTTTTGCCGTCTTAGCCTTGCCACCGCCAAGCCAACCTGGTCTCACAGACTTCATATCAAAAGATGCCATTCCAAATTCAAGATTATTCGGCATCTCACCTATGAGCTGTATCTCATATGTATCAATCTCTGTGCCGAGTTTTACTTTGAAAGATTGACCCTGCTGAAGTCCATTAACGTAAATGTCTTTAGTTGTATTAAGTCTAGCTTGAGCCAGCCTAATCCACTCGCCCTGAGCTGACGCAGCAATGTTGCCGACCGCAAGCCTCAACGCCTCTGTCACACCGTCCTTGAATGAATCGACGTTGTAACCCCTCTCAGTTAGTGCTGCTTTGATTGAGAAGTTCATGGTGCCAATGGAACTCCCGTTCCAGACCTCTTGGACAAGTAGTCCCACCGAACAACGGCCTGCTGAGGAAGATCCACTGGAGTCTTCTCTTTTTGCTTGAAGCCGATGTAGTAATAACGAGAGTCATTGAGCAACTCCAGGATTCTGAATGTTGGCAAGATGGGGTAAATCAAACTAAATAGAGTTCCAACTGCCGGTCTAACAGGTGAGATCCATCTTATGCCGTGACCATCAGCCTTGAAATGCTCGTTCTGGTAATACTTCCTGGCAGCATTATCAATGCAATGATATTGAAGACCACAATTTGGAGTCGTCTCATACCTTGTCGCATCATAATCAGTATCACTCTTGTTTAAGATCTGATTGAAAGTTGAAGCGAAATCTAAGATCTCAACCTTATACCAGTAGTAAACTCTAACGCCTGCCTGAAATGTCATCTTCGCATCTCTAACATCAAAGATGCCATTCTCTTCAAAGCGTTTATCCAGCTTGATGCCAGTGATCGACGCCCAAGATTCACGGCATTCACCAGCCAAGTCCACAACCTCATCTCCAAAGCAAACTGGACAATCTAAAACATGGTTGGTGTCAGTCAAACTTGTGCGGTTTGGACAAAGCACTGAAGGAGTGATTCTTATCCTTGCACCCTGATCTTCGAGGAGGTTATCAAATTCTCTAGGAACAAAGCCAACGGCACCAGGCTTTGCACGTTTGCGTTTAACATAACGATTGTCAGACGCGATAACCGCATCTCTAAGATCGCCTCTAGCTTTTTTAGTGTCTTCAGCCATTACGCAACGACCATTTGAATACCAAGATAATATTCTCTAAGACCCTTCATCTTCTCTTCGATCTCTTTGTTGTATTGCAAAATGCGAGCACCGTAACCTGCGTTTGTTGCAGAAGATGTGGTCGAAATAGATTGAGATAATCCATCCATGCTAAGAGACTTGGTTGCTATACCGGCACCAGCGATAAGATCGCCAGCGGTATTGAGCGGTCCCATCGCAGCCTTCATCCCAACGATCTCTTTAAGATTGAATGGAATCTGATCCTTTTTGAATCCAGCTTTATAAGTTATACGCCAGATGCTTGGGACGCTTTGCATTCCAGAGTAAAACAATGGAAGAAACGATCCGCCCTGAGAAAGGAGGATGCTTGAGAATGTTCCCTGCGTAGGGACAAGGTTCACTTGTGCTCCGGCAGATTCAATTCGATACCACGATGGATCAAACTGCAAAACAGTTGTTGCGAGTGGAAATTGAATCCCAACTGACGAAACCTCTTGGACTGGATATCTAAACAGCTTTATAAAGCCGTAGGAGACATAATCGTTAATATAGTAGTCATGAGCCTCATTCACGATCTCCTGTTCACAAAGAACCAGTCCACCGAGTTGGGTTGAAAGCCAATCTTGTGCTGATCTAATGTAGAACTCATACATTGATTCAGGAAACTCATCACCATCATCATTTGTCGTATCAATACCGAATAGAAAGATATCCTTCAACTCCTGCGGAGTGAGGATCAATCCTTCGCTATATGGTCTTAAATTGTTAGCTATAGTCATGACGCTCCTCAACAATCAGGGATAAGAAGCTTCCTACTCGCTGCCGCTGCAACAGCAAAAACTGTCCTACCACTGTTGGTAATACGAACGATAATTGAACCAGTCACCATCTGATTGGTCTGGGTATCCGTTAAATCAATGTGAATTTTACCAAGGATCGGCTGATCTACTACGACAACCGGAGATGTCAGAAGACTGAATATCAGATTGTCTGGACTAGCTGGGATTTCAACTTCGATTGCAGTCGCACCCGTGAGATCCAATGGCTGCTTGCAATCAAGAGATTTGTCATGCGTGTTTATTTGAATGGAAAGAGTTTTATCTTCCCCACAGTAAAATTCAAAAGCTTTTGCGAAACAAGCCATCTCACTGCTCCAACGCCTCAATAATGAGAGGCTTCACATAGAGGGCTTCGACAGATCCAGGTTCACTGACCAAAGCCTCTACTGTTAAACTTAAGACCACCACAGCTTCGATCATGACACTCCAATCAATAGGCAAGATCAATAGTGGTCTTTCTCAACTGCTCGAACTCGGCACAAATTGAATTATGGAACTTCAATTGCAAATCTTCAGCCTGTGATGGAGTCAATTCAAAATGAAACTTGGCCTTGCCAGGTCTCATCTTCTCCACTTTAGCGATACGATGACTGCCACCCTCTTTTGTTTGAAGATAGGTAGCAAACAAGTAGTTCACTGTATGGAAATCTGAATTGCTCATCTCACTTCCACTGCTTGGATATTTCCGCCAGTAGCCACTTGAATGTATGCAAGCCTCTGCCACAATTCTGTCTTAATGATTATCGGAGTATTCGCTGGCAAATAGATGTCAGTGGCCACAGCCGTTGATCCAGTTACAGAAAGTCTGAAGTAAATCGCAACATCAGCAATCACCCGATAAGCTTTATTCTGAAGAAGCGTCAACTCAGCAGATGCTCCGCCGACTGCCCCAACAATTGGATTTTTGGTCCTTGTTGGAGTCGCATCATCATCAGGAGCGAATGTCGTCGGCCCTGGAATGACTTTCTTAGAATAAGAAGGAGCAGAATGCTCTGCCGCATCAATCTCGCCAGCCATGCCGTACTGATCAAATTCTTTCATTTCTCACTCCTAGACCAGCGAGCACGCTTGTCTTCACTACGAGGAGCTTCAATGACCGCCTCTTCAAAGATCTCTTCTTTAACTACGGGTTCGACCTTTACAGCGTCAACCTTAGTTGCAGATGCTTTGCGTTGGACTTCTGTGAAGCCGCTTGCAAGGAATGCAACGACCGCCTCTTTATCTTTTAACTCAATGTGGCCAGAGGCATCAGTTTCAATGATCTCTTTGCCATGAGCGAATTTACAATTGGGAAGTTTCTCATTTACTAGTAGCATTTTTGTCCTTTCAAACTAACGACAAAGGGGTAGGAGGGGGATCTCACCCCTCCCACCACTCTTAGATCACGCGATTAAAGCGAAAGATCTGGTTGCTTCAAGAATCCAATGTTTTTCACCACGATCCAACCACGAGGGCGGAACACGATTGGAACATTGTAGTACAACTGCATCCAACGGATCGACGACGCAACGGTTGCCAATGGGAACTTAAGCATTGGGCTTAGCTCTCTTAGAGTCAACACGCTTTCATCCATCTGACCGATGTATGCTGTACCATGTCCTGGAAGATCTTCGTTACCGTCAAGGACGATAGTCGAAGCACCAGCAGAAGCGATTTCACGAACAAGATACTTAACGCCAGCCGCTCCGTCTTCAAGACGTGTGCGATAGATTCGGTAGCCTTGAGTCAAATCGTTGCCCGATACTGCACCGCGAGAGATTGTGATGGTAGCCTCGACGTTAGTCGAAGTGATCACAGCCGACACGTTTCCAGCCGTTGCAGCAGATTCACCAGATTTTGAGATAGCAGCTACGCTATAAGCGTATGTGCCATACTCGCCAGCCTTGAATCCACGAGAAGTGGTTTTAACACCGACAGTGATAGCGACAGTCGCAGGAGCCGTAGGAGACGCTGCGTTGTCTGCCGAAGCAGCAGCGGTTTGATTGACACGAAGGAACACGTCTGGATGAAGCTGAACAACTCCGCCAGAAGTCTTGACCTTATCAACCACGAAACCAACAGTAGCGTCTGCACCGACAGGAAGCTGGTAGCGTCCTTTGGAGAAGAATACTTTGTTGAAATCAGAGTGGTTCGTGTTGTTCAAGAAGCAATGCGTTGGATACATGTAGTTATCCAAAAGAACGCGAGCAGCTTCTTCAAATACTGCTTCACCCAAGGTCTTACCACGCATATCAAAGATATGCTCAGTAGACACGCTTGAGATGCCGTCGCCAGCCGTAGTTGGATCAGAATAGCCGTCTAGCAATTGCTTGCGAAGACCATCGAATCCTTGCGAGATGATGCTTGAGTTAGAATTGAAGAGAGACTCTTCCATCCTTTGAAGCATCCACTTTGCACCGTTCTTAGTTTCAAGAGCAACGACGTTACCGTGTGCTGGACGAACCAACAACATTGGGTGAGAAATTTCACGGGTTGTTCCCATGAATTTCACGAACGCTGCCTTGCGTTGGTAGTTGGAATCTTCAGTTCTAGGAAGTCCACCTTCTTCGATGAAGAAACCACCACGTCCACCGTACTTCGAGAGCAGGTTATACTCTTCGACAGTGTTGTAGGCTTTCGTCTTAGGAATAGCATTGTACATGACAATGTTCTTTTCCATGAACGAGACGACTTTGAGAGTAGAGTCAAGAGACTCAACCCGCAATGCTCCGCCTTGTGATTGCGTGCCAGGATCGACTGCGTAGCCCGCTGTTAGTGCTTTATTCAGGTCTGCAACGGTTTGAGCGTCGGAGATCCCGAACCCCTCTCCATGCGATTCAAATTGCTTTGGATCTACTGCTGGATACATGATTCATTCCCCTTTCTAGTTAAGAACTGTTTTTAGTTTAGAAACTAGTTCTGGACGGATATATCCACCGCTCTCAAAACCGATAACATCCAAATCTTGTGCTTCACCCTTTCGGACTAGATCGCAAAGAGCATTAGCCATTTGTGATTTAGCGATGATTGGATTCTGCGAAAGACTCTTAAACATTGGAGCCTCTGTTCCTTCGCCTTCTAAGCCAGAAGAGAAGCTACGATCCGTAGCTGTTGCTGCTGATTTAACAACAGTCTCAGACCTGGGAGCGTTGGCAGGAGCCGCACCGATAACGCCAATGCGTTGGCAAATTGCCTTCAGTACGATGCCGATCTTGGCTTGAGACTTTTGAACTTCTTCAACAGCCTCTTCAAGACTTCCATAACGCTGGTTGTTCAAGCGGTCGCTTTTAGCAACGAACTCGGACAGATTGTCGAGACAATCGCCAGTATGGTTGACAAGTGATTTGAGGAAATCAGAAACGTCAATCTTTGTTTCGATTTCTTCTGGGAGATCGTCGAAAGACTTCTTCATGAATGGAGGAGCTTTCTTATCGAAAGACTTCTTTTTCTTCTCCATTTGCTCACCAGAATCTTCATCGCCCTCATCTTCATCTTCGGCTTTTTTCATCGCCTTTTTTGATTTGGCAGAATCAGACATCTTATCCTTTGCAGGATTGCCCATATCCGCACCCTCTGGTTGATCAAGGTCGTCATCTGACGCCTTGCTAACCGTCTCATCCCCATCGCCAGCCAACGCTAGTTCGAGGGAGGCAAGAGCTTTCTCAACTTTGTCTTTTGTTACTTTGACGCTCATTTGAAACTCCTTCCCTTGTTATAAAGATAATTGAATGGCTTTTAACGAAGCTGAAACAGTAGCGGCGTAATCTGTATCTGTTACGCCTCCATCTGCATCCAACTTCGCACATAAAGCCTGCACTGATACAATCAACTCATCGAGCTTGGACATAATGGCTGCGGCTTGCTTTTCGGGCAAGTCATGCAACACAGATTGTCCAACTTCGCTAACGTCTAATCGACCTAGCATAGCTGTCCTCCTTTCATGAAAAGATGTTTAATAAAAATAGCCGCTGCATCCTCATCGAAATCAGGACGACGCTCTAAAACCAATTCCATTGCTTTTTCCATATCGTCGAATGCGATAGCTCTCATCAGAGACTCTTGTCTTTTCTTCTTTTTCTTGTCGCCATGCACATCTTTGATATCTGAATCAAGAGACTCAGATCTCACTGCACCACCGCCCGTCTGAGCGGCTGGAGATGTTGCGAATCCAGCAGTCATAGCCTTTACAGCCGAGTCTGCTTCATTAAATGATTTGGCGATTAGATCCCAAGTGCAATCAGTGTTTACTGGGCAGTTGTGGACGACTATGCCATTGGCCTGATACCATCCATTTTTTGTATCGAGATTAAAAACATGGCCAGAAAAATTGAACCTTCGCTTGAGAGTGACATTGCTGAAGCCTATAGACGCGGAGAGGCATCTTCCCTTATCGCCTCCCGATACGGAGTCACTCGTGAAACTGTTCACAATGTCGCCAAAAGACACGGCATCGCTAGATCTATTCAAGAGACCAACAGAACCAGAAATGCCAGAAGAAGCCCCAGCGAGAGATTGCTGTTTGCTAAAGCTGCGAATGAAGCCAGACGCGGAACAAAGTCCAGCATGGACGAGCTTGTTAAGAAGTCGAAGACTAAAGAATCTCGACAACTTTTTATCGGCAACGGTGAGAACATTGTTGCCGAATTTATTCGAGAAAGAGGCTTTGAGGCGGTCCCTCAGAAGTCCGTTGGACAATACAACATCGACATCGCTTCCGGCTCCGTCGCCGTGGAAATTTCTTTCTCTAGCCTTATTGATCCAGAGAGAGTCTCCAGGAATAAGAGACGCATTGAATATCTGCTCAATAGTGGTTGGAACGTCATCTATGTCATGGGCGATCTTAGAAAAAGAAGCCGCTTTCGCGAGATCAACATCGAAGCGTCCAACGCAATCATTGACTTCATCAATCTCACCCAAAGCTATCCAGCCACGCTGCGTGAATATAGGGTGATTAGGTGTTCCGGTGAGTTTCTCTCCAGTCGCCAAATTAATCTCAATCATATCTCCTGAATACCAGCGTCTCATTGCCTTTTCAGCGGCACCTGAAACAGCCGTGTCCCCAGGGAAGCAATTTGTTATAGCTACGTTCCTGATCTTGGCTTTTTCGATAGTCTTGTCTGCTCTTCGAAGGACTTTGCCCTCGATTGAGAATCCAAGTTTGCGATTTGGAACTTCTCTGAGAGCCTTCGCTAATTCCCAGATACCATCTGCACGCTTAGTCCCTTTTAGAACATATCCCTCACAAGTCCAGCCAGGAGCCTGAATCTTGTTATCAGTGAATTGAGCCAGACTTGTATGATAACGAACAGATTGCGGATAGCCCACAATTGCAGATGTTTCTTGGGAGTGATTATCGTTGAAGTGACCGGCTTGAAGGAATTCGTCAAACTCAAGACCCTTCGCGTCAACGACTTCGCCTTGACGATCTTTACGCTGAGTGGACATGATGCCAGTCAGCTTTCGCGAATCAAATGATTCAGAGTCATCGGCCTTCTCACAGAAGTCAACTTCTGGAAGCCATACTCTAAAATCTTTTTCGCCAACGTAAAAATTGCTCATAGCTCAAGTCATAAGAAAGATGTTTATTCAACACCCCGACGCTCCGCCAAACTTGAGCCTGTAGTATGTGGGTATATTTAATTCTTACACTGTATTTTATTCAAAGCAAGTTTTTTTAGAGTTGACTTCATAAATAAATTTAGCCTGGATAGATTTCATAAGCTCTAAATCAATTGGAACGTCTGTGCCGCAAGCTTTACAGATCGCGAACATACCACCTCGCTCCCACTTGAGAAGCTTTGAACGCATCTTCACCGTGTCACCATAGGACTTGACGATGTTGCCCCTGCAATGTGGACAGTCCAAGTCTATTTCCATTTCATCCCCTAGCTCTAATTGCCCTAATCTTCGAAATCAACTCAGCCTTCTTAACAGCGTCTTCGCCTCGGACTACAAAGGACTTTCGAAAGGATACCTCTGATAGCTTGGTATCGACAACCAACGAGAATGACTTCTTGGTGTCTTTTTTGCCGCCGACTTCTTTGTCGATAAACGGTGCTAAGGCAATCGGATCAAGGATCTTGTGTTTCATGATTTTCTTGATTGCTGCATCAGAGAGATCGTGATCGGCAAATTTTACCGCCTTAAATATATCTGAATGAGTCAACCCAACTTCAGAAAGCTTGTGAGATGGGATGTCAGTCAATTGATCCGCTCCGCCACGCATCTGAATGTATTTTCTTAACGATGCGATAACCATGCCCTCTTGATAAGATGCTTGATTTCCAAGATTCAATCGACCTTGTTGGATGTTGACGTTGCGAGCCTCGTATGGGGTATCATCGCCAGCCTTCTTCATCACATAGTTCCATGTTGGCATCATGTGAATCGGCATCCACGCTGGCGGATACTTTGGCTTACCATCAGCACCCTTGTGAACGGCATCATGAACTTCTTTTGGCACAGCAAGACGTGTCGTTCCAGCCCAATCCGGCCTTGATCCATGTTCTGTCCACGACTTCATGTCACCGAATGTCGGCATCGGAGGTGGGGCCGAGGGGTTGGCATCTGACCATGCTGATTTTAGAAATGGCTTCACACGAGCAAATTGCTTTGCCGCATAACCACGCTTCATACGTTCGACTTCTGGATCAACAGGCTTGTTCTCCATAATCTCTTGAAGAGACATGAACGTGCCTTTTTCAAACTCTTCTGCAATGCCAGAAATACCCCTGATACGCTTGCCAGAAAGACTTTTATAACGATCAACAATATTGGCTTCATTCAGCGGAGCACCGCCAGCTTGTAAGTCTGCAATCGCCTGAAGAACGTGCTTAATAGCCTCTTTACGCTCAGGCTTTAGATCACCAACGATATTGTGATAGATCTCTTTTGCACGAGAAATGTACGGGTTGTCACCAGCAGCCTGTGCTGCCTCCATTCGTTGGATAGGCTGATCCGCTGCTGCCAAATCCGGTGATGCCTCATGGACTGCCGCTGCGTGCGGTGCTGATGGCGAAGACTCTCTTGCACGCTCAGCCAAACGAGCCGCCTCTGCCGCCCTTCTCTTTGATTCAGTCCTACCTGCTGCTGCTTCAGAGCTGTGTGGAATACTAATGCCGTGTTCTCTCAAAGCTGCAATCAGTTCAGCCTCACGATTAGAAGCTTCCGTAGCAGTAGTAGCAGCGATTGCTCGCTGTTCTTGAGCCTGCTCGGACGGTGTTGCAGGAGTCAAGTCTGGAATAGCAACCGCTATTGCGAATCTATCAACAGCTTGACGAGCAGCTTCCACTGCCGTTCTCCCATTCTCAACAAGTTCACGAGCGAAATCTTTCATCTGAGAAAGCTTCGTCATCGGAATGCTTCTTCCATAAGATGCACTCTGCACTTCTGCGGTCAATAAACCCATCTCTCTAGTCCTGGCTGCCTCTGCCGTCCTGGCTTCAGCGTCTCGCCTTGCCGCCCTTGCCTCGGTACGCTCCGCAGTTGCAACAGCAGTTCTTGCACGAGCGTCAGCTTCAGCGACTGGAGGAGTCGCTCTTCTTCTTGGAGTGTCGCCTGGAACTCCAGAAGTTGTCGTTGGAGACGACCTTCTGCCACGAGGTCGAGATGCCCTGTCTCTAGCCTCTGTGTCTGCTGGCGATGCTTCTACAGGATTCGTGCCACTCCAAATGCTCCCACTCGGCTCAGCCTCACCGAAGCGAAGAGCCTCATGCAGATGTTCATTCTCGTATTCGTGATGAGCGAAAGTTCTTCCCTGCCATGTCGTTCCAGCACGAGCTAAATTTCTTTTAGCAGAAGTCACCTTCTCATGATCTAAGCCGGTATGGCGTGCAATATCTTGAGTGCTCATAGAATGCGTGCCAGCATGTGCTCCAAGAAGGAGACGCTTGGCGTGATCAATCTTGCCATGAGACTGTGCGTCATCTGGAGCTTGGATTGAACCATCTGGCATTTTGTACCAGTATTTGTAATTTCCAGGAGACCCTGTGCGTTTTACGTACTTGTGTGAACGAAAAGATTTCTCAAGATCAATAGTAAAACGCATACGTCATTCCCCTTAGTAACAGCAAATGCAGTTGTAATCTGCCATATCGGAAATTATTAGATTATTCAGACTCTTCTTGACAGTCGGCCTAGTGGTCTTGCCATTATATTCCAGTATCGCATCATAACCCACATTGCCCTTGTGTTCATCACTAAGCTCATCAAACTCCCCATCTGGGACTTGCATCCCCATTTTGAACTTCTTATCACCCATGGTAAACGGAACTGTGACGACACGCCTCTTCCCGAACCCATATCCATCAGGCACTACGCTTAGCTGGCACTGACAATACGGATGAACAGATCCAATAGTCGGCTCCCAATTTGCAGCCTTTAAACCGTAGTTTGAATCCTTGAGATCGGTCATCTTAAAAATGATAGGAGTAAACCCGTCATCCTCAAGATAGACTCTCTTGCAATGCTTGCAGGCACTCGCGTTGGGACGTTTATAAACCAACTGATCAGGTCCATGCTTGTCTCGAATAGACGAATAGATGCCGTTTTGAATCGCATTGTTCATCTCGGTCTGAGCCACCCTCTGCCAGTCCCTATATTTATCGTCAATTCTGTGAAATAACGCAGTCTTTAGCTCACTCACAGTCTTGCGATTTCTGATTGCTGAAACCACCTCGTCTTGAACAGCCCGTATCGCACTGGACGCAGCCCTTGTCACCGTAGTCTTGACCTCTTTAACCATGTCATCAGATATGCCTTTGATGTATTGGCCGGTGTGCTCTGAAGCCCAATCGATGGTGTATTTTTCAACAGTTGTTATGGGAGATTTTGCTGCAAGCTTTGCCAGATCATCAAACCCAAGCTTGATAGCCTTTGTGCGGTCTATCGCAGCAACGACCTTGCCCAATGCAAATGCGTCCCCTGTGAAGCTTCTCACAGTGGATCTTAGAAGTCCGGCATCCTTCAGCATATTCAACTCATCTCTGGTCAAAGCCCTCTCACCGAGAGACTCATAAGTGAAGACAAGAAACTTGCGTCGGATCAGCTCTTCAATCTTTTTAAGTTGTTTCTTCGTTAGCATCAAAATAACTTTCAAACTTCTTCATTAACTTCGGCTGATGCTCTTTGACAATTTGAGCACCAAGCTCTTTGTAATTATCCCCAAGCATCAGCTTCGCTCCTCGATGAAAGGCACTAGGAATTGGAGCGTACTCTACGAGATCTAAAAAGTTGTCTTCAAGCGGGTTCCCGACATCATCAAGCATTTATCCACCAATCCTGTCTAAAATTTCCTTCACACGTCTCTTCGCATCTGTCGTTAAAGGAGCTTTGGCATGAAACTCTGCCACCTCGTCTTTTGACCATGACCCTATCTCACGCAGGCGAGCATCAGTCATCACAATGCTTCTACCCTTCGGCTTCCACTTATCTCGAACAGTCGCGTCAACACGAGAGCTTTTAAACCCCGCAGGAGACGCTACACCTGGTCGCTTCTGATAATAAGCAGCTCTCTTCTCGTTCAACATCTGATGTGTTCCAGCGGTCTTGTTGAAATAACTAATACCGTCAAACCACATCCCTGATTTGACAAGTAATATCTCACCAAGATCAATAGTCGCTCCAGGCTTGGCAAACATTGATTTATAATCGAAATCCATTTTATGACCAACGACCTTCTCCGCCTGAGCCTGCGTTAAAGGAATACCTAATTTGATAAATTCAAATGGATGCTTCTTATCTGCGATCTTGGCCATAGCTGCATCAATCTCTGCCGCTAGGTCCGGCAACTTGGCCTTAGCATCCGGCAGTCTTGCAGTATAGGTGCTCTTGAATGTATTAAGATTTGAAGATCCATTGAAATCAAAATAATGTTTAGCCCAAAGGACGGCACCCTTGTACCCATCTGAAAATCCACCATTTGCCGCACTCATATAAATGTTGCATTTGTCTTTTGCAGACTTTGGCAAATCCGCTGTTACTTCTTTTAAGAATGTCTCAACACCAGCATAAAGTCCCTTAGACATACCACTGTATTTTGTCAGAAGTTCATTTGATGGCCTTCTGAAAACACCATTATGCCATGTGATCGAGCGATCTGAGTCAACACTAATATCGCGAGTACATCCGGTAATATGATCTCCAGTCACCCTGTCCTTTATGGCAAACCCAAAACCAAACCGACTATCGCCACTCATAAGCCCAGTCAAAAATCCATCACTGACGCGAATCACCGTCTTGTTGGCTGGATCTGGATTCAAATAACCGTCAAACTTCTTCATTGAGAACGCTGGACCAAATATCTTCTTTATGCCTTTTGCAAGATCCTTCTTCTCTTTTGAAGTGAAAGTTTTGCCATAATATTCTGCCAACTCATCGACCTTCGGTGCATACTCGCCAACCTCTCGACGCGATGCTTCAGCCTCCTCACGCCTTGCCCTCTCCTGTCTCTCAGCCAGCCCTCTCACAGGTGGAGCTTCAAAAACACTACTACCACTTGACGCTGTTCTCGTGTGAATCTCAGAGTAGCCTTGCGGAAGTATACCCTTCTCCTCAAGATGCTTTACCACGCGATTGTATCCGAGGTTTCCATAGCCGCCAGCATCGTTTGCAGACTCATTGACCGATCTCATCCCAGTGTGAGCCGTATCTATCTTATCCATCTGCTTATGAAGCTCTGCAAGTATGTCGTAAAGGCTATTCTCATGGGACAGAGCTGCCTTAATCGAGTCTTTTGTGATGCCACCATTCACAAGACTTACATGAAGCACATTCCCAGAATGACGCTGTAAGTGCTCAAATATGCTTTCATGAAGCTGACTTCCAATCAGATTGATGATGTGAGACTTCGCGTCACCAGAGACAAGTTCATGAATTGGATCATCAGATGTTCGCACCACTCTCGGAATAAGCTTCTCTTCTAGTTTCTCCTGCTTGCGATTAATCCCAAGCTTCTTCAAATGCTCATGAGCATCACTATTGCCGGTATCCGCAAGCTCTCTGAGAAGTTTCATCTTCTTTTCATCATGAGCCTGAAGCGAATCGTGCAACGCCTTCGCGTGTTCGTTTCCAGACTCAGCAAGCTTCTTGATGTGATTAAAAGCTTCTTCTGGTATCTGACGACCATGCTGATCGCCCTCATGATAAACATAAACCCACTGACCGCCGTACATATACTTTCGCAAATACTTGTGACCTGCGACTGATTGACCCTTCAGACCCTTGAAAAGATCCATTGAAAGATAATACAAAGCCTTTGTGAGCATATCGCTCTCTCTGAACTGCTTAAAAATCTCATCCATCATGGGAGAAAGTTTTTCTATCTCAGAATCCATTGGCCAAAGATTATCCTTATCCTCTCCGCGTTTTCTCACCGCAGTCAAATAAGTGTTCTCTCGACCAGCCTTCTCCAACTTATGCTGGATGTGGCGTTCAAAAGTTCTAGCGAATAACTCAAGATTGCTATTCCAGTAGCTAGTATCAAGCCTAAGCCTTCTCACACTTGTCCTAATCCTGTCGTTCATAGCTCTGAACTCTGGACTCTCATACATCTTCTTCATCGCAGCCATTACCGGATTGTTCCCAACAACACGGGTAGCTCTGGTAGTGGCGAAGTTTGCATCAAAGTTGTCAGTTCTGCCCTCCGAAAGATTTGAAATGGTATGATCGAAGAAATGCCCCCACTCATGAGCAAGTGATCCGGCACCGCTCGCCCTTGTAAGGTTAATAATCTGCTTTCCTGGCTCGTAATGAGCAAGTGCTCCGCCCTTGCCTCTTGCTCCAATAGCAAGTGCAAGTCTGCCGTTGAACGAAGCCATCGCCTTTGGAAGACCTAAGATATCAGTGAGATCGTCAAACGAATCGACCACACTCTTCAAGTGATGCGACCTCTCTGCATCAGTGACGGATTTCCCCCACTGCACGCCTCGCATTTTCATATCCCCGCCAGCACTTTTATCGAGAATGTCTAAACCCTGCCTTGAACCAGTATACCGACTTGATGGGCCTTCTCTTTTCATCACCGCAGTATCGTATTGAGCAGATACATCGAATCCAGCGTCTCTGCGTTCCACTTTATTGAAGGCAGCGTTTATTGATTTTCCATCAATGACTTTTTTAGCCGCTCCGACTAGCTCTTCTTTTGTCGCACTAGCACCCTTAGTGTGGAACTCTCCCAACGCACCCTTTGGACTCTTCGATCCACGGCCAACCATTAGATTGTAGAACTCTCTTATGGCCTCAGTCCCCGCGTCATAGCCTCGCCCAGTCCTGGTTCGACCATATAAGGCATGAACTTGTTCAACCGACTTCTTATATAAAGCCAAACCCTTCTCGTGAGGAAACATCAGATCGTTGTGTTCGGTGCTAGGCACTGTTTTGTTTGCGTTAGACTTGATGATCTCTTTTACTGCCTGGAATGCCTCATAGTATGACTGTCTTTGACGATTAGTGTTTTCTTCGGATGAAGCGGGGATTTTTGGATCTGGGAACTTCCTTAAAGCGAAGTTTAAAAGAAGATTCAAATCCATGTTGTCCGAATTCATCTCGCTTTTGAAATCGACAGGATCTTGGGACAACAAGAAGTCTCTCGCGAACAACTGCTCTGCGTCTCCCGAAGCTAGAGCGTCTCTCATTGTAGTCCAAGCCAAAGCACTGTGCCTTGCAGAACCCAGAACGTCCTCGCCTCTTTGCTCGATGGATGAAGATCTATCATTAGCGTATTCAGACGATGCCATCTCTTGAGTTACTTCTGCCGCCTCTGTCCTTGGAGAACTCACTTGAGGTGTTGAGATGACTAGCTTTGGAGCTGGCCTTCCAGGATGATCTATATCGTAGTGCTCTTTAAGATGATCAATGGACTCTCTGTCACCATTCGACGCTTCTCGGTACAAGACCGCTAAACGATCTGGATGGACTTCTTCGATATTGTCTACAAGACCTTTCGCGTGCTCGTTCCCAAGTTCTGCCAACTTATGAAGGCTAGACACCGCTTCGGGAGTCATCTTCTTAGCCCTGCCTGTCGGCTCCTTGTAAACGTAAACCCACTCTCCGTCTTGCATATATTTGCGGATGTATTTATGAGAGCCACCTTTAAACAATTCACCATTTAAATAAAAGTCCACGACTTCTGCCCTCTGATTGGATTTGAGAAGACCAAGCTTCTGAAGAACCAGGTTCTTCGGCGAATGCAGGTTCTCTTTGACTCTTTTTGGAAGCCCAGCCTTAGTTTCAACCCAAACCCACTTCTCAACTTCCTTGTCAGGATCATTCTCTGAAGTCGGTTTACTGCCATTATGCTTTACATGGAACGCATGAATGGTCTTTTTCTTGCCTGTGAAGGTAGTAACTTTGTTTGAACCAAGATGATTTAGATCATCCTTATCAACATCAATTCCAGCCTCTTCTTTCAACTCACGCTTTGCGGCATCGTGCTTCTTTTCACCCGGATCGGCGTGACCTCCAGGCAAAGTCCAACGACCGCTGTCTCGACGCTTTCCCATAAGTATTTTAGAGCCATCCATGACCGCAACTGAGGCCACATCTGACTTAATAAAATACCCAAGAATTTCTACGTAGAAACTACTTTTCATCAATGATATTACCTATTTCAAACTTTATCGTTTCCAAAACGTCCCTAAATTTACCGTCCCAATGTTCAAGCATTTCGCCCTGAGATTTGTAGAACGGCTCTCTTGGCTCATTTGCAGATTTCTCACCCTTTTTTTTGACGCTCACATCGTAAACCGAACCCGCCACCGCCTTGATGATGTCATACCGTTTCGCATCGAACTCAGCCTGAGACTCAGCCTCGATATTCAACTTCATAATTCGATCTCTCTGAAGAACGACTTCTTAGTCATCGCCTTGCCCTTTGCAGGAGCCATCGCTGGCTCTCCAGGAGATTGTGGTTCTTTGAGCTTATTGTATTCCTGCTGAAGCTGTTCAACGTCCATGCTCTCATAATCAGGCTCTTCTTCTTGATCGCCTTCGCCCTCATCTTGAGGTTGATTTGGATCTTGATCACCACCCGCTTGACTAGGATCTCCAGGTGCTCCGCCCTGACCAGGAGGAAGTGGCTGACCGTCTGGTCCAACACCGGCCTGCTGTTGAGCGGCTTGCATCTGACCAGTGATGAATTGGATAAGTGACGAATCAAGTACGACTTCACCAGGATTCTTAATCTTGTCAAAGGCTGGTAACGGCTCAAGGTCATGCTCTGCACGAATCTCATTGATAGTCTTAAAGCTTTTAACCTGCTGAACAGCCTGTTCAAGATCATCTTTCTCAGAATTGACGTTGAGGCCGACAAAGCGGAACTCGTAGTTTGGATCAATACGGTAAACAATATAATCATTAAGAAGCTGCTGAATAAATATCAAAAGTGGACGTAGGCCGCGATCTTGAGAGAACGACACACGTTCTGCCTGATTGCCCTGTCCAAGCCCACCAGAAGATGACTGCTGACCAGAACCCTGCTTTGAAATATCAAAACCAATCTCAATTGGATCAATCTGAAATACACCGCAAATAACCTTGATACAGTATTCAAGCCATTTGCCGAACTCCATCTCACGGTTGGTAGAGTGAAGCGAAGTCCAATTGAGCTTAGAATCCTTGCCCAAGCCCATGATAGGAGTACGCCAAGCGTTGTTGACACCCGTCACCTGCTGATACCACTGTCTTCTAAACGCCTCTAGCTGGTCTGGAGGAACCGCACCCTCGAACGTCAGAATACCCTTAATGCTCGATCCTTGACTGAAGAACTTGCGATTATAGGTCTCAGCGTTCATGTGACTCGTGATAGTCGTAACAAGCATCTCGATTTCTGAGTTATGAACAACAATTCCATCAACAACGAAAGCGTGAAAGTCATTCTCAACTGAGACATCGTACATCTCTATTTCATCGCCAGTGTCAACAACCGACCCGACGACACCGTGATGCCAATGAAGGTCTTTTAGTGATTGAGAAGATTCTGGCAGTCTCTCTTTGAGCCACGATCTTGTGACACCCCATCTTGCGGGAGATTCGATTAGACCCCGAATACGTCGATCTTCTTTGCCAGATACTTTTATTTCTAAAGCTGCTCGTCTTCCGAAGCTCTCTCCAACAACATCGGCTCGCGTTCCCCGATAAGTGTCTAGGACTGGCTGCTTGTGATCTTGGATAAATCCAATCTTCTCAAAGAATTTAACTTTATCGTAGACCCACAGTTTTCCGTCGTCGTACTCTTTTTCACCGCATCCTAAATCCTTAGCCACTTTGCCGTGGTAATAATGGGATCTCATCCCCATAGACCACAATAGTCTTTGCGTGTCCTGGAGAAGTCCCTTATCGGTGCAGCCAAGATGAGGTGTGTCCGATGCACCGAGGTGTCCATCAGCGGAGAACAGCCCTCTTAAAAAGCTTGCCCTATCTCTCTCTTGAAGAAAGAACACGACCTCTGGCAAGCAATTTGGTTTTGTCCATCCATTCGACGGAATGAACCCCAACGACCTAAGCCACTCTCCGAATCCTTGATGGTTGAATTTGACTTCGTAGATGTCATCGCGACCTTCGTAGACATTGACTGGTAAATTGTATTTGCCAAGAATATCGAGATGCCGACGCATGATAGATTCTTCTACTTTTCTTTCGTAGAAAAGAGACGTGGATATCCCTTTCTGACTCCCATGTTTCTCTCTGAAATTGCCGTCTCCAACCAGCCAGCCAAGGACTTCCCAAATGTCCTCTTCAAATGATTCTATTTCCCACTCTTTAGACCGCTGTTTATCGCCAGGATGGAACTGGAACTCGAAGCTCTTGATCCCACCAGCTTGACCGGCCAAGTCACACGCGACGACATCTCCTGACTTAATTTCCGAGAGACGCTTCCAGCCAAACTCACCGCTATCGGAAAGCGAGTAAATTTGATGATCTGGACTGGCTTTTAAGATCCTGCCGTCTTTCATTCTTAATTCGAATATGCGATTGTTCCCAGTCTTGAATGCTTTGGCCTTTGATGTCTTGCCATCAATTACAACCTCGAATCCTTCAGATTCAGCAAGTTCAGATATTCTGACCATTCCCCTGGTCGTAGCGACGCGAGAATCCGGATGCAAACAAAAACCGTAGCCGTATGAAAGAATGTCAGTACGAGGATTCCTAACACCAAAAGCCATCTCCCATTCATCAAACACATGCTGAATGACACCGTTGATAACTTGAGCATATCTTGGATGTTTGGGTTTGAAGACGCGGAAAAATTTTTCACTATCTGAGGTCGTTGTTGCATCAATAAGAGGCATTACGTTTGGTGCCTGATACCTCTCAGTCTCCTCTTTCTTGTCTGGAATAACCCTGATAGTGGCCGCATCAATTGCCGTGAAGGCATAAGGCTTGCCATCTCTTCTAGGTGTGATCTCAAAGTTGACCTGATCAAACGTGAGAGAGTCTCTTGCGACCTTCCGCAAAAACAGTTCAAAGCTATCTCTACGCTTTAGTTCAGGAGTGTCTTCGAAGTTCTCTGGGACGCCGCAGTGTTGGATGAACTGTTCGATTTCCTTGATACGCTTCTTTTCTTGACCTGTTGGAACTTTCTCATGATCTCTAAGGACGATCTTAAAGCCCATCTTATACTTATCCGCTTGCAGTTGGGCGAACGCTGCAACCTGATTTAGTCTAGTCTGAAGCACTGCTGCCACAATAGGATCTGCATAGGTAATCTGCCGACACTTTGAGTAATCCAAAAGGCTATACTTCTCTTTGTAGCCTTGACTGACACTACCATATGCCCACGGATCGACTAAGCTGGCCTTCTGTTCGAAGGCCGTCTGTTGTGGCGTGAGAATGCCTGCCTTAATAAGTTCGGTCCTTAAGGGCATGATTTCTTCCCTTATGAACCCAATCGAACTAGATAACATATCGCGAACAATGCTCATTTCAAGTCCACCATTTCAAGTTTCAATTAGTCGCGTCAACACAGACTCTTTCGGCTCCGCCTGCTGTGACATCAACAACATTTCCCATGTTCATTCCAGAAAGATCCATGCCTTGTTCTTGCATCATCTTGATTAGAGCCGCATCTGTCTCAGAAGTCGCCTTGATGATTTGACCACCGATATTGATCTCAACCTTATTGAAGTCATTTATAATAGCTGGAGCATTGCGATCTTCAGTCATCTCACCCCTGGCGAATGCTTCTGCAACCTGCTGGTCCATTGGCTTATTGAGCTGGTTTCCCCACTCCTTGTCGATATTGCCAAAGGGAGTCGTTTCTTTATTGTGTGTGTCGCTACCTTTCGTCACAAATTCAGTAAGGGACTTCTGATAGGCAGTGCTTTGATACTGAGCGTTGGACATCTGGACTGGATCACCATGAGCATTCAGCAAGGCTGTCGCCTCATCTGCAATCTTGTTTCCAGTGATATGCCCAAAGTCAAAGATCAACCCACCTGGTCCGGCAGATTTGAGAAAGCCGCTGCGTGCTGGCTTCGAGACTGCCGCCACAGCATGAGGACTCTCACCTATGATATGCCCACTCCTAGAGCCAGCCTTGATCAAATCACACATCTCATCAATGTCTGATTTCTCAACGTGACGCTTCTCGTTCACGCCTTCAGAGTTCTCATGGACATTGGCAATGAGTTCTGGATCGTTGTCGTCGTCATGCCAATCAATTAGAGAGTTGGACTTCTTGGCCCACTTGCCCATAAGCTCTTTCTTGCTTGCACGCTCTTCTCTGATCTGTTCAGGATCTTTTGGTGGTTTTGGAGCCTTCTTAGAAACACCTACACGAAACCCCTTATCACACGAAATGTCATCCAAAGCCTTGAGTAGAAGGTCTTCTTTAGATAGTGACTTCTCAGTTGGCTTTGGACCTGAACGGTCTTTGCCTATCCTAGAACTTATGCCGGTCAAAGGATTCTCTTCATCTTCAATCGTGAATGCAGAATCAACTATGTCTACATCAGATTGAAGGAATTCAGCCTGCTTGTCGTTATCAGTATGATGCTCTTCGCCGTGAGTGTTCTTTAGGTATTTGCCGCCGAAACTGTCGCCCTCATCGTCCTTCTTTGATTGTCTAGGCAAATGAGGAACAAACTCGGAGATCATGCCTTTAGACAATTGTGATTCAAGCATATCTCTTGGATTGCCAGCTCCACCCTTGCGAACAACCTGTCCACCGTTGGTCTCAAAAGATTTAAAAGTAAATCCGCCCTTCTCACTGAGAAGAGATCCAGGTTCGCCAACTGTGATTCCCATTGCTTTGAAAATACTCATATCGTCTCCTTGTGATCGGCGAAGATCCTTACCACTCATGAGATTCATTCCATGAGACTTAAGATCGCTGCTTGAGACCTCGTGAAGCTTCTTGCCATTTAATTCTCCACCCTTTACACGCTTTGCAGAACCGTGATGCCTCACGCCATTACGAGCCGCACTCTTATCTTGCTGTTGAAATTCAGGATGACTCGCTGAATTATCATGATTCAATCCTGCGAAATTAACCGCAGCCGCATCCACATGGTCATTTGGTGTAAAGCTACTGTGAGACTCATGATTGGCACCACGGTATATCGGCTTCCCACTGCGAGTGTGACCTATGATATGCCCATGCCTAGATCCCTCTCCGGCTTTGATTAAATTCATGTTGTCGTCTCCTTGTGATTTCATTGATAGTCTTGATGCACTTGAACGCTTTTGTGGATCATTCTTTCTGTCCATTCTATCGAAGTCTCTTTGGTCTGGAGACTTAGCACTTGGCTCGTACTTCTGCCTATGACGTGCCTTTTGATCTTCATGAAACCTAGCTTCTTTTGTTATCTTTTCCATATTTGAGAAATGCTTCTTAGATGAAGTCCCATCAGAATTTCTTTGAGCATGATACTCATCCCGAAGCTTCTCTCCCTTTGCACCATGAGCATGGATTGCGTCCAAGTGATCTTCTTTGGAGAACGTCTTATGAGCTGCATTATTGGCGTTTTTATAGATAGGCTTGCCACTACTTGTGTGACCGATGACTTGGCCACCTCTTGTGCCTTCGCCTTCGCCCTTGATCAAATCGTCGAATATGCCATTCAGATCCTTAGCCATTACTCGCTCCTTGATTGTTTTCTTTGGCAGCTTTTGGCTGAGGCCGGCCTTCCTTGGACCCCTTGTCTTCTTTAGATCTGGACGCCTGAATGCCTGTAACCTGAGCACCCTTTAACTTTTGAGATATTGCACCCTGAACTTTGTCAATCGCATCATGATGGCCCTTGGCCTGGATGTTCGGAAAGACGTGCTCATACCGCTTTCCATTGTGAATAAACGATACTGTGACATCGTGCTTTGGAGTGTAGTTCTGCGAAAGCTTACTCTCCAAATCCTTCAAAGCATCTTCTGGCTTGATCTTGCCATCTTCTTTAGCCTCGTTCTTATCGAAATGCTGTGAGACCTCATCTGGCATTTTACCATCGTAAAGCTTTGACATAGCATCTTTGACCTTGCCCATGATCTCTTTCGTCATCTCTTGCTTAACCCTCTCCTGAGTCTGCTGCTCGGATTGTTTACGCTTGATCATTTCTTCAAGAGCTGTGACCTGCGTTCCATGTCTTTCAATCTCTTGATTGGCCTGCTGGCGATACTCTGGCTTCGAATGGTTAAGCCAAGTGGACATACGCTCCGAAGGATCGCCCACAGGTGCCCATTGCCCTTCTCCCATCTTCTTATATTTATGACCGTCTCGGTATGTATGGACTGTTCCAACAGGCACCGCACCCGCCTTAAAGAGATCGTTACTGAGAGACCTGGAAAACGTCTCAAGACGATCTCTAGCCTGAGAAACGGGAATGTAGTTTTGATAAAACTGTCTGGTAGTATTGTAATCGTCAGACGACTTGCCCTGGCTCTCCCAGTATTCCACGCTATGCGGCAAAAATGAGCCATCTTGCATCTGCCTATACGGGTTATAGTATGGCTGCTCTTCGGTCATCATAACAGGATTGAACGGATCATGGCTCAACCCCTTGATGATCGAATCCTCGTACTTTTGAACTTTGCCCTTTTTGGCGAATGCTTTTTCAATGCAATCGTCAAGCAAGGAAGCCACTTCTTCTAAATCAGAAAACATCGTCGTCCTCATCAAAGTTCTCCGTTACTGCCAGTATCGGAACACGGTCCACAATCACTAGATCAGCGTCACAAGTATCGCATTTAAATTGAGACACATAGCTACCAACATGGCTTACTCCAGAACACGCCGGACATTCATAAGCTACTAATTTGAAATCAAGATTTAACTCATCACTGAGATAACCATAAACTACCTTCTTGATTTTTGCGAGAAGTTGTGATGCACGCGATTCACTGAAACTAAATTTCTGAGAGATCTCTCTTAGATTCATCCCCAAAAGCCGAGATTGAAGTATGCTCTTTTCTCGGTCATCTAGCGGAACTCGGTCTATAAACCGATCAAAGTCAATCTGCGAATCCATGGACTTTTGCCAACGTGAGCCGTCGCTGATCTCAGTATAATCAAATTCAACCTGGATCGGCTTTTTATTCTTACAACGCTCATCGCCAATCATCTTCCTGACCTCATCGAGCACTGCACCCTTAATCCTGTACTCCGCATAAGTCTTGAACTTCACGCCACGATTGGGATCAAACCTTTTAATACACTGGCAGTATCCAAGCATCCCAGCCGATATAAGCTGCGAAGTATCGAGCCTTGTGAGGTTCTTCTCTCGCAGCGTTCGCATGACTACAATTCTTATCCATTTGAGGATTTCCTGATTCATTCTGCCTTCACGTTCCTGCCGCGACCAGAACAACTTCGGCAGCAGTGCCAGTGATTGTGACTGATAAAGACGTAAAATCCACCCATGCCTTGAACACCTTGTTCGCTGCAATCGAGATCGTTTGACCTTGAATCGTCAACACAACCTTTGCCTTCGGCTTGACGACTATAAGTTTGCCAACTGTGATATTGCCAAGATCAATCACATTCACCCCAACAGGCAGTGATTGATGCAACGACACTGATTTCGTGAGAGCCGTGACATCTGTGTCCTCAAACTCTTCGCCAAAGCGAACTAGCTTTGGATCAGTTGACGAGTCTTCGCTGAGAGTTATCTGGCTTTTCTCGTAAAATCTCATTTTTATCCTCCAATATTTTTACATCTTTTGCTTGCGGCTTAACTGTTCCATTGCTTCGGTCAGAATAGAAGACTTCAAATTCAACAACGTCATTCTCTTCTAAGACTCGGAATTCGCCCTCTTGAGCTACTATCTTAGAATAATGAACGAACACATCGAGTTTACCCGCTTGGATGAACCCAAAGCCCTTTTTAATGTCAAACCAAATCACACGTCCAATCATACAACGACTTCCACCTGTTTACGATCCACTACAAACTCTCCAAATCCGACATGAACTCAGAGTCACACTCAACCTCTTTAACCCTCTTTCCCACAAACCCTTCTCGCACAGACTGTGCAGACTCAAACGCCACTCTAAGCCGCTCTGCACTTGCCCATTCAGTAAAGCAACGCACCAACGCCTCTACCTGACCGGAGTTCAGAGATCTCTTCACTGAAATCTCCAACTTCTCGTCGAGGTGTTGGAATATCTTTCTTTTCAGATCCTCCATCGCGAGTCCTCTTTGAGTGATATGTACGTGTGAACGTCCTCCTCTTCACACCAAGACGCTCTTGAGCAATTGCTGCAAACTTTGGATTGAGTTCAATGCCGATGTATTTTCGTCCTAACTCTTCGGCAACAAGCCCCGTAGTACCGGAACCGAAAAACGGATCTAAAACCGTTCCACCTTTTGGGCAACCCGCAAGAATGCAGGGTTCGATAAGCTTCTTGGGGAATGTTGCGAAGTGTGCTCCCTTGAAAGAGCCAGTAGTCACCGTCCACACCGATCTTTTGTTTCTTCCGTCCCTTGAACGGGTAAACCCACCGGAGTTTGATTGATCATTGCCACGAGCCACACAGTAGGCCGTTGCACCCCTCGCTTTTGTGATGCCACCACGCTCTTCACTAAACGGCTCAAGGATGGCGTCAGAGTCGTAGTAGTAGTCGTCCGTCTTAGTCAGAAGGAAAATGTATTCGTGAGATTTGGTCGGTCGGTCTCGCACACTTTCTGGCATTGGATTTGGCTTGTGCCATATGATGTCTGATCTCAGATACCAACCGTCCTGTTGCAAAGCTAGAGCGACACGCCAGGGTATCCCAATGAGGTCTTTTTGCTTGAGCGTCGAATGAGAGCGTTGAGTGTTCCGCTGATTCGTGTTCAAGTTGGAAAGCTGCTTGGAGGTCGCATCCATCTTGCCACCCCAATAACTATCACCCAGATTCAACCAAAGAGTGCCATTAGGTCTTAAGACTCTTCGGACGTGCCTAAAGAGTGCTTTCATTTTAATTACGAACTCTTCTGGAGTCTGCTCCAACCCAATTTGCTCACCCATGCCATAATCTCTAAGCCCGTAGTACGGAGGAGACGTGACAACGCAATCCACTGAATTAGATGAAAGCGTTTTAAGATGATCAAAAGCATTGCCAATTAAAATCACTACTCCCCCACAAAGCTGAAGCTGAAGGAGTGACTGTTCGCACACTCGTTTGCCATCCAAAGACTCATCACCATATCGTCGTGAGCACCCAAGCCTTGAAGCTTGCCATCGTGCCATGTGAAACACTTCAGCTCGCTAATAAGCTTATCTGTGATTAAGCGATCAGCCTCAGTTTTCCTGCCAATAACAAACTTCCTGTTCTCGAATAGAATCTGAAGCGAAGGAACACCCCGATCCAAAGCATTCTTGTTGTGTGCGGTTGTAGTAAACCC